CTGCCAATTCGACTTTTTCGGATTCAGGGGTCAACGTTTGTATTTCGGCCGTCTTGGTTTTTTGGAGATCTGCCAATTCAACCTTTTCGGATTCGGGAGTCAACGTTTGTATTTCGGCCGTCTTGGTTTTTTGGAGATCTGCTAGTTCGACTTTTTGGGATTCAGGTGTCAATGTCTCGATTTCAGCCGTCTTGGTTTTTTGGAGATCTGCTAGTTCGACTTTTTGGGATTCAGGTGTCAATGTTTGTATTTCAGCCGTCTTGGTTTTTTGGAGATCTGCCAACTCGACTTTTTCGGATTCGGGAGTCAACGTTTGTATTTCAGCCGTCTTGGTTTTTTGTGAATCTTCACCCAAAACTTCTTCAGAACCCTCTTCCTCCGAACCTTCTTCAGAACCCTCTTCCTCCGAACCTTCTTCAGAACCCTCTTCCTCGTCTTCCTCCTCCTCCTTGCCTTGGTCCATGGAAATGGGTGGCGGAATTTCAACCTCTTCTTCCTCTTCTTCTTCCACAGTACTCGACCCAATAGGTACAATATTTGTTCCGACAGACTCTGATCCACGTTTTCTTTCAATATAATCATCAAATGCCTCATTGGGATAAACCATATTTAATGCCTCCAAAGGCAATTGCAATTTTGTATATCCAAACGAATCCAATTCCGGTTTTGCATTTGGATCTGCCGTTGTAGCAATAAGCGGTTTTCGTGTTTGCAATTTTTCTACAATGTATTGATAAACATATTCTTGGTAAGAACCCGCATCTGTAAGATAAACGGGTATAAATTTCAATGGTTCCAAGACTGGCGTTTTGTTCAATTGAACAGTCGGATAAGGCATTCCGCCCTGTTCTGAAAAAGAATGTTCCGGCGCAAAATCTACCGGATAAATGCGATAAGGAAAGGTATATGGATTTTCACCACGGATATAGGATACATAACCCGTCATTTTTCGTCTCAATAAATCGCGACCACTTTCGCCATCGGCCGTCGCTGCTTCTTTGAATTCGCCATTGGAATCAAAAATTTCATCCGTCGAAATAGTGCCGCGTTTATCATTCAAATTCATCAAGTTCGTCAGCCAAATGATCTCGCTATACGAATTATAAAGAGGCGTTGCTGACAAGAGCAACAAACGCATATTATCCGAATATTTCGCTATTTTCATCAAACTCTGTGCTGTGCGTTTTTTCGTCGTATTTTCGCCAGTGATGCGTATATTGTGAACCTCGTCAATAATAATCAAACGATTATTGAAAAACTTTTGTATATTTCGTATCTCCATTTTCTTTCGCTCGGCCTCGCTATATCCACTGTCTGCGGATACCATTGTCTTTTTGGCAATATAATTGGCCAATCCAATGTGTCCCATAAACAAATAGTTTTGATTTATCAGCGTGCTAATTTGCGAAATCACCTTTTCACGCGTCAACCCTTTTAATTGGGTCGGATTGACCTCTTTGATCAACGTATTTCCTATACACGACTCAATGTTCCACATTCCGTTTTCCTGCGTCAAACGGCGCTCGTCAAACAGCTGCAATTTAAAATTGGCCTGGACGTTGGGCGATGCGGCAACAATAATACGCTGTTTTATGTTTGTCTGTTTCATATAGTTTCGCATTTCTTCTGCTACACCAATGGCGCCGCACGTTTTGCCGGTTCCAAGACCATGGTATAGGAGCAAACTATTGTAAGGGGTTTGAAAAGAGAGAAAATTTTTGACAAAGAGCTGGTGTGGCAAGAGCTCGTATTTCGCCGCGCACAATATATCGGCACGTTCTTGGACGTTGCGCACTGTCCCGTCAAACATGGTGTCGCGAAATTCTTTTCTACTCGCAATCTTTGCAGAAAAGGCGGCATCATCCAAGGTGGGGTATAAATCATCATAGGTTTTGTCCGTTTTACTGATTTCATACTCTTGTTTTTCCTTTTCGCGGATGGCGTCGTTGGTTTCTTCCACTGGTGGCAAAAGGACTGGCGCTTGCGCTGCTTGCACTGCCTCTGTCTCTTTTGGCAATGCATCACCCGGTTTCAAGATTACACGTCGTGTCCCAGTCGTACCAACGCTCGCTCTACGTTTTCTCGTTTTCTCAATCGTCTTTGCAAAATCTGCTGACATAGATCAAAACTATATGATTCTGATATATATCTATATTTTAGCTACCAAAAACAGCGGCAAATCATATGACGCACAATTGATATTGCGTCAAACATGTGTGTATTTTAGTCAACATTCGCTTTTTCTCTAAATTGTACGATCGAATACAGTCCATGCATTCGTCGTAGGTTTTCCATTCCATTTTGCTCACCTCCGTCTTCTGAAAGTGGGGATATTGTTCTTCGGAACACGCTGGTTTTAAACACATCAAATAATACTTGTGTTTATACGATTTATAATTGGATCCCATAAAGATTTCTTCAAACGGCAAAATGTTGTCAATATGATGCAAATGTTCGAGCGACATGCCCGTTTCTTCGAAGAACTCGCGTCGGGCGCAATCAAAATCCGTCTCGTGATAATTACGCCGTCCCTTGGGAAATCCCCACTCGGGTTCTTCCCACGTATTTTCGCAATTGCTTTCCTCTAAAAGTGTATGAAGCGAATATAATAATCGTTTCGAGATTCCGGGCGGGGGTTCGATAATATGACCGTTTTTCAATCTACATAGCGCATGTTTCGATGAATGGCTATATACACCTGCATACAATGTCAAATATTTCTCTTTAGACACAATCTCTTCGGAACGATATTGAGACGACAATGCATTGTTTCCCCACACTCTTCGCCATAGGGTTTCGAAACTCTCGGTTCTCAGCCACTCTTTTTCTTGACGCGTCATTTGTTTCAACATGTTCAAAATATAGGGCCGATTCGATACCGAATATTTACCACGCATGAAATCGATATATCCTAAAGTATCGCGTCGGCGTATCATTAAATATTGGTATGTACCGTCTACTATTCTAAAGGCAATGATGCCAATGCTTGTAATAGGGCCTTTGCATTGATGAAATGTGTGACCCGGTTTTCCGCAATTGTTGCAATAGATCATCTCAGCATGTTGCTGAGAGGCTACATGAAAATTTGAAACAGTATGCGAATGTTTATTTATTTTTATAGAGGACGATGGTGATGGTTTTGCAGAAGAAAACGCCGACATTTCTATTGAATATAGTCGCAGCTTTCTATATAGTTTACACGAGCGAATGAAATACGATCCCGCTGTGTGGGGACCCCATTATTGGTTTTTTCTACACACCATTGCGCATGCATACCCCGAAACGCCGAATGCAGTAACAAAACGTAAGTATTACGATTTGATACAAAACATGCCGATTTTCATTCCCGATCCTGATGCAAGTGATCGGTTTGCTGCCATGTTGGATCGATATCCAGTCACGCCTTATTTAGACAACCGCGATTCCTTTATGCGATGGGTTCATTTTATTCACAATAAATTCAATGTCTTGTTAGGCCGCGAAGAAATGTCGATGTTTGCTGCGAGAGAGGCCTATTTGGCTGAATATAAACTGCGGCCGGTGTATATATCGGAAAAAACGGGGCTGAGAAAACATGTGATTGTTGCGGGGTTTGTCGTGGCATGTGGCGTGTTTATTTATCTTTATTGGCCGCGCGAAACATAAGTGCTTGGTTAGTTTCTTCTTTTCCTGCGAGACAATCTTTTATTTTTTTTCGATGTATAACGCCGTCTCGATTTACCAGCTTTTTGTCCCTCTAATGTTTTATTTGCTTCAATTAGATCTCTAGCTTCATTTAGTTCTCTAGTAAAACGGGCTTTTTGTTCAACTAATCTAGATAATGCCGAAACTTTTGCTTCATATTCGGCACTACCACGGGCTTTTTGTTCAACTAATCTAGATAGTTCTTCAGTAAATTTTTCTATTTGTGCTTCAATTGTTGATATTTCTGTTGGTAGGACAGATATTTTAAGGTTTGCATTTTTTATTTTTATTTGGTAATATCTATTGTTTCTTAAATCTTCACCTTCTTCTGACAAAGACCTTTCTCTTTGAATGTGTCTACCTCTCTCTTCTCTATCTGCATAGAAAGAAGATGCGGATCTATCTCTACGGGAAGACGCCGGTGCGGATGCGTATGCGTATGCGGATGAGGATGCAGATGCGGATGATGTTGATCTCTCACTCGATCTTGATCTCTCTCTCGATCTTGATCTATCACTACGGGAATACTCAGGTGCGGACGCGGATGTCCTTCTCTCCGGTTCTCTCCCCCTATCTCTTTTGTCGCCTTCAGGCATATTTAAAGAAATTCACTATTAATAATAATTACCTTATACTATTTCTAGAGAATATATAGCCAACTATAAATAAAAATCAAACGCAACTATAAATAAACATGCGCATTGAAATCATTCTTTTTCTCATTGCTGCTGCGATTATTCTAAATATTTATACCGAGGGAAAGTTGCTAAAAAAGGCCCTCTCCTTCAAAAAATATTACCAAATGATCGGTGTCGCTCTCGGCGCATTTGCCCTCTATTGGCTTATCAAGAAAAACCCGCTTCGTGCTAAAGAAATGTTGGCGACATCGAATGATTATATCAAATATTTACCAGTGGATCGCAATACATCCGATATATTATCTCCCATTCTCGATTTTACCTCAAAACATGCGTTTTCCGGTGGAAATAGTTCAATGAATTATCCAGTTCACCCTATGAACAATATGATGATGGATCCTGTAACCGGTACTGGCGGTGGCGCTGGTGCTGGCGGCACATCTGATTCCTCCGATCCTTACACCCGCCGTCTCATGAACTCCGGAAAAAAACCGACGAAACGTTCCGTCAGTGAAACCAAGAAGAAATTCGTCGCCGCTAGACAAAACTGGAAATGCGGGGATTGTGGCGAACAGCTTTCAGCCTGGTTCGAGGTCGACCATAAAATCCGGCTAGAATATGGCGGCAGTAATCATATAGATAATTTAGTGGCCTTGTGTCGCGAATGCCACGGGAAAAAGACGACCATTGAGAACTTGTAATATAGGCCAATAACGCAGTCAAAATATATATGATGATATAATAAAAATGGAGAATAATGGAACCACAGGTGTAATAGGTTCAATTTTAAAACGTATGCAAAAACCTCTCGGTATTGTCGGACTTATTGTCTATATTTCCGTTATTATGTATTATGCATCCGCCGACCCCGAAGCCTTGCAAGGCAAAGCCTACCTGTATTTGTTCTTGCTCGTTATACCAAGCATTATCGGTTCAGCGATCATCATCACTGCTGGCAATTCTGAAATATCATACATGAGTTTCGGTCTTGTTGCAGCCGCAATTCTCATCTTCATTGGCATCTCGTATGGATATACCCACTTATCGGGCATCTATTTGTCAGCCGCCACCTATTTAGTCAATATTATCACGATATTGATTGTCATTGTCGGTTTAGCCATCTTATTTTTCACGACCATTAACAATTTAGAAAAACAAGAGGGATGGACGGGGTTTGTCATTCAATTTATCTTCTATATTCCCTGTCTGTTTGCCGATTTTATCCAATTTATGCTGGCGCAGTATAAACTAACTCCCAATATTGTCTTTGTACTTTTCATTATAGAAATCATTCTTATTTTCCTGTATTTTTATTTGCCCACCGTCATGGCAAAAACATTTGTGCAAAACGGGTTACTCTTGGTAGATACGCCCATGTTTCTCGATAGCAAGTCAACCGTTGCAACGGCCAGCCAAATCGCCATCCCGTCAAACACCAATACGATCGTGGATTATTCATCAATGAATTCGTCGTTTAGAGTAAATTATGCCATTTCAATGTGGATATTTGTCAATCCGCAAGCGGCATCTTCAGCTGCCTATTCAAAAGATACAGAAATCATGAAATATGGTATCAATAGTTTTGTAAAACCAAGTATTTTTTACAATGGAACAACTAATTTATATACATTTTATTTCGTACAATATCCCGACACCACACCTTATGACGTGAAAAATCCTAACATGCGATATAAAGTATCTATGCCAATGCAAAGATGGAATCAAGTGGTCTTCAATTATACGCGCGGAGGCGTAGATCTCTTTATCAACGGGAATTTAGAAAGATCGTTCCCATTTAGCGGCGTGGAAAGAGTACCCACCTATACGATTCAAGACATGATTACGGTGGGGTCCAATAAAAATGGTCTAGATGCTGCCATCTGCAACATGGTCTATCACAACGTCCCTCTCACCAAGACACAGATTGCTAATTCCTATAGTATTTTGCGATTCAACAATCCGCCAACATTGTCGATCCATCGATAATTTCATAGACAAAATGTATATGGATAATATACATAGGATAGTTGTCGAATCATAAACATGAACTACACCACTGTCATTTTATTTGTCGTCATCATCATTCTTCTTTATATCCTCTATAAATATTTCACTACAAGCGTTTCTACATTGTCGACGAGTGCTAGTTTAAAAGTATCCAATCCGAAAATTACCAAACTAACCAATCCGACAGCAACGCGATACGCATATGGTATATGGGTCTTTGTCAATACGTGGGATACTAGTAATACAAAATCGATTTTTTCTCGCGCCGATAACATAAATGTCTATTTGGATACAAACACGCCAACGTTGCATTGTGGTATGACATTGTTAAATGGAACAGTACAAGACATTATCATTACAAGCAATTTTCCTATACAAAAATGGACATATATCACTGTAAATGTCGATGGCCAATTTGTGGATTGCTATTTAGATGGAAAATTAGTAATTTCTACCAAACTAGCCAGTGTTGCAAAGACACCGGGGGATAGTGGAGAGACTGGTGCACCAGTTGTTCTTGGAAATACAGGTGGAGGTTTTGACGCGTTTGTTGCCGGTTTCCAAAATTGGGCTACTCCCGTTGGACCTCAGGAGGTGTGGAATGCTTACATGGCCGGCAGTCAGTCAGGGTATTCCTTGAGCAAGTTGTTTGGCTCCTACAATGTCGATATTTCCTTGTTGAAAAACAATGTTCAACAAACCAAGTTTTCGATTTTCTAAGGTGGTAAAAAATTGAATTGATTTTGGTCCGAGAAATCATTGTATAAAAGCCTCTCCTCTCCATTATCTTTTCCTTAACAAACATGAACGGATTCTTCTTTGTCGTCATTATCCTTATGATAACATTTCATGTCGTGAGATCAAATCATGTATATCATTGCAGTAGCAGGAATAGGAGATATAGTTCTTCCCCACACGACTACCGCACGATCTTGCAAGATCGAAATCTTGCAAGGATACGCAGCAGTGATTCATTGAATATATTAGGCTCCGATCATTATGGTTATGACGGAGCATACAATCGAGACATGTGTCGCTATATGGATACACATGTCTATATCAAAGGGGCAAACAGGAATCTACCCGTATCAGAATCGGTCAAGCGGGGATTCATAGAGGAATACTTTGTGAGAATCTACACTCCCGTGAACTTTCCGCTCACGTATCGCAAAGAGGGTGTCTACATTGATGGGAATAATACCAATTTTGATAAAGTGTTGTCGCGATATTATTTCAAACATTGTGCGAAACCGAATTTTAGTCCAGTGGGCGTATTCATCTTCTGCATCTTCTTCATTATCTTCTTTATAGGACCGGCTATTCTATTTAGCGTTTGTCATCGATAAAGTATTGTGATTATATTGTTATCTGTGTAAAATCGCCTCGCTTCGCTTATCTATTTCTACAAACTCGAGTACATTTTTTGCTATACGAGCCTTGTTCTCTGCAATCGACTTTCCGTTACCCGCGCCCAAAACACTATTCATGATGAGCAAACTATGCTCTTTTTTCTCTTCTGATTGCAAGTAATCCGGATTCTCGCGATGCCAAAAACTACACTGTTGTGACACTTTGTGTGCCACATGTGTGACTAATTTGTGCAAGAGGGGATGTTCCGACGTTTCCTTTTGCCATTCGTTGTTTTCGCGGACATAGACCGTCTCGCGTTTGATATCGGAACAATGAATCGGTCGTTTATAGATGCCCAATTCATTGAACTTGTCTGCAATGATCTGATAGTTGCCCATGATGAACCCTTTTTCCACCACTGTTTGTAAATCATCCAATGTTAGGTGGAGAGATTGGATAAAGTCACTTATATTGACGGCATCTTTGCATTTATCATTTAAGAAAATGTTGAGATTGAAATGATTATTGTTGTTATTGTTGTTGGTCGTAAAATTATTGGGCTGAATATTCGAGACAAACTCAGTCAACTGTTCTTTGACATCGGTTTTGACATCGGTTTTGAACTGGATGACCTGATCGGACAATTCGGCATTCTTTCTCAAGACGTGTTTCAAGAGGGCGATGATTTGGGCATTGAGACCGGGTTCGCCGTCGTATTCGATAAACTCTCCTTCGTACTGGTGTGTATTCGTATTGGGCTCGTCGGTCGTTTCGACAAACGAGTTTGTATATTCTTGGGGGGTGTTTTCGTTTGTATAAACGTCTTCATCGTATAAAGTTGTTGGTTGACCTGTGATTACATGATAATTCGAGGTGGTTTGCTTGCGTTGTTGACTTTGTTCTTTGCATTTCTTTTCGTGATACCAATGACTACTTCTTGCAACATAAGATTTATTACATATCTTGCAGACAAACAGTGAGGAATTTTTTAGATTTTCGAGAGTTATGGTCTCGACGACTTTTTCATTCGATGCTATTCTATTTTGATGTTTACGTGTAGAAAGGTGTTTGGATAAATCTGTATTTCGTCTGCATATATAGTGACATAATGTACATTTAAAAAATTTGTCGTTTTTGAACGACTTTTTCATTCTATACATATAGAATAGAAAAGTCGTCTAAATCTTTGCCGAATCAAAAATCCGAAAATTTATGCAGTCAAGTTAAAATCATAATTTTGGTAATTAGCCCGTATACGAGTGAACACGATTTTTTCGCAAAATTCTCCGTAGCTTTTTTGGATTTTGGACATTTATAAATGTCCAATTTTGAAAATTGCGGCCTACTTTTGTTGGAAAAAATCAAAAGGGTACAAATGAACGACTTTTTCCATTCTATCGTTCGTTGATTTGTCGTTCGCGTCGAGTGCAATAATTTACACTATTCTCGAACATGTATTACCATATATGGTGCGAAACTATCATAACCAATGAATATAGAATTTTACGACTTTTTCATTCGAAAAATATAGAATGGAAAAAGTCGTCGTGTTTTCTTTGAAAAAAGTATGCAGTCAAGTTAAAATGATAATTTTGGTAGTTTGCTCGTATACGAGTGGACTCGATTTTTTCGCAAAATTCTCTGTAGCTTTTTTTGGTTTTTGGACATTTATAAATGTCCAAATTTGAAAATTGCGTCCTACTTTTGTTGGAAAAATCAAAAGGGTACACCCACCACAGACAAAAGGGCGCTATTTAGCTAGTATATGGTAACGAACCGACATACATATATCATCATTACTGACTCGATCATGCAGTACTGCGCTTTTTCGGCGACTTTTCGGTTCAATCGCGGTTCAAAAAAGCGTCACCGAGTGCAAAAATATGCGTCAAAAATCATATATACAATGCATATATGATGTGTCATGTAACGGTGCGTAAAACTGGCGACTTTTCGGCGATTTTTCCGTTCAATCAGATTGAACCAAAAAAGTCGCCGAAAAAACGCGGATGAAAAAGTATGCAGTCAAGTTAAAATCATAATTTTGGTAGTTTGCTCGTATACGAGTGGACTCGATTTTTTTACAAAATTCTCCGTAGCTTTTTTGGATTTTGGACATTTATAAATGTCCAAATTTGAAAATTGCGTCCTACTTTTGTTGGAAAAAATCAAAAGGGTACTATCGACCACAGACAGAAAGGTACTTTGTAAATGTGTTTGGAAATGAAATCCAATATATAAAGAATTTCATTTACTTAGAAAATAGCTAACATGATAGCTGGTTAAATACAAACTTGAAACTTGGCATACATTTAAAATAGTATATTATTTTCTACGTTTATATGTTTTTTTTCGGGAAATCTTATATTTTCTTTTTGATTTTTTTGCACGTTTAGATTTACTATTTTTGTATCTTGATGATCGTTTATTGCCTCCATAAGAAACAACCCTTGTCATTTTAATATTTGTATCAATAGTGAATTTTTTACCATCGTACACTTCCCAATAATCACTTTTTGATGATGGAGTTGGTGAATTTGTTTTCCAACGCGCTATAATACTCTCATTATCTATACTCAAGTAAGCATTTGGTATTTCATGTTCTTTACATACTACCCAGTATGGGTGGATAAAACAAAGCCATTTTCTATTTTCTTCACAATAATATGTGTCCGAATTCTGATCAAAGTTTATATTATCACCAAAATCGTCTTTTATATCTACTGTTGGTTCTAATAGTTTTTTTTCATAATCGCCATTTATTTCAGATTGTTTTCCAGTTGCGCCTTCAATACTATAACGAACAACTTGACTCTTAGTTACTTCATGACCATCTATATCATCTGTATCTACCGCGGCATATTCTTCGCCATCATCTAGTGTAACCTTTGTTCCCTCAGCACTCATTATTTAGTTATATCATATGATTATATAATTTTTATTCTAAATATTTTATAAAAATTGAGCATTGCATAATTTACACCAATGAAGATTTAAATCCGCCCACACAATGGACATTTTAATTCATTTATCGGTAACGTTGTTTTTGAACACTATCTGCACAAAGTGCGGATTACAAACTTCAAAGGTGTAAAATAACAAACTATGGTTAACAAAAATCACTATTTTGTTCCAAACAACCATCAATTGCGCATTTCAAGTCTGCAATACGCCTCTTCCACCAATTCCACGCACCCACTTGTTTCTCATGCAATTCATCCGGATTTTTTAACAATCGCCTACATTCAATGATAGCATCATCCCATGTTTCCACCAATATAAATGGATGATTTTTCTCGTAAAAGAAACACACATCCAGCTCCGCCCTGGGTCCGGCAATGACAGGCAATGCTCCTGATATAATAGCCTCGTATATACGAAAACAATTATGACTATGGTTTCCCTTGCCAACAGGAACAAAGACACTTTCTTTGTAAATTTCGTACATTTCCGGTTTGTCTACTCCGGATCGAAATACATACTCTCCCAATTCGGAACTAGTAAATCGATCGCGCATAATCTCCCGATCATTTCCGCACAACCATCCAACATTCCCGATAAACGACCACACATATTTCCGATCCATGCTTTTCTTTGGAAAAGAAAGAGTATGAAATGCTCCGCGAATCATATTGTTTGTGTATCCAAGAGGCGCGCATGCTACATTGGTATATTGAGACAAATTATGATGAGCATGATGATAATGACGTATCAACAATTTTGTATGCCTAGATATATCATTATAATGTGTATCTTGTCCCCATTCATCCGATAACATAATAGTAATCATGGGTTTCATTTTCTGAACAAGCCAATTTATTTTTATACTATCAATCCAATTTGTAGAAAATACAATCGCGCATGTTTCAGGAGAGATTTCATGTTTATCCCAATATTCTTGGAAAGAATCTGTGCCATGATCAAAATACCACGTTGCTTCGGGATGCGTAATATTATAAAAACGACTCTTTGGAAACAACTCGTATCGAATAAAATCATTCTCCCAACCAATATCAGAGGACAAATAAATAACCGGTATAGTATGATTATCCATATATAAATAATTGTGTATATATTACAATCTTTATGTCTCTATGATTGGAAATAAATGATTTCTCATGAAATAGAATATCGCGGCGATATATAGAAGAAGACCTTGGATGAATTTTCAACAACCTATTGGAGAACAAATTCAAAAAATGGATATACAGGGAAAGATGGGAGAAACAGTAGATGCCGCCAAAGAAGCCGCTGCAGGTGCTTATGGAAATTTCTCAGAAACCGTTGCCAATACGAAAGAATCCGTAACCAATGCTCTAGACGAATTTTCCGGAAAATCTTTGGGTGAAGCAGGTCAAGATTTTTTGCAAACCAATACCATCATTGCAAAATTCGTATTTCTTATCTTGGTCGTGATTGGGTTTATGCTTCTATTGAATTTAGGCGTTTTGATCATGGGATATTTCACCTCTCCACCATCGAGTCCGTATGTCATTTCCGGACTCATCAATGGCAATAATAGTGCCCTGATTCCACAAGATCCCAAGAACAAAACATCCGTGCAAGTCAATCGCTCCAACAATCAGACGACAGGCTTAGAATTTACGTGGTCTGTTTGGCTACAAATCAACGATATTGCATATGGAAACGCCACGCGTTATCAACACATTTTCAACAAGGGGGATCAATCGTGGGATAGTTCAGGCGTAGCAAAAGTCAACAATGGTCCAGGATTGTATTTAGACTGTTGTAGCAATTCCCTTCACGTCGTGATGAGCACAGTAAAAACATCCAACCCCATGGAAACTGTAGATGTGAGCAATGTTCCGCTCAATAAATGGTTCAACTGTATGATTCGAATGGAAAATACCGTGATGGATGTTTATATCAATGGAACCGTCGCATCGAGACTTGTTATGAAAAATGTTCCCAAGCAAAATTACAACGATGTCTTGGTTTGTCAACAAGGAGGATTCTCGGGATCACTCGCCGATTTACGATATTTCGATCATGCCCTCTCTGTAATGGACATTAATAGTGTCATTGTAGCCGGTCCAAATACAAATTCGGCCGGTTTAGGATCAAGTTATACCTCTCTCGGATATTCTTACTATTTATCCAATTTGTGGTATGCTTCAAAAACATAATAAGTATTCTAACAATAGTACAAATAGAGGAATGGGGGATAACAATTGTAAAGGTATACTGGAAACTCGTCGGCGCCTCAATAATTTAAACATACCTCCATCGAGGTTTTCATTGGTATCACCCTACCCGCAATATACCGAAGATCAGTTGAATATGCGACGAAAAGCTGAAGTGTTACAATACAGAGGAAATCAACAAAATACAAAAACAAATAGTTTAACAAAGGCAGAACGATGGGCGCAGCTCGTAAATGGCAATTATCAAAGCCGATATATATCGCAACACGCAGTCGCTGCATTGACACCACAAAATAATTCATCATTGGTATGTCCATATGATGAAATTATTGCGACACCGACATCATCCAGTGATGTTCCTGGGCCAGTAGTTTATCTGCATCTTGATCCAGCAGTCCCTCTATATAATTACAGTTCAGGCAACATTCGATCCTATTCCGAATTCAATCAGACCAATGTTCAGCCATGGAATCTCTATGTACAGAATAATTTGGCAATTACGACAGATCAAACCAGTAGATTTGGAACTACTAACAATATCATTACAACCGACATTAGCAATACTGCATTTACCATTGCCATTCGAAATATTGATCAAACCTCTTATATCTTTTCAATCGTCATGCCATTGGCCATCTATATCGATGGATTCGGTTCTAACTATGCTACCAATACGTCGGCAAAAACAATGAGCGTTTCTATTACCAATGTTTTTCTTACAGTTTTTTACAATGGTTCACCCATTTCACCAAGAAGTGACTATGTTTATTCACCACCGACCAATCTCTCATCCATCGCGATTGATCCAACGTCCATCCCAAAAATGACACCCTTTAATGCACTTCAATTTATAGGAAACTTGACTATATCGAATATCAATTTATTAACACAACAAGGATACGTCTATGATTTTTCCTTGAAATTCACTCTTTCTATTACAAACACTTCGTTCAATACAATAAGCAGTGCGAGTGTTCTTTGTAATTATAGTGCATTGTCGAATGCTTCGCAACAAACCAATTGTATAATTACATCTACACCTTCCACTGATGTGATCCAGCCATTGGATTTTATGGGCGTGTAATAAAATAGGTAGGCATGTAAAAAATTGAAATGATGTTGTCTTTGTCAATCACAAGACAATATCGAACCGCAACAAAAATGTCTATTTTACCAAACGAAATTCAAGAGAAGACGTTGGCGAATGGAAAAACCTTCCGCATCTACCGCTATTTAGATAAGCGCATTGTCCATCGTCTTTGGGATGCTCAGATCCTCGAATGGAAGAGGGGGTATGGTGGCCCATGTTGTCAATATCTAAACGAGTATGCTCTCGTGTATGGTGATCGGTTGGATGCGTTCACTGGCCTGATTGACCCCGAAACCCATGAGTTTCAAGGATCCGTCCTGACTTTATGGCCAAGGTCTGTCGATGTGATCGAACTAGAAACGGATAAAGACAACTTTATCGATGTCTTGCACTATGCATCGGGACGCGTTGTTCATATTGACATGGAAGGCAAGGTCTTTGATTGGCCGACTGGATACGACGGGCCGTGTAGCGAGTATACAGACGTGAAAACCTACAATGATAGTCCAAGCAAAGACATCTTTACAGGTACGGTCGATCCAAAGACCCATTTGCGCCAAGGATTCGGAAAGCGCCGTTACTTTAATGATCCCGATGCGCCTCCTATGCCAAATGGTTGGCTCAATCGTAGACATGAAAATTTGAATTATATGTTTAGTGGTCACTTTGTAAATGGCGAAATGGCAGGTGAAGGAACCATGATATACATTAATAATTCAGCGCATAGAGGAACATTTGACAAGTATGGCATTCGAAAGATTCATCCAGTCGCATGTGAAACCATGTATGAAGGACAAGCTACCAAAGCCAACACCGTGAACATCCTCTCCTGTCCATCCATCATGCTTCCTGCATCCATTCGGTTTAATAATGATAGTGGCGCCGATATTTTGGAATACCACGATGGACGCGTTCTCACCTTTTCCGCCAAGGGCAAGCGAACATTCTCGAAAGCATCAAAGTATCAATAAAAGAATCAAAGAATCAAAGAATCAAAGAATCAAAAATAATAATGTTTAGGGAATATATAGAAAAGATCATGGAAAATGGACGAATGATGTTGTTGCACGCCGTAGTAATCGGCATTTTGTTATACATTTTTATGTTTTTTGTTCTTGGCCAAAGACAAACTATGGCTGAAAACAGAAGTATTCTATTGGCTGCGTTGGTACTAGTGTATATGATTCTATTTGGTCATGGGTTACCCAAGTCAATCAACAGAAATTTGTTTTAAGAGCTATCGCATTGTAAGCAGCTATTGTATATTATTAGAATAATTATAATAATATAGTGGTAATGACACGGTCAAACTAATAGGTAGGATTCGACTCGTACTGATGGTTTTGATTGGACATGTATGAATTTTGCGTAAATGTAGGGTTCAAACACATTTTTTGCGTGGGGTACACTTGACCGGACAAGCACTGGTCTTGTTCATCAACATCAATACATCCCCGTCTGCCTTGGTATTCACCGACCAAACACCAGCCACGTTTTCCTGCAGTAATAGGTTGTTGAATGGGATTACCATAATCATCTGCCTTGGGCGGATTGTTCGAAATGCGCGAACGATTGAGTGCAGCGTCTAAATTTTGTTTCAATGGACCGCCAATTGCTCCAGCTCCGGCTCCGCCAATCAGATTTCCAACGTCGTGAACAGTTCCATTGGCAATATCTAAACCAACCTTTGCGGTATTTGTTACAACATCTGCAGAACGGTTCAAGACACTTCCTACAGTGTATCCAAACAATCCCAAGATTTGTCCAACAATCGGACCAAAAATAGAAGTAATCGTTTGTACAGTATTTCCGGCAATCAATACAAGATTTATTCCTAAAAACGATAAAACGAGCAATACGACCAAGATTATAATAATGGCATTTTGATTGGTAAACATAGAAGGTCCCGATTCAGCACTGTTACTATTGCCAAAGCCCATGTTCATTTGCGGAAGTTTAGGGATAGTTGGACCGCCAGTATTTGTATTTTCTTGGTATGCATTCATATTTGAATTACGTCTTCTCTGTAATACGATATCGTAAGAAATTTATCTCGTCGTATTGAAATATCTGCGTATTTCGTTCAAGAATGAATAAAAATGTATAAAAGTATAACAATAACACTACAGTTTATTGCAATGAACATGTTTAACTTTATGGAAACGTTTTTCTTTATTAGTTTAGGAATCACCTTTATTTTGATCTTATTGTTGGTATATCACTTTAAACAGCGCATTTTGGCTGTTGAACAAAAGGGCGATACGTTGTTTGAGATTATCAATAATTTGATTATGGAAACGAGTACACTCAAGCAATATATTCGATCATTGCCCATGTTTTTCAATAGAGGAGGACCTGTTGAATCGCCGCAAAATACAGTGATTATGCATCAGCATCGTCCAGTCCAACCCGATCAGGACGAGGACGAAGACGATGAAGAGGAAGAGGATGAGGAAGACGATGAGGAAGACGAGGAATACGATGAGGATGAAGAGGACGTGGAGGAAGATGATGAGCCGAATCCAAAAATCGTTGTTTCTGACGACGAGTATGGATCCAATATTGAGATGGAGATTAACGAAATGAGCGAATTTTTAGCTACCATGAAAGACAACCAAGCACTAGAAGAAGAACAAGAAGAAATTGGCGCATTGAATCTCGACGAACTCGAATTGCAAGAGGATATGGTCGAAGAAGCCGAGACCAACGTTGAAATGGAAGATGTCGAAGAGATTGAAAACGTTGAAGAAACCGTATCTGAGATCAAATCAGAAAAACTACAAAATACTTCATCTGTGAACGAAGATGACACAACAAAGAAAACGGTGGATTTAGGAATAGTACCCGATTATCGCAAAATGTCGCTCTCCGAATTAAAAACCGCCGTCTTGGCAAAATCATTGGCCCAAGATGTCAGCAAAATGAAAAAGAATCAGCTATTGCAATTGTTGGGAATGTAATAGACCTACCCCCCCTCAGGAAGATTACACATATATCACCTTTAGCAGTTCGATCTTCATCGGCGTAAAAGCATACAATAAAATACCGGAATAGTATAACCTAACTATATACAGTAATAGATCGATATATAGAATGAGTATTCACAGTGTTTATCCCCTCCCCGACGTCTCGAGATACACATCTTCCAAAGGATACACTACCAACAATCAATACGAGGGCGTCCCCCCCATGATGAGCGATAGCCGCGCTCTCATTGCTTCTTGGCAACCACAATCCGAACTCAATGGACGTATTATCCAAGAAAACAACTTGAAATCCAACTGGCAATATCGCAAATATATGATGGACAATGCCGACGTTATTCGCGAGTACAATGCTCGTGAAGCCTATACGGATGTTGGATATTACGAGCCCTACCAAGATAACAATGGCCAAGCCGTGCCAACATCAACCAACAAGCCCTATATGTATACTTCATTTAGCGATAATTCCAAGCCTATTGGATATCAGACGAGCGATCTAAAGCAACTCTATTTATCACGTGAAGAATTGAACTCGCGCAAGTTTGTTGCCGCCATTTCTACGAACCAACAATAACATCTTTTTCCAAGAAAACCTAATAAATATACTCGTCTATCATCTAGTATATTTATAGTAAATCGAGCTATGCGTCTTCTCAGTTTTGATATCGGTATTAAAAACATGGCGGTTTGTTTGTTCCATATTGATGAATCTACCAAGACATTTGCAGTGGAAGACTGGCAAGTGTTGAATATATCGGAATCCGCCGAGTTTACACCGCTCCCAACAACATCATGTACCTGTCCAAAAACCAAGCCAAAGAAAAATAAGGCACCAAAGAAGAAGAAGAAGAATGATACAATTACCGAAATCTTGGAAAACATCACTCTTTGTAACCGTTCAGCAAAGTATGAAAGAGATGGAACGTATTTTTGCGAAGCCCATGCCAAAGCGAGCGAAGAATGGATCATCCCTACCAAAACCAATTCCGAATCTTCTTTGAAAAAGATGAAATTGGCTGAACTTAAATCATTGGCCGAGACATTGGATATAATAACAACCGACCATCTTGGTCTAGTTACCAAGAAGATGCTATTTGACGAGATTACGGCCTATTATGAAAACCGATTTTTCAATATTCTTGGAAAAGACGCGAAAAAAAATGCGGGAGAGATAGATTTAATTACCATCGGAAGAAATTTAAAGTCCCACTTGGACCTTTTTCTGCAAAATCGACCGGGTCCGATTACACACGTCATTATGGAGAATCAGATTTCAACCTTGGCGACGCGAATGAAGACGATTCAGGGAATGTTGGCTCAATATTTTATTATGATCGATACCGGTTCCGAAATAGACATTGAATGTATCTCATCTGCCAACAAACTCAAAGATTTTGAAAAGACAAACGATGCTTTTCCAAGAAATGACGGCGCCGTCTTGGAAAACGTATATAGGCAACACAAAATGGATGCCGTTGCTATTACCCACCGTCTCATTGAAAAAACGCCGAGTCTACTTTCTTGGAAAACGGCGGTGGAAGAAAGTAAGAAAAAGGACGATTTAGCCGATTGTTTTTTGCAGGGTCTTTGGTTTTTGAAACGCGAAAAAAAAATTACTTATGCGGATGATTTAGAGATAAAAATTGTATAAATAACATAACACAATTGTTGAACAAAGGTCGATATCATGGAAGTCATTGATATTGGTTTAAGCGATTTGGAGCCCGTCTCTATGAATTTTTCTGAAGGACCCAAACCCACGGTTAATTTTGGTCCGGGTATTGAATTGTTAATGAATGACCGAAAACGTAGTAATAGTGGCAGTGGTAATATGAACATTGATTTAGGCGAATTGGACAAACTCGAAAACGAGCTCAACGAGCTTTCGGGTGAAAGTAGTGCCAACAAATCGACAGATTCCACTACCAAAACATTTACCAATTTTGCGAGCAATTTGTTTAATTTTGGCGGCGCCAATAGCAATACCAAAAACGAGCATGTTTCTACCGATCCCATCATGGAAACCGACTCTAAATTGGGGTCGGCCACATTTGATAGCATGGGTACGACCAAGACGTGGGACGGATTCAGTAAAATGAATGATATTCCGGCATCGGCGTCGTCGGGTGCTAAAATGACGGATCGCGAGAAGCGCCGGAAAAAGCGCGCCATGATTAAGAAATTGGAGGAATGGTATGAAAAGGGTCATGTGAAGAACATTACACATTTCAATATGGATTCGGTGTATGAAGAGGTCGAGGATGAGTATGAGACGTGTTTAGAAGACAAGCGTAAGAAAGACAGTGTCAAGTTGCAGGGATGGTGGTTTATGACGGCCATCAATTCCATCGAATATGCCAATACAGTGTTTAACCCATTTGATTTGAATTTGGATGGATGGGGAGAGCAAATCAGCGAGGATATTGATAGTTATGAGGAGATTTTTACGGAACTCCACGAAAAATACAAGGGTGGAAAATTGTCGCCCGAGATCTCGCTTCTTCTCCGACTCGGTTTCAGTGCAGCCGTTGTGAATATTACCAACAAGGCACTTTCAACGGCGACGCCCGGATTTAACGATGTCATCAAACAAAGTCCCGAGTTGATGAAGATGTTTACGAATGCAACGGTACAGTCCATGGGACAACAAAGTCCTGGTATGGCCTTTATGAGCAATATGTTGAACCCCGATGAGAAAGTGAATACGTCGTTTGGTCCACCACCAGCACCGATGGAGACAAAAATGCAGCCACCACCTTCGCGACCATCGATGCAGTTTACCCAGGCACCTGGCAGTAGACCGGATATTTCGATGGGCCGAGGAACCATGTTCCGGGAGGGAGGTATTGATGTAACGTCGCAATATGAAAGTGTGCGGGCGCCGCCGCTGCCTCAGATGCAACAGCAATCGCATTCGCAGCAACAGCAACAGCAACAGCAACAACAAGAGCGATCTCAAAGACCTTTGGCACCACCGATGCCTCAGATGCAATCGCAATCGCAATCGCAGCAACAACAAAGACCCGAGATGAAGGGACCACAAAATTTGGACATTAATAATATCTTGTCCGGATTAAAAACAAGAGAAATTAATATTCACGAAAATACACAACCCACGATGCAACCGTCCACATTTCAACCGCCGGCACAAATGTATGCTCAGCAGCCTCAACAACAAGTTGACCCGATTCAAATGACCCTAGACGAGAACGATTCCATGATTAGTGTATCTTCTCTGAAAGATATGCAAAGTGGATCCATGCCCAAGCGTACCAACCGCCGCAAACCCAAATCTGAGAGAAACACTATTTCATTGGATATCTAAATCCGCTACGGCTTCTTAGTTATAGGGGCAAAACACTGGTATGGATCTCTACCCACAGTTTTATAATAAACACCGCGATTGAACCATCGCCCCAAAGCCGATACTTCATACCAGTGTTCAACATCAGTTTCGCAATTGTTGGGTCGACTCCCACGGACTTTCACGCCGCCGTACAGGTCCGACACTGCACTATACGGAGCCCAACTGGCGATACGACCAATATATTTTACGCGGGGTGTATTTATATTCAATATACAGATTTTTCCATTACAATCTGTATATTCCAGGATGCGATTCACTATTTCGATGGGAAGCCGACTGGGCAACTCATTCATAATGAAGACAGAAAGACTGGTGGACATGATAAATATCAATGGTCGATGTACAATATACTTTTACTATATTGCCAAGAATATCATTAAATTTTACTGCATGCATAACCAGTTACCGAAGAGGAACCGGATACCAAATTGCCATCTATTTTCGCAAATGACGCGCAGTAGGAACATTGAAAGTACTGGTAGGATTCCTTATCGGATGTTTTATAGCAAACGCCTCGAAAATACCAGCGCTCAGCAGAAAGTTCATACCAAAAATCAAGATCAGTAGTGCTATCCACTGGTATTATTTTTATACAATATTTTATGAAACCATACAAGATCGACACTTCGCTATAGGGTGTCCAACTGGCAATGCGACCAATATATTTTACGCGTGGCGTGTTTATATTGACTATACGGATTTTTGCATTACAATCTGAATATTCCAAGATGCGATTCACTATTTCGATGGGAAGCCGACACGGCAACGCCTTCATAATGGAGACGGAACGACTGGCGGACATGATAAAGATCTGATGTACAATATACTCTATACTCTATTATATCTATTACTATATTGACTATGCACATTAATCAATTTTACACCGATAGTTGCGCAAATAGGTGTGGTAGATTTATTTTACATTTATCATTATATTTTCGTATATTTACATTTTGACCAACGATACATGTATATAAATTTTTATCTTCCACATTTGTCAAATGTTCATAATTGATTTCGATTGTCCAATTATGACTGTTCGGTTCCGATTCCCATCCGAGTTCTTGATCTGTTTTGGTTCTCGCATTATGATTTATATATTCGGCAAAAGCGATGGCTTGACCATTATTTCTGCTAACAATAAACCATAAGACATCGCCTTTTTTCGCCATTTTTTCAAAACTTTTCGTGTTGGTAGTTTGTTTAACACCCCAAATATTAAACTTTGAACTATTTTTGAAGTTATTACCATTTCCAATCCGCAATAGCCAATGATTTTTTTGATCCATTTCTTTCACGATTAGCATCTCGTCCAACACGCCACTTTCAACATCTGCGATAGACTGTTTCATCTTCTCGATTTCTTCGGTTACCAAAGCAAGCCGGGTTTCAGCCACTGCGAGTTCCTTTTTCAACTTTTTTATTTGTAGAGCCTTTATTTGTGCGTCCAAATCTTCGTCTACCATAATAATATAAATATATATATGCTATCCTAGGTTTTATATTATTTTGCTTCATTACATGACTGCATGCATCATTTTCATATATTTCGCCTTTTGTTCCGTATAATCAACCACTGGTTCCGGGTACCGAACCGACTTGTATTTTTCCAAGTGACATGCGCTGGACCATCGATGTATATCGCGCGCGTCCACGTCGGCCAGTTCCAGCACCCACCGTTTCACATATACAGCATCTTTGTCATATTTGGCCGATTGGATCCATGGATTCATCACGCGAAACCAGGGCATAGAATACGCGCCCCCGCCCAAGATGGACGCCCAATTGCCGCGATTCGACGCCACATCATAATCGACCAATTGTTGCGCAAAGTAGCGTTCCCCCTCGCGCCAATCAATCAGCAACGTTTTCATGAGAAAACTGGCGACCACCATGCGCCCACGATTATGCATATATCCAGTCGTATTGAGCTGGCGCATACAGGCATCCACTAAAGGAAATCCCGTCTCGCCGCGTTTCCAATCTTCCAAAAACCCGCGACTGGCGGACCACGTGATCCGGTCATATTGACGATAATAGGATTGATGCAGTGTATCGGGAAACATGTAGAGCAAGTGTGCGAAAAAATCGCGCCAAATCAACTCGCGGATGACGCCATTGTTCGCCAAACCGTGATTCTTGGCAAATGCGAAAAAAGCCTCGCGAATCGAAATACACCCATATTTGAGATAGGCCGATAAAAGCGTCGTATCTTTTTCCATATGGTTTCGCGATTGGTCAAAATGTGCGGCCAATGTGCGAACGGCCACTTGGAGGCGTTTTTTGGCCCCCATTCGGCCGCCGTGCACCAAGAGATCCGGATTGGGTTTCTTGAAAAACATCGTCATATCGAGATGAAACGCACCAGCAACAGAACCACGTGGTTTTGCAAAATGAGACAGCATCGCGGGTGTCATTGTCGCGGGCTTCAATACAGGTCGCTTCAACATGTCCGTATAAAAAGACGTAAACTTGTGGTACATTTCGCCCGACCCATTGAGTACGCTCCCCGGTTCTTGCAAATAATAATCCGCGTAGGTGAAACATTTGATACCGGCTCGCTGACACAGTGCCATAATGGAGGCATCGCGTTTGCGCGCATAGGGTGTATAATCGCGATTAAAAAAGAGGGCTTCGATTTTCAGTTCATGAAAGAGTGCGACCAATAGTTTCACGGTATTTCCATATAGAAACACGAGTTGACCACCGCCGCGATGGGCGATATCTTGGGCCAATTCCTCTAAAGATTCAATCATAAATTGGATGGAATTTGTCGACCGAAAAGGATTCGCGCGGGTAACCTGTTCCGGTGTAAAGATAAATGCGGTGTATACTGAATTGTACTCGCGCAATGCATGGACCAAACCGACATTATCATCAATACGCAAATCGCGGTGAAATAAAAAAAGGGCGTTTTTATTGTGAGAGACTGAGGCAGACATCAAAATGGTTTATAGTAGTCGGCGAAAAAATAAATGCAAAAAGGACATAAATACTTTATGGGAATACTGTTTATACGATTTATTATGTTTACGATGTTACCCGTTCTAGAACAATTTCTATATCGTAGTACTTTCGATGGAGATGAAGAAGAGATTGATGACCTGGAAGAAGAGCAGGTATATGATGAGGACTGTGAGGATGATGAGGATTATGATTGCGACGATCCAAATGATGAGGATTATGAACCGAGTGAGCAAGAGGATGAGCAAGAAGAGGAGCAAGAAGAGGAGGAAGAAGAGGAGGAAGAAGAGGAGGAAGAAGAGGAGGAAGAAGAGGAGCAAGAAGAGGAGCAAAGTAGTAAGGAGAAAGATATCCCATCGATCTATCAAACAGCTGCCATCAATTTATTGATAAATTATCATTGGATTGTATCGAAATTCCAAGTATGGTGGATGCAAGTTTATAGAACAAACGCGTGGACAAACGTGTGGAAAAACGCGTGGACAAACGCGTGTACAAATACATTATACACGTTTTCAAAACATGTATACAATTCCGCCACCAATCTATTTACATTCTGCAAAACAGAACCCCCAGGCGTCGCATGGGTTTGTGAATCCAGTTTAGTCATCAACCAACGCACGGTTCGATTAGAACTCATCGAAAAATACTATGAAGATAAATACATTCAACAATTTGAAAACATATGCAATGGAATGCAAGATGCCGTAGACTATTTTTCATATATGCATTACCTTGTAAAGGAAAATTTCATCCTGTACAAGTTTGCAGAAGATGGATATATGTCGAGAACCTTTATCAAGGGTAATAATGCATCCATAAAGGATGATTTGGCTAGTGGACCAAGTTTAGCAAATGTACGTTTCTTGAGTATTCAATATAACCATCCATCGATGAAAGACCCGCTCTTTTTCAATATTCCCAGGGGCATGTACTATTGCGGGAATCATATTTTATCGGCGGCGCACGTATTCCGCCTTCTTCAATACCAATCTGCAGATTATGTCTTTGATACTCAATATACATTACATCTCATGGATCAGGATGTGAACGAGTCTCGACTGAAATCGCAGCAGTATATAGTTGTAGAAAAAGACCAATTCGCTGTCTGCACAGTTCAAGTGTAAAAATTTGTGGTTATAATAAAGGTATATAATATATGTAAATATACTATATAATGGAGGCTAATCAAAATAAGGATGTACTGTTAGAAAATAAGATGTCGGATGATAATGGGCCCATGGCACCTGCTGCCGAAACCATGACACCTGCTGCTACAATGTCAGAAGCGAATAAACCCATGGCACCGGCAGCACCCGTAGCAGCACCCGTAGCAGAAGTCAAAACAGCAGTTGAAGCAGCAGTCAAAGGAGCAGTCGAAGCAGCATTCGAAGCAGTACCTGCACCAGTACCTGCACCAGCACCTGCACCTGAACCTGCACCTGAACCTGCACCCGTATCAGCACCAGCACCAGCACCCGCTGAGGAAATGCCGAAAGAGATGATTCCGCCAGCCAATGAGACAAAGAAACGCAGACCAACAAATCCACGTGGTAAAACACAAAAAAAGAACGGCAAAGGACGCCGAACTATGCGTGGAAAAACAAACCGCAAACGCAGCAAGATCGTCTCAAAACCGATTGTGTTATCAAAGAAGGGCAAAAATAAGGTTGTAGATTTGATCATGAAAACTATAGAATCGGGCAATGAGGAGATGCCCATGTTGAACAAATTTGGAGGAAATCAACGACACATTTATTTTGGAGAAATGAAAAAACAGAATTTGGATTTGATCCGAAAAATGGCAAAACTTGCGAGCCACACAGAAGGTCGTTCCACGTTATTAAAAATAACAAAGTTTTGCAAAAAAGAATTCCCAGGATTGAACCAAATGGATCAATTAACTATCCCCGCATTTTGCGCAATGGCATATAAAAATCCCCGCGTGTTGAATCAAGCAACCGCCTTTATCATTGCCAAATATCTTGAGAAAAAGGGTCGAAAAGATGAAGAGACCGTTGGTATGAATAAATACACTTTTACGGGAATCCATGCCACAGTTGATGCACTCGTAAAATCTGTTATACACCATTTATTGAGTCATAAAAAACCGGCCACGTTGAAACTAACCATGCATGGCGGTATGAAAATCGACTTTAAATTTGTAAAGGCAACGTTTGCACTATTTGCTTCGTTTGCATTTATGCAGATGTTGCGGTCGTGGGATACACAGGCGTCTCAAACCATGAAGGAAACCCTGGAAGAATCCGTTGTGGGAAGAGCATTCAGTGCTGGCACTACAGCCTATGAACGATTGCAAATGTGTCGCGGCGGTCTTGAGTATGAACCGGAAGTTCAATTGTTGGACGAACTCAATAAATTGATGGGCGGAAGCAGCATTGAAACCTATAAAGAGATTGCCTCTTTGCATTCTTGTTTAAGTAATCCCGAAAGCGTCGATCAAATGATGAATGAATTTATTAAAATGGGGTCCAAAGTGAAAGGTACTGAAAAAGGCACCGAGGAACAAGGCACCGAGGAAGGCACTGAAGAAGGCACGGAGGAACAAGGCGCGGCTGAACCATCCAATGCCCTTGTCGTAGCAAATAGCGGCGAAGTTTCCACAATAACATTACCTCCAGGCATGATACCGCAAGAGGTCCAAGACCAATTGGTTCCTCAACAATTGGAAGAAATCGATGCAGCTGTCCAAGAAACATTGAAAGGATTACTAGGACCCTTTTTAGACGCAGCCGATGTCATCAAACAACGCGAAACACTCGAACAGTTGCACAGAACCAGTCCAGCAGAGATTGAGAAAAAAATCCGCGACGCTCTTTTAGAGTTGGAGAAACGCTATAATGGCGAAGAGCCAGCCACCAATCAGCCCACTATGGAAGAAGTGGAAGTCGAAATCAATACACTCTTGCCAAAAACGACCAAACCTGCAGAAGCAAAGGTGGAAGTAAAAAAAGAAACGAGTAGTATGTGGAGAATCTTGGAACTCGCCGGTGCAGTTGCTACTAATATGTACAATGCACCCAACCCCGCAATCAAACGCGTATTTTTCAGTTATGATATGGCAAAATCGATCAATACCATGTTGCAGAATTGGATTACCAAGCAAATGGGCGAAATGGAAAAATCAACCATTGATGTAAAGGTCTTGTTTCAAACGTTTAGTGTTGAAGTCAGCAACTTGATTGCGCAATCGATTGCCGCTTATCGATGGAATGCATGGTTGCGAGCGATGGAATGGGAATTTTTGATTCACAGCATTGTATATTTTATCTATGTATTTAATCTCATACGTGGCAGCACCACGCGCCGTGTTCAACGAGGAAATCCCCTGTTAGCCATTGCAAATACAAACGGTCGAACGAGACGTGCAATTCGCGACGATGGTTCTTCTCCCATGAGAGAACTAGAGTATATGAGAGAAGACGAACAGCCGTTACAATTACCACTACCACCGCTACCTCCTCCACCCCCACCCTACTTGGGACCGAATGATCCGCTCAATCGAGACCTTCCACCGATGGATGATAGAGAAGTAGCTGAACAACTACTAGGTCTTCGCGGACGCTAAAATACACCGATAAACAATATACCTATATCTATAGTAAATGCAACCCGATTTGGTTTATCGGACAACTGAAACAAATTACAACACAGTACCTACTCAACTGCGGCATCTCATACCAGGAGACATTTGTATTGCCAAAGTTGGCGAAATTACCATGCCGCATTTTTCCATCGTAGACATCAAAGACCGCGTTGTTCGTATCATGCAATACAATGTTATCCCGAATCCAAGAAGACCGACCGAACTATATTCGCAACACTATATCGATACGAGCCATCGCACCATGAAACTCTATTTGTTGAGACGGCCAATCCCCAAATTGACACATTTGTGTTGTCAAATCATTGATCAGTACAAAATACCCATGTTACCCCATCAAAGAGAGGTTTATGATGTCGAAAAAATGATTTAAAGATTGTTCCATTTACTATAGTAAGGGTATTTGAAATATATAATCAAAGAAACACAACCATGGATAGCCCATCCATCCCACCCCCCCAACACAATTTGATTGGTAAATGGAATTTATATTACCATTTACCACACGACAAACAGTGGGATTTGCAGAGTTACAAATCTATCCTATCGAATATAGATACGGTGGAATCATTAGTCGCAATCAATGAACACATGTCGGAAAACATTGTCAAGTTCTGCATGTTGTTTGTCATGCGCGATGGTATTACTCCCATGTGGGAAGACCCGAAAAACCGCAATGGGGGGTGTTTTTCGTTCAAGGTCATCAATAAACAAGTGCCCGCTGTGTGGAAATGCTTGTTTTATGCTCTCTGTGGAGAGACGCTCTGTGTAGACAAGACGAAAAGTTCGTCGCTCAATGGGATTACGATTTCACCGAAGAAAAACTTTTGTATCATCAAAATTTGGCTCGACAATTGTACGATGCAGGATCCCAATATGATTATTCCCATTTTGAATTTGTCGAAACAGGGGTGTTTGTTCAAGAAACACGAGCCGGAATTTTAATTACAATAATACAAACGGAGTAGAATTGATGTTTATAAAATATTTAGCAAAAATCTGCGTTTATTATATAAACGATGGATACTACTATGGGATATCGAGAGGATCGTGAAGATCGAAAGGAATCTATGCATACGCCTATGCAATCTATGGGTGGAAAAACGCGTACGCGAAGCAAACGAATGAACAAGATGAACAAGGGAAAAACCATGAAAATGTACCACGGCCCAGGAACATGCTGTGATTCCACATTTGACGGCATCATCTGCTGGCACAAGCGCATGTTTGAAGAATTGGGCTGGATGGTCTTGGCGAAAGAGCGCGGTATGTCGGACAAAGTGATGGTGTATAAGAATAGCATCGCACGTTTGAAGATGGCCATTGAGCAAAAGTTGGCCGATACACGCGACAAGGATCGAAAGGACGATTTGAAGGTTCTTTTGCACAATGTGTGTGTCCTGATGGACCACGCCAATCACGACTTTTAGGAACGATGCTTCCCTAATCTAAAGACTCTCCATTACGTGAGATTTATATATGACAATAATTTAGTAAAATGGATAAAGATAAAAATGATCAAAAACTTCAAACTGCATGCTTGGAAGGAGATTTAAAAGAGGTAAAAAAACTTCTTCGTGCTGGCGCTGACGTGAATAGCAAGAACAATGATGGATGGACTCCTCTTTACTGGGCTTGTTATAATGGCCATGTGCACGTAGCAGAGCTCTTGTTGTCCAAGGGCGCTGACGTGAATACCAAGAGAAATAATGGATCGACTCCTCTTCACTTGGCTTGTGATAAGGGCCATGTGGAGGTAGCAGCGCTCTTGTTGTCCAAGGGCGCTGACGTGAATAGCAAGCACAATGATGGATGGACTCCTCTTCACTTGGCTAGTCAATATGGCGATGTGCACGTAGCAGAGCTCTTGTTGTCCAAGGGCGCTGACGTGAATAGCAAGCACAATGATGGATGGACTCCTCTTCACTTGGCTAGTCAAAATGGCCATGTACACGTAGCAGAGTTCTTGTTGTCCAAACGCGCTGACGTGAATAGCAAGGATAATGATGGATGGACTCCTCTTCACTTGGCTAGTCAAAATGGCCATGTGCTCGTAGCAGAGCTCTTGTTAGGTAGGGGCGCTGACGTGAATAGCAAGGACAATGCTGGATGGACTCCTCTTCACTGGGCTTGTTATAATAACAATGTGCACTTAGCAGAGCTCTTGTTAGGTAGGGGCGCTGACGTGAATAGCAAGGACAATGCTGTAAGGACTCCTCTTTACTGGGCTTGTCGAAAAGAAAATGTGCACCTAATAAGGCTCTTGATAGATGGGGGCGCTGACGAGCCAGCCAAGTTAGATTGTTTTAGACATGTTATTTCTTTAGCTGAACGACGCAATGATATATTTCCACTTGGCAATGAATCTATATATAGCGAACTTATAGCATTAGTGCAACCATTGCCACCACCACCACCAAAGTCACCAAAAGGAGGAAAGTCACACAAGAAAACAAGACGCATCAGAAGAAAGTCGAGATGTTCTAGAAAAACCGTTTATCGTCGCAAAGATGTAAAATAATATGTCAACAATCCTTGTAGCAAAGCAAATACACACATCACTACTACTATTTTTATCCAATCCGTTTTACTCGGCAGATCGAATTTTGTTTCTTTATTACTAAATTTACCAATGTTATAGTGAATCAGATTCTCAAAAAGGTTGACGAATAAATACACGAAAAACGAGACGACAATGAGTCGGGAGCTCGCGCCTGAAATAATAAACATTATATAATAACACAATGTTTATTTATCAACAAAGTATATATCTATCACAATGGCAAAATCAAAGACACAGAAAAAATGGTCGATGCGCCCGTTAAAGGGGTGTCGTTTCGTAAAGGGAAAACGCGAAACATGCTGTATCAATCCCAAACGCGGATTTTGGTGTTGGAGCAAAGGGTCGCCCAAAAATGCGACGCGTAAAATGACAAAGGAATGTTGTCGCAAATAATAACAAAAAATTGATTCTATTTGTATTAATAAATTGAATAGTATCAATAATACGTAATAAAAGATGCAACCTGTCGCTCAGAAACGTGCAAAGTATAAATTTGACCAACATTTGTTGGAATTATCTAGAAGCAAGAATATTGAATGTGCAGCAAAGGAATGGCTCTTTGTGGAGAAGGACAAAAGGAAAGGATCTTTATGTATATGTCAGCATAAAATCGAAAGTATCAATTATATGTACAACTCATATACCAAATATCTTATCATTGTTGGAGACACCTGTTTCAAAAAGTTTGGTCTATCAAAAAAACCAATAGACAACCCACTTTTACGCGAGGTATTTCAAGATATACTAATGACAAAGGGTGAATATGAAATAATAGATGATATTTTGGAATATACAAAACATATTCAAATGCAATTAATACAGCGGATTCAAAATGAGTATGTAAAACACAAAAATGATATGGTGAATCTAGCAAAAATACTAGATAATATCAAAGATTTATTAGAAAAGTATGATTTGAACTATTTACACGTATTGTACGAAGAAATACAGAAACATATGATGAACGAAAAAAGAAAGAAGGAAGAAAAACGAATAGAAGAAGAAAGAAGATTTCGAGCCGAAATGGAAAGAATAAACAACATGAAAAAGAGACAGGAAGAAGAACGAAGATTTCGAGCCAAAATAGAAAAGAGACAGGAAGAAGAACGAAGATTTCGCGCCGAAATGGAAAGAATAAGCAACATGAAAAAGAGAGAGGAGGAAAGAAGAGTACAAGCCGAAATAGAAAGAATAAACGATAAGAAAAAGAAAGAGGAAGAAGAAAGAATTGCTCGTGAAAATGCGGAAAGGAAAGAGGAAGAAGAAAATGCAAAACGCGAGTACGATCGCATTGAAACTGAACGAAAACAAGAGTGTATGTGTGGTATCGCAAAAGGTAGTATATGTTGTTGCGAAACCCCAAAATATATACTTCAAAAGAATAACCAATTATGGTGTGTAAAATGTAATAAATGGAAATGTAGATGTTAGATGTCTTTCTATCAAAAATAACAATATCTTTTACAAAGACAAACATATTGTTTTTATTTTCGTCGTTTTGATTGTTTTGATTGTTTTGATTGTTTTGATTGTTTTTATTACCCGTTTTACGAAGGCGGCAAAGGTGCCAAGCACAATTTAATCTCCCCCAACGATGCCACATCATACTTGACAATGAGCGGCAAATCATTCCCCAAATACATCTCCAAATGGCTACACAAGGGCGTGCATTTAATGAAATGGCTCAAACTCTTTAGCGAAAATTCGCCCTGGATAATGACCGACGCATTGGGTTTTTGAATAAACTCCATATATCCATCCGACTCGGAACGATAAATGCGCGACGTCGCGAAATTGCCCTCGCACGAAAAAATCAAATCATTCCCTACCGACTTGATCTCAATCCTGTCCGAAATACCATTCAAATCGCGAATGATTTTTTGAAAATCCGCCGTAGGCAAATGAATCACCGTCGAATATTCCACATCGGGCACCACCAACTCTTCCGCGTCGGGTTCAATCAAACGCAACTTTTGACTATAGCACTGTTTGATATCGCCATTGTCGTATTGCAAGCCAAGATGTGAAACAATTCCCTCGTGATAATCCGCATTTTCGATATACATCGACAAAGTATCATCATTCGACATGGTGGAAATCACCTTGAACAAATGCAGCGTATTGGCACAAACAATGATCTTGTCGGGAATGCACGTATATTGTTCGAATTTGTGTGCATAGAGAACGACATTGACCAAAATAGTATGCGTCTTGTCAAAATTGATGATCTTTAGGCCCTCTTTTGTATAGGTAATGGTCGCATCCGTCAGAATATCTTTGATAGCCGTAATCATGTTTCGAATCGGCTGAATCTGCACCGTTCGGATGGTCATGACATTTTGTGATTCGTCCATATCTATCAAAAATCACAATATGTGCGTTTGTATTTTGTATGTAGGTCATTGTTTCTATATCGTGTTTCATAAAAAATATATATATCGCTAATTTTATTCCATAGATAGTGTAGTGTAGAGAATCATCATGACAACAAACGATCAAATTCCATTGTTTCAACATATAGAAGATTTTTCTTTAGTTACTAGCAAAGAAGATCTAGTTATAGGTGATTTTTATATGATTTTTAAAGATACATCTCCAATGGCGCCTCTAGTAAATATAACACCGGACGAATCCCCTGTAGACGATGAATGTTGCAAAAACGGTAAATGCATTCCGGGGTGTTCAATAATGGGTGGAAGGTATGGGATTGATTTTTTTGTATGCAAATATGATGGAGAACGTGATAGAAGTATACGAGTTATAAAAGAAAACGTGTTTTGTTTCATAAAATTATGGGAATGTCAAACAACCCCATTTGTGTGGGAAAAAACACGAGGTAGACCATGTTATCAAGATAGCTTATTTTTCACAAATCATCAACGCCCGTATAGTTACAAAATGAATATTTACACTTTTGGTAAAAACCATGAACATCAAACACTTATACGTGATGCACTTAATGCAAACATTTCACCAAATAAGATTCGTGAATTCCAAGAATATAAATATATAAAAAGTTTAAAAATGTTAGCACATGGTAAAAAAATAAAATTACCTCATGACATAACACGATATACTTCTTCTTTTCTAACATCAGCCCCTCAAAGATATTTTATAGGATCGAGATATATTCGTAGTTATAAAAAAAATAATTACAAAAGTAAAGACAGTCGTAAAAATAGCATATCGTCAAAGAATAGAAAAGGTCGATTGATACGGAGAACCAATAAAATTATCTACAACAATACGCACTAATTATTATGTAGAAATCAATGATAGTCTATTTCTACATACACATTGTTTTCATTATACGGCCACCACTTTCAAAGCCCGGCCTTCTTTCACCAATTTCCCCAATGGAACCAAATCCTCGCCCGTTTTTTTCGCCCGTTCATAATCCGCATATTCATAAATATAATCCGTCGCTTTATCACGGGCATAGGTCGTACCACGGATTTCTATTTTAGCCATTTTCACCACCACTTTGCGCTCATTGATCTCATCTTTTTCTGCTGCATCGACCTCTAGTGTCGGATACGACGAAAATCGATTCGACTCCACTTTTCCAAAGCCGTAACAAACCAGTGTTTCATCCTTGTTCCCTTTGGCATAGAGCGAACAATCAATCGCCGTTTCTTTGACGGCCTTTAACAATTGTTGATTGATACCGTCCTTGATGGTCGAGGTCTCGTACAAGGATTCGTCCGTCGTCACAGGCGTTTTGCCGTCCAATTTGCTCACATCGCGCAATCGCAGTTCCTTGTGTTTTTCATCCGTCTTCTGACCCTCGGTTAGAACGGACAAGTATAAAAAAACCTGAATCGTTCGCTCGTCTTCGGGCAAATCTTCGTGACTGCAAATGCGGCGCGCACGACCAATGACTTGTTCCAATCGGACCATGTGCCAATAGGGTTCTACGATGTGAACAAACCGCGTGTTTTTCAAGTTGATACCTTCGGCGCCCGATGCCGTAATCATAAGAGCCTTGATGGTTTCGCCATGCAGATTGGTTTCCATGCCCCGTTCACGCAGTTGATCGGTAATGGTAGTGGGGACACTCGACCATTTGCCATTGTATATATTGAGGATAATCTCTTTCTCTTCAATGGTCTCTGTGCCCGTATAAAGGACAAATCGCGGCTTGCCTTCATCGCCTTCTTTGTCTTCGACGGACCAAGATGCTGCATCGCCGCCACCCGATTTTCTCAGTTTGAACTCGGCCCATCCATTGGCTTCCAAGATCAATTTCATGATGCCGACACCTTCCAAGGTGCGGAATTGACTGTAGATTAAATGAAGGCCGACGTTTTCTTTATCCGAAACTCGTTTCAAGATTTCCAAGAATTTGGGACTATATGTGCGGAGAGCCTCTTTCGTCAAATATTCTTCTTCTCTTGGTTTGGCGGGGTTAAATTTCAATAATTGCAAAGCTTTGGCTATACGTTTATTGTAATCGAGGGGCTCTTTTTCGGACGATTTCATTTCTTCGACGTCTTCTTCGGATAAATATTCATTGACGAGTGTGCGATCGTCGATGGGGACGGCATCAAATTCAGTTTCATCGAGTTCTTCAGAACTAGTAAGGGCTTTAGCATCGAGTTCGTCGGAATCGACGCCTGCACTAGTGCCCTTCTCCGGCATGGGTCGTCCAGGTGGCGTAGGGAACGCAAAATTGCAACAAGCACGCGAAAAAATGCGATAAGTCGACGAAATAGTAAACAAATCTTCGCCACCACCAGGACCCTTGGCCGCAGCCTTTTGTGCCTGTTTGCGCTGATTCTTTTTCGCCGTTTTTTCTTTATCATTCTCTTCTTTTCGAATTTTCTCATACATGCCAAACTGATACTCGCTCATTTCGCATGGAACAATGTGAAATACCCCGTCTTCCGCATTTTTAATATATCGAGGCAACAATTGTTCTTGGGCACTGCGGAAATAAGAGGTCAGACCCAAAATACGACGTTTAAACAGGTTTGCGTTTTTAATCGTATTTTTATCCGAATCCATAAACATTTCCAAGAATACCTTGGAATCATCGGGCAAAGACTTGTTATTTTCCACCGTAATTCGCTGGACAGGGACCTCGACGCCATGGTCCGCCAAAATCCGGACCACTGTATCGACAAAGTCTTGGTCCGTCATATTTCCTGTATTGTCAAGTTTGACACCGTTGTATTTTTCAAATTCGCCTGCACCACCGGTATGAGTACCGAAATTTTCGCCATTGAATCCCACATGATCACGATGTATCTCGGACAATTCCGAGTTTTCCGGAAAATTCTCTTCAACATCATGTTCTATGCGCACGAGGCCTCGCGGAACCTTCTTTGTTTGGTTTAACTTTTTATCAATTTTTGTGGAACGTTTCTTGGTTGCCTTACCACCATCAAACATTGCGGCTACCATGCCGGTAACACCGATTTCATCACGGATTTTATCACTATCACTATCCCTGTCCCTGTCCCCGCCTTTTTTCTCACGTTCCGTTCCTTTGACCAGCCCTTTGGCAACTCCCGGTTTTTTCATATTGATAAATCCAAATGGATTGCGCGTAATAATGAGTTTATCGCCGCTAAAATCCACATAATCAAACGTCTTAAACTTGGCTTGATCAAACCATTCCAAGACAGAGTCGCGATTCAACTTGACACCCTCCTTCTCCTGCAAACGTGTTGGAAACGTCCACGTACGGATATACCCCCGCAAAATGTTAAACAAAATGCCGATTTCATTGGGGTAGTTGATAATAGGCGTTCCCGTCAACAGGACAATCCGCGCATTGGTCGCGCTCATCAAATAGTCGTACAATTTATATGATATCGAGTCGAGTTTTTTGATCTTATTCACGATGCGACTGACAAAGTTGTGCGCCTCATCAATAATGACAGTGGCATTATCAAAGGGGTTTCGTGTAAACCCGCCCGTCAATAAATCCATTTTCCGTTTGTTCAAACCATTGTAGTTGATATCCGTATATTTGGCGCGAATCATCTGATTCAACTGGTTGTCCACGTCGCGTTGTTCGGTGGATTCTAATTCCGCAAAATTGGCCTCTTTTGTCACGTCAACGAGCCATGCGCCCTTTTTGTCTTTGATAAAGTCCACTGGAATCGAAAGTGCGCGCGACAATAGAGGAACCAAATCGGGACGGCCGTCGGTCGAAACAAATTCCCAAAACTGGTTGCGTTTATAGAGATGATCGCCGCACTTTTTCAATTCGCCAAAAAAGTTGGATTTGAGCGATGCCGGGGTCATGATAAAGACGCGTTTGTGTGATTTCATGCCTTCGGCCAATGCAATCGACGTACACGTTTTGCCTGATCCCAGGCCGTGATAGAGCAAGAGACCGCGATAGGGTGAATACAAGTTCAAATAATCACGGACCACGCGCTGATGCATCAAGAGTTCGAAATTGGGGCCACTATCGCGCGTTTCGCAGGAAACTTCGGCAGATGCTTCGTCGGCCAATTCGCGTTTATAGGGCGCAAACAAATCGGCCAGTTTTTGGATAAACAACTTGCGATTGTTCATGTAATAGGGTGACGTTTTGACGACGAGTTTTTCGGGTGGTGGAAGACGCTCGGCCATACGGAGTTCACCTGCATTATCAATCGGTCCACCAATAATAATGAGAGGATCCCCCTTTTTGACGATGATTCGTTTTTTCTTGGTTGGACCGCCTTTTACTGGTGCTGGTTTTGCGGCAGCTGCCAATTCGCGTTCTTTTTCCAATTCGATTTCCCAGTCTTCTTTTTCGTCTTGCTTAGCAGCGGAAGCTGGCGAATCCTCCTCACCAGCCTCTTCATCAGCTTCCGCTGCTTCCTCTTCTGCAGCCTCAGCTTCCTCCTTCTTTTCTTTGGACGCTACAACTTCCTTTTCAGAGACATCTGTTTCGCCTTCTTCTTGAATAACCAAGACCCCTGGTAATTTTTTCGCGACGTTGCCCGTCTCTTCTTGAAAATCACCTTTCAACACGACCGCTTTTTTAGCAACTTCTTTGGGTTTTACTATATCCATGACTGACATTTTTGCCAGGATGGCATTTCGATCAATCTTTTTTACGGCACGACTGTCGCGGATCAATACAGCAGAAGGCAATGGTCTCTTTTTTACGGCTCGTTCTTCTTCCGCATCGACCGCGTCCTCTTCCTCATTCGCTTTCCCTTTTGCCAGGATCTCGCGGTCGTGTTGACCAAAAAAATGTACTTCTACTCCCAATTTTTGTTTTTTATTTGGCATAGGTTTACGATAGAGTTGGTCTAAATGTAATTGAACATTCATGGGTTTTGCGATACTATCTTCACTCATTTTACACACACAATAATCCGTATGTACTAATATACTATCTATAGACTAAATTTAGCCGATCTATTTGCATTGGATATATGAGAGATCCATCGGTTCATTCGCCCTTGGTCAAAGATGGGCTTGATACCTCTTCAAAACAGGCCACATCCTCTGCAAATTGCGTACCAAACAAAACCGTATATTTATCGCGGCCCTGATTGCACGAGCGAAGCAAGAATTCGAGACGCCCGTTATTCATCACGGCGGACAATTTGCCGCAATACACCGGATATTTTGCGAAAATCTCGCCAACCAATTCGCCTGTATCCACACGACGAAACTGTTTCTTTGCCACTGCCGACCAGTCGCACTGGGTCAATTCTGCAAAGGTGTACGTTTTGGTCATTCTGTTGATATAATGTAGAGAGCTTTTTAACATGATATCGACAACGAATAAGTTATTCAATTTTTTGGATCATTTAGAGTAGAATCTTAGTTTCTGCGGTATTTCCTACTTTTTGCATTCTTGGCCTTGTTCTTTTTCGATTTTCCGCCTCTTGATTTTCTGCCTCTTGATTTTCTGCCTCTTGATTTTCTCGATTTTCTTTTCTTTTTTGGAGGATCAATACCTGCATCAATACCTGCATCATTGTCTGCCGGATATTCAAAAAACGTAGAAGGCATATCTAGTCTATTTTTGTATACTTCTTCATCTATATCATCCATTTCTTCCGCATGACGTCTAAGAGTTTCTTCTATTCTAGCACGAGATCTTTTGTATGCCTTTTCACGAGCTTCATTGCCGGCCTTTATTGCTTCTTCAATTTGTTCTTGCGTAAATTCTTGCGGCATTTTAGAGTATAGTATATCACGTGATAATTATTCGCAAAAAGGCTAAATATACAAAACGCATCAAAAATGCTGCAAAATCCTGATCGCATCGTCGCACGCAATCTGTTCCGCCTTTTTCTTGATTTTGTGTACACCTCCGGCTAAAAACAGAAAAATCTTGCCATGCACAGACATGTATTGATGTATTTCTTCAAAGGACGTAAATTTGGACAAAGGCAGAGCATCGCGATGCCGCATACCAAATACGGGTTGGCCTAAACATAAATAGACGCCCATGTGATAGCCACTCTCCATATTGTGTTCTGCCATCTCCATGTAGTCCGGCGTCACCTTGAACTCCTTCTGAATCCGCACCTGCAAAATGTTCTTATAGTTATCATCGTTCCTGATAAGGTTAATCCAATCTACATGTTTTTCAAACACCTGCTCGATAAACACCTGGACCATTTGGAACCCCGGACCCGTCGAAAATACATTGTCGAACCAGCCTCCCTCATCGTGTATGGACATGCGATTAAAATCCAAAAAAATGGCACCCAACAACGCCTCAAATAAACAGCCCAACTTTTTCAAATTGTTTCGCGTCTGTTTTTGTTCTGCATGATTCGACAACACCAACCATTTATGCAGCCCCATTTCCATCGCCATGCTGCCAATTGACTCGTTTTTCACAAGCGCGATTTTCTTTTCCGTCATGAATCCCTCATTTTCTTTGGGAAAACGGCGATAGAGATAATATTTAGTAATACATTCGAGGGCACCATCGCCAATAAATTCCAGGCGTTCGTTTGATTTAGAAAAAAGCGGCAAACAGTTGTCCGGCTTTTCAGCAATTGTAATATTATTATGCTGATTCTCCAAGAGCGGGCGTTTCATATACGACCGGTGAATAAACGCGCGTTTATAGAGTTCAAAGTTGTGAATAGGTACATGGATGCCGTAGTTTTTCAGGATCGTTTCTAGCTCCGTTTGACTGATGAGTTTATTTAGCGGATTGTATGGATCAAAAATATAGACATCTGATCCGTTGGCGCCCTTTTCTATACGAACATCGTCTTCCATAGCGAGATGATTTTGCGTAATGGGGTCGTCGCGCACAAAGGATCGGTTGCTTGATTTCATTTTATTCGTCAAATAAAATGAACACAGTGGTACTATAGTATAGACCGATCCATTTAAGTCGGTTTGAAAAAATATATTTCGGTAATGTATATTCAACAATCATGGTATTGAGTAACGCATCGAAAAACGCTCGCTACACTTCTAGTATCACAAACCAAAACCAGGGTGGAGGAAACAAAAAGGCCGGTTTCCCCTATCAGGTTGGACGCAGTTCGTGGACATCCATTGCCTTTGGTTCTGCTTCTATCATCACAGGCAAGTGCTGCTCGTTGAAGAAGACCCAGCAAATGACATTCACGCAGAAGAATACCAGTGCATCTCGCCCCATTGGCTCGACGGCTGTGAACAACACGTACTGGCACATTCCCGGCGCTCACTAATAAAGTGTTGGGCCAAAGATAAATATTATATCAACAAGGATATAATGTTTTTCCAAGATATTGATAAAAGATCCACATGATGAAACTCAAACTCGTTTTAGATGAACGCGAAACGTCTCTCTATGATAAATGTATTTCTATTCTAACATATGCTAATACTAATACCAGTGCTAGCAGTACAAAGACATCAGCCACTATCTTGGAAAAACGCGTCCTTCTTCTTGGAGATGTCGCGATTCAAACCGATGATTCCCAAGATGTCGTGTTAATCGAACGCAAATCCCTCCAAGATTTATTGGCAAGTATAAAAGACGGACGTTATGATGAACAATCCTATCGACTGCACCACTCGAGCGGATTTCATACACATAATATTGTTTATATCATCGAAGGCCAATATTCAACCTTGCGTAATCCGGCCGTGGAAAAGAAGATTGCGCTTTCTGCCATGATTTCGCTTTCTCTCATCAAAGGATTTAGCGTGATACGAACCAATAGTCTCCAAGAAACGGCGGAATGGATTTGTGCAGCGGCGGACAAATTATCGCGCAATTTTGCCAAGAATAAGACATTGCGTTTTTCCAATTCTCCCAATCTTGGTAATCAGGGAGCCAATTACCAAGATCTTGGAAATCAAGAAGAAAAAGATCCGACAATAGTATTGGAACATGAAGTTACAAACAAAATCATGGAATCTACCAAGAATAATGATCCGGCCAATTATTGCTCCGTCGTAAAAAAATCGAAAAAGGAAAATATTACGCCCCAAAACATTGGCGAAATATTGCTATGTCAAATCCCCGGGATTAGTTCCGTCAGTGCGATTGCGATTATGAAAGAGTTCGACAACTCCTTTCCAAGATTCTTGGAAAACTTGAAACAACATCCCCACTGTATCGACGAGATTTGTTGTAGTACGACTAAATCCGACGGTTCTACCAAGAAACGAAAATTGGCCAAATCGCTCTGTGACAATATTCGCGCTTTTTTATTAGACCAAGATCATGCAGTAATGGATACTGACTCTAACCTCGTGTCTGACCTGGCATCACCGTCTCCTTCTCCGACACTTGTGTAAAGGGTAATGTATTGTTGAAAACAGCAGTCACATTCGGTGCGTTTGCAAAAATAGGTTTTACAATTGCATTTTCATCATATTTACCGGAATCCACTTTATATTGTGTATATATTATGCCACCCCAGTTGGGATCCATTGGATTGTCGCTTCGTTTTCCCTCGGCCGTCTTGGTTTTATCATGGACTTTATCCAATGTGGTATATTTTCCGACAAACTGTCCATAGGGGTCAAACCCTGGATAATTACCCTGATTATATCGGCCATTTTCGCGCGAGGCATCCAAATAAGGCATCACAATGGGCAATCCGGCGCCCTGTTCAAAAGGACCGGGACGTAATCGGTATACATCACGGCCTTGTGCATCATTTTCCTCTTGCATATAGAGGACGGGACACTGAGTCCCTTGTTCGCGTTTAATCCGGACATAATTGATATATTCATCCATGCTATAAAAGGGTAGTGGATTGATCCCCTCCTTTTCCGGTGCACCCGAATTATATAACAACAAAATGTTTCCGCGGCGGATCAAGAGATCCGGACACGAACTTGCCGCGGATGTTCCAAGTCCAGTTTTTAATATATTATCTACATTGTCCGCCGATTCAAAGGCTTCATAGGAAACACCCTTTGTCATGTAGACATACATGCCCGAGAGGAAAATAATCAGGAGGAGAAAAAGGAAGAGGGTTTGCATTTTTTTCATCATACTCTCGAATCAAAAATAAATCTTGGAAATGGATGATATTTATAGTATATGGATACAAAAATATATCTCGATACTCTATAGTTGGGTCATTGATGAATCGCCGACCAACCAAACAAGTTTTAGTCGGAAAAATCTATGCGGATTGGTGCGGACATTGCCAATCTTTGAAACCCGAGTGGGCAAAAATGAAACGATTTGTAAAAATGAACATGGGACGTATGCTAAAGAATGTTCGCGTCGAGTTTGTAGAAATAGAACAACAACAGGAAGAGGCCAAATTGAACCAGCTCAATGGTCGCGAAGAGATGCAAAAAGTGGGGAAAAAGGTGGGCGTGCAGGGTGGATATCCGACCTTGTTCAAAGTCTGCGATGGTATGATTGAATATTACAATGGCCCGCGCGTAGCCGAGGCGATGTACAAATGGTATATGCAAGGATGTGGCGAAAGCGGCAAGGGAGTGGCTGCGCCACTAGGTAAGCAAAACAAGCAAAACAAGTTGCCGTGGCGCGGTGGCAAAACGGGCAAACGGGCGCGACGCGTCCAATCCGGCCGTCACACTCGAAAACAAAGACCGTGGTCCCTCTCATTATTCTAAACATGAAAAATAAACATCATTTCGCAAAAAATTGATACAAACATTGTCCCTTTGTTCGATGACAAAGAAACAATCTAAAACGATAACAATATACTATACAAGACATGAGCCAAGTACAAAAAAAGGTAGGCGAAAAAAAGCCCACCGTCGGCAAGTGTTTCCGCCTCTTTGATTTCCATGTCTATGACGAGACTGTTGAACAAACGCCGTCCTCCGATGACGATGCATCGAGCGACGGATCCAACGATTATAAACATAAATTCGTGATGCGCGAAGACGCCCGGTTTGCGATCCAAATGTTTGGCCTGAATGAGCGTGGCGAAACTTGTTCTATTTTCATCAACGATTATCAACCTTTCTTCTATATCCGCGTTGGCGACTCGTGGAAACAACAAGAGGTCGCCCGTTTGTTACAGGAATTGCGCAAGCGCGTCGGTAATTTCCACAAAACCGCCATTGTCTCCGCCGAGCTAGTCAACCATCATAAACTGTATGGGTTCAGTGGTGGCAAAACCCATCAGTTTGTCAAGGTCACATTTAAAAACACCGCTGCGTTTGCAAAGACGAAAAATCTGTGGTATGAATTCGCCAAACAGGGCGAACGTACGGCCACTGGCGATTACAAGACATTCCGACCATGGGAATTTTGCGGCGTATCTCTCGAACTGTATGAGAGCAATATCCCACCCCTGCTTCGATATTTCCATATACAAAGTGTGAGCCCATCGGGATGGGTCTTTGTTCCCACGGGACGCGTTTCTGAACCCGCAGTACGTTCGACGACCTGTACTTACGAATATTGCTGTTCGCAAAAATATGTCAAGCCGATGCCCCAAAAGGAGACGCGTGTCCCCTATAAAATCTGCAGTTTTGATATAGAGGCCAGCAGTAGTCACGGCGATTTTCCTATTCCCATCAAGACCTATAAGCGTTTGGCCGCCAATACGGTCGATGCCTGTATCCGACAGGGAGTCGACGACGCGGGGCGTCTCGCCCTTCTTTTAAAACGAAGCATCCTGACTGCATTTGGTTACGATACCTTTGACGATATTGATACTGTTTATCCAAAACAACCGTCTTCGAAAAATTTGTTGCTGCAACTGATCGAGCGACTGAAAACGACGCCGGTGAAAAATGCCAAAGCAATGAATACAGAAGAGGACAATTCTCACATTTTGGCCATTGATATGATCTTTGACCGAATCAAGGATTATAACGAGGGCGCTACGAGAGCTGGAAAAAGTGGTGCCGCTGCCACCGCCGCCGAGCAAGACGAAGATGGTGATGGCGACGATGACGACGACGACAATGCGCAACCCGTCGCAGATATGGTGGAAGGAGGAAGTGGACCGAGGCGTAACAACAAATCAACCATCAAGGTTGAAAAGAAGGCAACTGTCATGGATATCTTGTTGAATGATAAATATCAACGCGATGAGAAAGTCCAACTCTTGAACGAAACACTCACGTATCTCTTTCCCAGGTTAAAGGGCGATACAGTGACATTTATTGGATCCACCTTTATGCGATATGGCGAACCGGAACCCTACTTGAACCACTGTCTCGTTCACGGTTCCTGCGATCAGGTCGATGGTGCCACGATTGAATCTGTCGACACTGAATACGACCTTTTGCTCAAATGGACCGAATTGATTCAAAAAGAGGATCCCGACATTATTATCGGATACAACATCTTTGGCTTTGATTATGAGTTTATGTTTCGCCGCGCCCAAGAAAACCATTGCGAAAACGAGTTTTTGAAATTGTCGAGAAAAACTGACGAATTATGTGCGAAAAAGCCGATGAGCTACAGCAATGGTGATTGTTGCGAAGAAGGCGAACTCTCGATTGCCAGTACAAAAATCGTCCTGGCTTCGGGCGAGTATGATTTGAAATACTACAATATGCGCGGTCGGCTCCAAATCGACATGTACACTTATTTGCGCCGCGATTTCAATTTATCCTCGTACAAATTGGATGATGTGGCAGGTCAGTATATTAGCGACGACATCAAACAGGTCGTCCATTCGGAGGTTGATGGTAGCAGTGAAGGCACTGGTCCAGTGACAGAATTGCACAGCGGCAATCTCACCGGTCTCCATATAGGCGACTATATCCATATCGAAATCGGCGGTTTCACGTCGGACTATTATGAGCACGGGAAAAAGTTCCGCATTCTCAATCTCAAGAAAAAGACACCCGACGCCGCAAAACCCACCATTATTGTCATTGAAGGCCACGAGCCCATTGGTCAGCACAAAAACACCAAGTGGGGCATGGCCAAGGATGACGTGACCCCACAAGACATTTTCCGGTTGGCCAAGGGGTCCGCAGCAGATCGCGCCATCGTAGCAAAATACTGTATTCAGGATTGCAATCTCGTTCACCATCTCATGAACAAAATCGACGTGCTGACGGGATATATCGAAATGTCCCGCATTTGTAGCGTCCCCATCAGTTTCCTAGTCTTTCGCGGTCAGGGCATCAAACTCACCAGTTATGTCGCGAAAAAGTGTCGCGAGAAGAACACGCTCATGCCCGACCTGGAAAAAACGGCCGAGGGTGAGGGGTATGAAGGCGCGCTCGTCCTACCGCCCAAATGTTCCATGTATATGGACAATCCCGTTGCCTGTGTCGATTATTCGTCCCTCTATCCATCCTCTATGATTAGTCAGAATTATTCGCACGATAGCAAGGTGTGGACCCAAGAGTTCGATTTGTCAGGTCGACTCATCAAAGAGACCGGCGAAAAAGACCCCAAAACGGGCCGGTTTATCTACGACAATTTGCCCGGATATAAATATATCGATATCGAATTCGATACTTATAAATATCTGCGCAATCCGGCGAGACCGGCGGCAAAAGCGACCAAAACCAAGGTGGGGAAAATGGTGTGTCGATGGGCCCAATTGCCCAAGGACGAAAAATCCATCATGCCGTCCATCCTCGTCGAATTGTTGGAAGCGCGTAAATCGACGCGCAAAATGATCAAATCGGAGAGCGATCCCTTTATGCAGAATATCTTGGACAAACGTCAGCTCGGTTACAAGGTAACTGCAAATTCGCTTTATGGCCAATGCGGTGCTAGAACCTCGACCTTTTATGAAAAAGACGTGGCTGCGTGCACTACGGCAACGGGCAGACAAATGATCACCTATGCCCGGCGTATGATTGAAGAGGTCTATGGCGATTTGGTCTATGATACCGAGGACGAAGGTCAGGTCCGATGCCGGGCCGAGTACATTTATGGTGATACGGATTCCGTCTTCTTCACGTTCAATTTGGAGGACCCCGTGACCAAAGAGAAAATCCGCGGCCAGCGCGCCCTCAAAATCACCATTGAGATTGCCCAAGATGCAGCGAAATTGTGCAGCCAGTTTCTCAAACCGCCCATGGACTTGGCGTATGAAAAAACCCTGATGCCCTTTATCCTTCTCTCGAAAAAGCGCTATGTGGGCATTCTTTATGAGGACGATCCAAACAAGGGAAAAATGAAATACATGGGCCTGTCGCTCAAGCGCCGCGATTCATGCGACTATTTGAAGGATGTCTATGGCGGCATTTTGAATATATTGATGAAACCTGTGCCGGGACAAGAGAATAGCAACGGTGGCATCATTCAGCGCGCTGTCGATTTCTTGAATGTGTCGATTCAGCAATTGGTCGATGGCGCCGTGCCCATTCATAAACTCATGTTGACCAAGGCATTGCGTGGTTACTATAAAAATCCGCAGCAGATTGCACATAGTGTCTTGGCAGAACGCATCGGCAAACGCGATCCGGGTAACAAACCGAAACCGGGCGATCGTATGCAATTTGCCTTTATCGTAAACCCAAACAAGCGCGCATTGCAAGGTGAAAAGATAGAGACGCCGGAATTCATTAAAGAACAAGGACTCGTGTTGGATTATAGTTATTATATTACAAACCAACTGATGAAACCGCTACAACAACTCTTTGGCCTAGCGGTTGAACTCATATGGGAAAATCAGGGAAAAGGGAGCGCGGTCAAGACCTATCGCCGCGAGCTGGCCGAATTACAAAGGGAATTTCCCGATATCGAGACGTATATGAAGAAAAAGGAAAAGTTGAGTAGTGCCAAGGTGAAACTCTTACTCTTTGAAAAGTTCCTGACGAAGATCCGGAATCAGCAGTCGGGCCTTCAGTCGATTTCGGGATTCTTTGCACCACAACAGCGTGTCTAATTATGGCGACACATTGTTTAGTTCGTTTGCCGGATAATCAAAGAGATTATATCGACATACGGGACAGTGTGAATTGCGTCTAAACCAATTCATCAGTCCGGGGCGTTTAAATACGTGGCGACATCCGCGAATCTCGCACAAGACGTCGCCTGGCTGAAACACTTCGAGTGTGATGGGACATCGTGGCAAAGATTCGGGTACTACAACATTCAGCGATACATCGATCGACGCCTCGACAACAGTGTTGGCCGAGTTATCGGGACCTACATATCCATATGTCCGCGTTGCCGCCATAATTTGATCGCGCGTCAGTGTAGGGGGAGATATATTGTGGTTTCGCAAATTCGCTGTAGTATTGGTGGGTGGTATGGCTGGATATAACAAATAGGAGAAAATGGTGGTATAATCAATCGAATTGTCATTTTGCAAGGGCTCCTGCACTGGCGTTTGTGGTGGCGGTTCAACAAAGCGATTTGACATTGTTAGTTGTGATACAAGTTGAACCATGTCGCGCATATTTTGATTATATTCGCGAATGTTTTGGTTGTATCGAAAAATCATTTCGTCCAAATCGACGGCGTATTGAACTCGTGTAGGCGTTGTCAACAAAGTAGGCTGAGGTACTGGGCTAGTAGATTGTGTAGGAAGAGGTCCCGTTGACGTTGTAAATGGTTCGGGCGCTTGTCCAGGTGCCGGTCCTGTTGCAGGTCTTGGTGGTGTCGACGTTGTAAATGGTCCAGGTGCCACCGGATACGGAAGTGGCACATTGTTTTGACCTGGACCAATACTAGTCCCTTGACTTATGCCGTCTGCAAATTCGCGCGCAACTTCGCCCAATTCTCTAGATATAATATTCATCCATTCTGCAGGAAAACGTGAACCACTATTCGATGAGGCTTGATTTGACCGATTCATTAACTACCCAGTATAAAGTAATATAAAGATTTGTTTTGTATATTACATATTTGATTCACATATTTATATCCATTTTTAACGAATGAGTTTGTCAAAATATCACGGAAAGGGATATACAGGTCTTTCCAACCTGGGAAATACATGTTTTTTAAATGCCTGTATGCAAGTGATGAATCATACATATGAACTCAACGAACTTTTGGATACAAAAAAGTTTGAAGATCATATCAAGAAAGACACGGAAGATGCCACCATTGTCATTGAGTGGAATGATTTGCGCCAGGTGATGTGGAGTAGCAATGGCATCGTGTCGCCCAATAAATTCGTATTTAATGTGCACAAGTTGGCCAAGGCGAAGAATCGCGACATTTTCACGGGGTGGGCGCAAAATGACATGCCCGAATTCTTGCTCTTTATGATTGAATGCATGCACAATAGTATTTCACGCAGTGTGAATATGCGCATCATGGGCAATGTCGAGAACGGGGTTGACAAATTGGCGACGGAGTGTTATGGCATGTTAAAAACCGTCTATTCCAAAGAATATTCCGAAATCATGGATCTATATTACGGTATTTATGTTTCGGAGATTGTTTCGCTCGATGGTAAGGTGACGCATTCGATCAAACCCGAAAGCTTTTTCATGCTGGATTTGCCTCTGCCGAATCTCGTAACAAACCCCCTGACTATTTACGACTGTTTCAACGAATTTTCCAAGAGTGAACCTATGACTGGGGAAAACGCATGGTTTAACGAAGCCACGAACCAAAAAGAGGACATTCAAAAACGCATCACCTTTTGGAACTTTCCCAAAATTTTGGTCATTACATTGAAGCGATTTTCCATGGATGGGTCCAACAAGCGCTCAGACATGGTATCCTTCCCCCTAACAGACTTGGATCTTTCGCCCTATGTGAGTGGATATAATCCAAAACAATATACCTACGATTTGTTTGGTATTTGTAACCATATAGGGGATGTCATGGGTGGACATTATACTGCACATGTCAAAAACTCGATGAATGAATGGGTTCAATATAATGATGAAAAGGTCCGTGTTATCAACCGCCAAGAACAACTTCAGACAACCAATGCGTATTGTTTGTTTTACCGTCGAAAAAATACCGCCCTATAATATAATATAGTGTAGTGTAGTATAATATAGAGAACCTATTTAACATGGCCGATGCTAGTGGAAATACTACCCCTGCCATTACAACTACAAAGAATATACTGTCAGACATATTCAATCAAACCAACATTACTATTCTTTTTTGGTTTTTAGCCATTTATTTTGTTTTATATTTCATCATGGGTACGTTTTTCAAAGGGCCGAGTGGAACAAACCCAGCTGAAATGTTTTTAAGCAAATCCATCGATTTTATTGTAGTGGGTCTGTTTTTGATTCTCGTCGTATGGTCGTATTTCTCCTTGTCAGAGGCCGATAAACAAGATTTGTTGGGGTATGGATGGCAATGGACTCGTGATTACTTCAATACACCCTCTAGTGGGTTCAGTTTGATTCTCATGATTATTGCTTTTTACGTTATCATTTATTTGTTTCGTATTCCCATGACGGAAGAGACCAAACCCATGTCCATCTATTTTTTGGAAAATAAATTGTGGATTTTGTTGGCCACTATTGCCATTGTCGATTTCTTCAAATATGTATTGAAGATCAATTTAGTGGATATGGTCATGGGAACAACCACCAAATTATGGAACGATATACCCAAGGGAGATGCATCCGGCAATCTACACTTGGATCTATCGGGCAATTTGCTCAATAAAAAAGACAATCGTGGCGAGGACGAAGTCTTTAACATTGGAAATAATTTATATAGTTACGATGATGCCCAGGCTGTATGTGCAGCATATGGTGCGCGATTGGCAACATATGATGAAGTGGAAGATGCTTATAACAAGGGTGGCGAATGGTGCAACTATGGATGGTCGGCGAATCAAATGATTTTGTTTCCCACACAGAAATCGACATGGAAGACGCTTCAACAATCGAAAGAGCATAAGAATGATTGCGGTAGACCCGGGGTCAATGGTGGATATATTGCGAATCCGAATGTCACCTTTGGCGCGAATTGTATGGGGAAAAAGCCAGCGGCAAAAGCAAATGATTTAGCAATGATGAATGCGAATAAATTGCGGCCATTTCCGAAAAGCGCGGCGGATTTGGCGTTAGAGGCCAAAATAAAGAAATTTATGGATAATTCCGGCAATATGATTACGATTAATTCATTTAGTCACGATAAATGGAACGAGTATTGATTGTGTTTCTAGTTGAATATTATTTTTTATGAAATATTTTCATAAAAAACTTTATGACGGCAGTGGTGGTCTTTGTGGTTGTGGCAGTTTACTTATTATTTCAGTAACCTTTCCCTTGTCTTTTCTATCTCTATGATGTTACATTCACAGAGATAATTATCGTCTGCATTTATCTTTTATTTTTGAAACTAACTTTTTTCCCGTGAGACTGACCTTTTTTCCTTCGAGATTGACTTTGGGTTTTACCAGGAGAAAAGGTGGAGGATTGTGCAGCAGAAGCAAAAGCAAAAGCAGGAGGAGGAGCAGAAGCAAAAGCAAAAGCAGGAGGAGGAGGTGCGAGTTTATCTAAAATAAACTTTCTGTCCTCAACATTTAACAAAATAAAACATAATATTTGTACGATTAAACAGTATCTACTAACCTCTTCATTTGGATTATCATAATCAAATCTATATGGAGGATTTGTATAATATGATAATGAATAATCATTATGACGTCTGTATATAGCGGAAAATAACCTTCTCAATTGCGGGGTATCTGCTAAAAATTCAACTAGCGATCCATAAGCTGTGTCAATTTTAAATTCATAATTGGTTCCTCTCAACTCATACAACTCATCGAAATATTTGGCTACCACACTATTATTACGCGTGTTGGTATATAATAATTCCATGGGCCATTGATTCCATTGAATTGGGACGAATTCATGTAAAATTGTATTTAAATTATTTCTATAATCAAAATATTTTAATTCGCCATGTAAAAGCTGGTTCTTGATAACTTCGTCTAATTGTGTTAAAAGAGAAACTATATCAATCGGCTTAACTGCTATATGACGTTCAATGATCTTTGCAATATTGGTAAACGCTCTTCTGTCATCAATATTAGCTAATTCTTTCATTTTGTCCTCATCTCTAACTTTATCAAAAAATGATGCAACCTCGGTTTGTACATCAGGGGGGGCATCATTCAGTTTATATAATAGTTCTATAGCGTCTAGTCTATCTTGCTTACTTGGTCTGCTTGCTTTATATGAACGTCTAGTGAAATAAGATGTGACCGGATGTTTCGCTAAATACTCTGCATAAGGTCTTAGATATTTTTTAAAAGTTTGGGCTTTGCGTCTAACAAATCCATAAATACCAGGCGCATTTTTTAATTCCTCTGCTTCAGCTTCTGCTTCAGCTTTGGATTTTTTTTTTATTTCACCAAATCTTTTTAAACTTCTCTGATTTATTTGACCAATAATTCCATTAGGAAGTCTCTCCATATTAAAGATTCTTATATACTATTATACTATTTTACGTTCACGAATAAGATCCAATTCACTAGTTTTGAAAATTTATTACGTCTATGATTTTACATATCATACACATAATTAGCATCTATCTTTACGCTTTTGTGTTTTACTTTTGCGTTTTCTGCGACCAACACCGCCATATGGGACTTCTCTTCGGCTCCCTCTTGTTGTACTTTTTGATTTTTTCGCGGTTGGGTTTGCATGTTCTTTTTCTGTTTCAAATTGTGTAAAAGCTTCTATAGTTTGCCAATGTTTAAGCTTATTTTTTGCACCCTCCGTCTTTGCACCACTTTCGATAAGTACCTTTAGAACAGGGTAAGGATGATGTTGCCAATTACCCCTACTACAATAATATTGCAAAGCAGTAAAATTATCTTGTCCTTTTATTTCTAAATCTGCACGGTTGTCAATCAATAATTTAACAATTCTTGCGTTAAGTTCAGTATCGTCAAGGCATTCGAAAATTGGAGGCGAACTAACACTACCCTTTGCATTTACAATTGCACGATTGTTTATTACAAATTCTATCAAGTCATAATACATATTGCATTTATATATATATTCCGCATCATGTACATCTACATTACTTGCTAGTTTACAACATGTATGTAGTAAAGTTTTTCCATATCCGTCCAATATATTAATATCTGCGCCACTTTCTATTAGTTCTGTTAACACTTCCATACATTCTTGTTTATTACGCAAAGTCATTCGTATAACAATATTTTTTAGAAGTAAATTTTTATTTATAATATCGATAAACTTATCATGACCGATGGCTTCTTCAAGTACACGAATACTAGTTTTGTAATTTAATAAATAATTAACCCAGCCATGTACACTATTAGGAAATGTAAATGTAATTTCGCTCATAATAAAAAAATTATGATTTATAATATAGATTCACATATTATTTCTTGATAACAATATTACGTTTTTGTTTTCGCGTTTTATGCTTGTTAGATAATGGTGTAATTCCGTGATTTATTTGTTCCAAAAATTTGTCAAACGCATCATTTCCTAAATATTCGGCCTCTTTGTAAATCCATTTGTTTTCCGTTTCCGATGATCACATACATTCTTCCGAAACCGTTTTACAATGTCATTTATTACGTCTATGATTTTACATATCATACACATAATTAGCATCTATCTTTACGCTTTTGTGTTTTATTTGCACGTTTTTTGCGGCCACCGACTAGCTTTGACAATTCGTTCAACACAAATTCACGTTCCTCTTTTTCTAATACAACAAAACATAATATTTGCGCCAATAACCCGTTTTCGGTTAGTTCTACATGAGTAGTTTCTCCATCTGCTGTTTTATCTTTATAAAAAATATCTATTTTGCGTTTATAATTAACAGGGAGTGAATTACTATTAGGATCGCGTATATCGAATAACTCTTTTAACGTACCGTCTTTAAAATAAATTATAAATCGACTTAGTTCGCTAAAAACATTCGAAATTTTTCTTTTATAATGGTTAATTGATTTTTTAGTTAACTCTGATAATCTTGGAAAAAATTTGGTTACAATAGGATTATCAATGGCAAATACTACGGGCCATTCTCCTTTATCCCCATCAATGATACTTAAAATAGTATGCATCATGTCGGTGCGTATAGGATTGGCAAGAAAGTCATCAGAAAACTGTGATACTATATATTCATGCAATTCCGTTAAAAGGGCTAATATATTAATAGGGGTTTCTTTTGATTCCACATGATTTTGTATAATTTCTCCTATATCTTCACACATATATTTCATAGATCCATCATAATTCTTTAGAATTAAACGTGTAGGTTTATTTAATAATGATGCAATATTTTCTTGTAAATCACCCGGTAGACCTTTAATTCTCCGATAAAGTTCCATTGACTGTACTAGTTCCTTTACTTGTTTTGGATCGGGTTTTCTCGATCTATCAAGTATTGCGTTTTGCCTAACAAATCGTTTTCTGATTAAATTGCCGACGCTTTGGTAAATACTACGCGTTATATTTTGTCTCAGCATATTTAAATCACTTAGTCGACGTCTTGTAAATCCATACATACCAGGTGCCGTCTTCAATTCGTGTTTTTTTGCACTAGATATTTCAAAATCAGTTTTTATTTTATCTCTGATTTTATTGTATCGCTGTAAAGATCTATTATGTTCTTTACCAAACATATTTGTTGCAGATCCTTTCGGGGTCTTTTTTCTCAATTCAACTTTAATATCATCTACACCAATTTCATCTGTCATTTCCCCTTTGCTATATTATTTCTATATTTTATTCTATGTTTACGTGTCTTATTACTAGAAAATGATTTGCTTACTATATCGTCTACAAATTTGTCAAACATGTCATTTCCAAGATATCCGGCATCTTTTTTGCAAATCCATTTGTTTCCCGTTTTTGACGAACGCACGCATTCTTCCGAGGCCGATTGTTCTACAATGACACCTATAGGCACAACGAGGTTTTTTTTGACAGCGCCACCACCAAACATACTCTCACTACTACCCCGAAACATGGAATATACGGGTTTTCCGCCACTCATCCCGTTTTCGTGAAATTGATAAGATTCAATATCGGATTCTTGGAAGATCATGATAATGAAACGAAACAATAGCGCTATAAAATAAAGAAACTTATACAGTACTACTAGAATATGTTCGTCGAATGTCAGACGATGTCTTGATGGCGCGATGTTCTTTCAAATATTGCATCATGTATGCAACATGTTCCTGATTCTCCACCATTTTTCCTAAACATTCTTCGATATAGGTAAATGTTAGGGGTGCATATTCGCGTTTTTCGCACACTTTCAACTCACCGTCGGAAATTGTAATCTTGGTATGTTCCAAGCCTCGATCTTTGATATATCCACATACCTCGGTGTTGAGCGTGGCGCGTTTTTCACGGAGTTCGCGCGTTTTTTCACCGATTCGTTTTAGTTGCGTATCCACTACGGTCCAATCCTTAATATTTTCGATAAATTTGGCTCGATCTACATCTGCTGCTGCTGCTGGCACGGTTGTACTTGCACTTGCACTCGCTGCTACGCTTGCCATAGTATTTATCTTACCTTGATAAATAATATGTTTTACAAAAACGCGAAAGAATATTCGAGAGAGTATTCGAAAAGCGCGTATTTATCGTCTTCTTGTCAAACGAGCACGACGTCCAGCACGTTTGCTTGTTTTGCGCGAAAAGGCGGGTTTGCCGCGTTTGTAAAAGTGATTGGCAGCCATCAAAAATCCAGGAACAATTGCATCGCCAAAACCAATACCGCCCTTTTTCGATCGTTTTCCACCACCAATAACGGGATTCATGGCAATGACATTCGTACCACTTGCAGCATGTTGAGATGCAGCATTACCATAGACAGCTTGGGCGTGTGCTGCACCACCGGCACCTTCACAATTTCCTCCACGCATGCTTCGTCGTCTTTTATTTTGCTGTTGTTGTTGTTGTTTTGCCATGATGGATAAATGAATAGACTAAACTATATTCTATCCTTAGATATTTCTTTTGCCTAATCCATTTTTGCATGGAATTTATTAGACAGCGTTGCACCTACCATACTATGACTCGGCATCAATCGCAACAACAAAATCAGATTTGCCATGATAATAAAAATCAAAAAGACATGATAAAAACAAATAAACCAAAGATAAACATAGGTTTCATTGTAAATCGATTGAAACAGGGGGCGGATAATCTCCTTCACTTCACGTCGTATATCTTCGCTTTGAAAAAAGTCAATACATGAATCGCGGATGTTTTTCATAGTCCGATCAAATCAAATCAATTGCACAAGTACTACTACTACTACTTTTCCGTTCGATTTATTTCGTCCCTTACAAACGCGCGTATTTTTAGCATAACAAAAATGTGATTTCATCGTATTAGAGTGCGGACAAGAAGACATGGAACAAATATATGAAACCAATGCGAATTTTCCATTTGAACAATTGCGACTCATGCCACCGACGGTTGTTGCTGGTGGAAATTATTTTATCAAATATCTGATTGATGGCGCACCGCTTTATATTCAACCGCCTAAATGTTCAACGAAACAGGGAATTACAAAGGGAGGCAAGCGATTTTTTACTGATCTCATGTTTACCAACGATCATGCCGATTTTATTCAATGGCTTGAACAGCTCGAAAGCCATACATGCAAACGAATTTTCGATAATCGCGAACAATGGTTCGAAACATCTATGGAGATGGACGATATCGAAAATTATCTAACATCGCCATTAAAGGTCTACAAGTCGGGGAAAAACTACCTTGTGCGAACCAATATCCCCTCACGTTTAGGCAAAATAACGCTCAAGATATATGACGAATCGGAACAAAATGTAGACCCTGAAACCATTCGCGAAAATACACAAGTCATTACCATTATGGAAGTGCAGGGTATCAAGTGTTCCCTCCGTAGTTTCCAAATCGAGTTGGAATTGAAACAGATGATGGTTGTGAAACCGAGTAATCTATTTGACAAATGCATTATTCGAGCGAAACCTGGCGAAACTAATCCTGTAGAAGCTAATGCAATGACTATTATTGCCAACGTAGAAGAGAATATAACTTTAGGAAAAGACGAGGGCGAGGGTGATGATGGATCAAATGATGTTCCTATCAAAGAAGAAGTAGAAGAAGAAACAGAAATTGTACAACAAGAGACTGAGACTGAGACTGAAGCGGTGGCGGTGGTCGATCCCATAGTCCCCTCTAGTTCTACCGAATTATCGGAAGTGAATATTGATTTAGACATACTTCCTCAGGAAGATTCCATGCAACTAAAACGACCCAATGAAGTCTATTTCGAAATGTATCGTGAAGCCCGCAAAAAGGCCAAAGAAGCACGCGATCTTGCTCTGCGAGCTTATTTAGAAGCAAAACATATTAAAAATACCTATTTACTCGACGATATCAATGATGACGAAGATAGTGATTTAGAAGATGGGGATGAGGAAGGGGAAGGGGAAGGGGAAGAGGAAGGGGAGAATACATAATAATCAATTGTGATTGGTTTGTTGCTATGTCTCTTCCATTTTCTTTTAGCCACTACTAACAAAATTTATATGGATTGCTACGAATAATTTTATCCGTCGTTTATATAAAGCAATGTTTAAAGATATTACCAACTTTGCCAAGTCCGGAAATGGAAAATGGATACTTCTGATTATTGTGGTCCTTTTTATTCTTTGGGCTATCATGTCTTATTCCAATAGTAAGATGATGAAAAATGATAGCATGGACACTGGAAGCAGTGCCGGTTCCATGCCGAATAACGCGGCACCTTCTACAATTGCGGCTCCAGCAACAGCCCCTGCAAGCACTGCTGTACAGGGTGGAAGCGGTTATGCTCTCCAGCCCGTCGCCCAGCCAAGCGATCTTTTACCCCAAGACCAAAATAGCCAATGGGCCGCTTTGAACCCCGTCAATGCTGGCAATGCCGCCATGCCCGATTTGCTCCAAGCCGGTTACCACATTGGTCTCGATACCATCGGCCAAACCCTCAAGAATGCCAACTATCAGTTGCGTTCCGACCCCATCATCGCGAAGAAGGACGTTGGACCCTGGAATCAGAGCACTTATGATGCCGACTACGGACGCGTTCCCCTCGAGATTGGGTGCGCATCGAGATAAACCGCGGTGTCAAAAAACATACCTGTATAATAAGTAATTGAATTTATATTATTTATTATTAGTGAACAATCAAACAATGATACAAACGCATGTCTTTCCGAATGGATGCCGTCTTGTATATGAACGTCCACCGACAGTTTTAGCGATTTCATCCGTCTATATCTTTTGCGATTTCGGATCGATTGATGAACACGATGATCATCGCGGTGCTGCGCATTTTATAGAGCATTGTGTATTCAAGGGCACACAAAAAATGCCGAAATCCAAAGAATTGTACATGGAATACGACAAGGTCGGTGCTCTCTATAATGCCAGTACAACTAAACGGTATACGAATTATACAATCAAATGTCGCGATGAACATGTGGAACACTGCATCAATCGTATGGCAGATATGTTGTTTCATTCCACGTTTCCAGCAGGCGAACTGAAGAAAGAAGAACAAGTGGTCATTGAAGAAAGCATTAGCAATAGCAATAGTGGTGATATTTTAGCAAGTGACATGATGGACTCCATGTTGTACGGAGGTTCGCCGTTTGCCAAACCTGTAGATACTATTGCATATCATCATCCGGATCGCCCTTTCAAAAGAAAAACCGTGGTGGATGTCTATCGACGCCATTATCAACCATGTAATATGGTCATTAGCATAGTTTCACACATTCCTTTTTCAAAAATAATAGCCATCTTGGAAAAGAGCAATTTTGTGTCGGGTCCATCAATGACCACAACATTGCGATCGAATCGTATATTTGGAATCCCCTTACAATCCGGGGATATTCAATATAAAATGGACATTATGAAAGGTGGACATTCGACATTTATCGATATTGGATTTCGCACATGCAATCACAATTCCCAAGATAAATTTATTTTGAATTTGATCAAGCACGTCATGAGCGGATCCTTTAGTTCCCGCATGTTTACTGTATTGCGCGAAGAACATGGCCTAACCTACAGTTCCGAAGCATCCACCCATTATTGTGAGGTCGGCGGCGAATTTGTCTTTTCTGCCGAATCCGACCCGAAAAAGGTGATTATTCGCAATGGAATGGGTGTATTGCCATTGCTAATAGGAATGATCCGGACTCTCATACGCGATGGTATTTCCAAAAAAGAATTAGCCTTTGTAAAACAGACACTTCTTGGAAATATGACCATTTCTTTGGAAAACATTAATCAAACGGCGCAACATAATGGAGTTGAGTGTTTAGTTCATAATTATCAGAATGCGACTGCAATGGTACCAAGATCGCGCATTTTTGAAACCTATTATGAACCGATCACTTTGGCAGATATAAAGGCTGTCATTGCGCGGTATTTTCGACCCGAGTACATGTGCGTTTCCATCGTGGGCGGCTCCACATTGCCGCCTCTTGCCACTGTAAAACGGATTTGCGCGAGGGCATTTGCCTAAGAACAAGGACTAGACAATAGTTGCCAATCTCCATTTATGGTATCATTTTTTCTAGTCATATGATAGAAGTCACGCAGTTTTAGATTTATAAAGTGTATTGTTTACCATGACCCAACTCGAGATCTTGGGATATATCGTCATTATCGTCTTTCTTGGAATATGTGCATACATGTATTTCGATTCCGACAGTTTTCAGTTAAAGTGCATCGTCTCCACGGTGGACGGCAATAAATATTGTGTCCGCGAACGCGCCAAAATTCAAGAGGCAGCTGATCTTTTAGCAACAGTCACCAAAAAATGCAAAGAATTGGTCGATTATGTCGGTAAAAAATATCCCGACCAGGACAATGTAAAACGCTTGGTCGATGGGTTTCATCCCAATAAAATCATGGAGACGTTGCCCACGAGTGAATATACTGCCTATAGTGAAAACAAGGGAGAGAAAATCGCATTTTGTCTGAATAAAACGCGCAAGGGTGAAACAAACATGATTGATGAACATACCCTCATGTTTGTCGCCATCCATGAATTGTCTCATGTTGCTACGAAATCCATTGGACACAAATCCGAATTTTGGGAGAATTTCAAGTTTCTCTTGGAAAAAGCCAAAGAGGCTGGGATTCATGTTCCCACTGATTATAAAAAAGAACCCACTGAATATTGTGGAATGAAGATAAGTGATAACCCCTTTTATGATGCATAAATTTTTTTCTTATAATGGCATTTACATTTGCTAATTTGTAAAATTGTTCATATGAAATGTCATATTATTTCGCATGGGCTGAATAACTGCATTATTTTTTCTAGGATTTCTTTTTTGAACATTATTTATCGGAACAAACGTTGAGACTTGTTGCATAGTATTGTTTATTGTTTGTCTAGTAGCTACTTGTGTAGACGTAGCTAGTTCACCCTGTCCTGTTAATGTAAACATGGGATTGGCAACTGACGATGAAAATATAGGTTTTTGTACAAACCCGCGATTCTTCATATTTACACAGATATCATGATAGAGTCGAAATAGATTTGTATTATAATTGCTTTTTTTCAAAGATAGTAAGAATACCTCGGTAAATGCACCCACCCATTCATTTAACGATGCGTCAAATACATCTGCACTCGTTTCACGATCCTTACATCCACTAAACATGTATATTTGTTCATTCTCAATTGCGTTTTCATTTTTCATAGTTCGAGAGAAATAATTACCATATTGATACTCAAAACTCCATTGTAAATCGCACATTGTTCCGCTATAACAACAATCAAACAATAAAAATACGCGACATTTTGCTGTTTTTACAAAGTCATATAAATCATGATCAAATATAAATGTTCCTCCCATTTTGTAATCACATGGTACTAAAAATTCGTTGTAACCTGAATGATCTACACTGTTTGCGACTTGTGTTCGCGAGCCATGTCCACTGTAATGAATCCATATTTCAGAAAAATTAGAAGAATATGCAAAGATATGTTTTAATTGCGCGACAATATTCGCACCTGTAGGCATAAGGGTTGGATCCGACGAATCATCGCGTAGTGTAGTAATATTATTTTGCGCATATTGGAATTGCGAAATGAGAATCTCTTGCATATTAACAACATCATCAATACATCCATTCAGACGATTATCTATGCTATTCAAATAATCAATTCCTATTAATAATGCGCGCTTTGGCAAAATAGATGGGGTTGTCATTGCGATAAGGTTTTGGCCTATATATACATATAGATATATAGTCCAAAGAATAGAATCATGGATGGACGAAACCCATACAAGGTTTATTTATTGAATTCTACCGGAACATTGGGTAGTATCCATATTTTTCACGGTAAAACCGATGCCGATCCGGACCAAGTATTGACCGAATTATTTAGCGAAATTGATAAAGCTATGATTCTTGCAGAAAATATACCCATCGTCCAATCGAGTCAATGGATTTTACCGGATGATTCGATTTCAACATTGAAAAAAAAAATCATGCGCGAAATGCCAGCGGTCTGTTACGACGAGATGTATTTATTTGGCCTTTCCAAAGATATTTCTGAATTGGCAATTGAAGACCGCCATGATACAGTCACCAAGATTTATCAAAAGAAAAAAAGATTCAACAACGATGACGGTATGGATGCCGCGGAATTTGGTCAATATGCCATCAATTTGCATTTTTCAGAAACCATCTTGGAAGCCATGGAAACCAAGACCGAGTATTCTTACTCTGATTGGTTACAAGCCATGTCGGAAGGGTTTCAAGTGGAATGTCCATTGGGTCCTAAATTCTCCGAATCCCAAGATTTCCTTTTTCCAGTCAATCCGTTTAGGGCCATGGGCCAGTATTATGTGCCCGATAAAGACAATGTATTGCTATCTTTCGAAAATCAGCTCTTGTTTCACTATGGCGAATTGGATTCCAATGTCATCTATCTCTGTTTAGCCGACAATGTCTTTGATTATGCAGTCAGCAAGAGAATCGAAGAAGAGTATGTTACTGAACTCTATTTTCCCCTTTTATACAGGCGCGGCATTCATTCCAAAGGCGCTTTGGAAGAAGAGAGAGCCACATTGGCTAGAGAAACAACCGCCCTCTTGTCGCCATCGGTTTGCCAATTGCAAGATACCATTAGTGAATTACAGACCATTTTTTATAAAAAATCGGCAGAGCCAATGCCCTATGTCGCCAGGGGGATTCAGGCGTTTGAACTGTTGATACGGGCCGGCGATTTCACCGCTCCCCTTCCCTTGGAAGATATCTTCAAAAATATCCATTCCAATGCCGCCGTTCCATTTATCAAATTCAATCCGGGCAATCGCCGAGAGAACATGTATCGCCTTTTTTCCAAGACCATTTCTAAAAATGGGAAAAAGATTCCGGTCCTTTCCGAAACTGCGGCGCTCAAATTGTCGAGAGACATTGGCAAGGGCAAGCGCCAAATTTCCATGTTTTTGCCAAAATCCGACAATCCCGCCCTCGCCATCATTCTCAATGTATATCCCAACGGAACTATGAGCGCTGTTACACAAAGTCCGTTGAAGACTCCCATTTCCGTCGACGAATTGTATGCATGGCTAAGCAGTTCCATCAATCCTATTTTACAAACCATCAATTTATTTTTACATTCATCCGGATACAAAATGCGCCCGTTTTCCAAAGAAGCGGTGATAAAGTCCATGGTTCAATATACATCTACCCTCTCCATTACCAAAGAAATTGCGCTGAATAAATACATGGGATGTGTTTCGTGTATCTTTGATGTTCAGACGTCGGATGTCACTACGGGCGCTCAATTGCGATTCAAACGTGTCGAAAATTTCCAGGTCATGGATGCACAGGACTCTCTCATCACAGAGGTATATCGATTAACGGGAAATTTCGGGAATGCACTTACATCGTTGATGGAAAATTATCAAATGACCAATGAAGAGGCCCTTTTGCGTATCAGCCAATATATGACCAATCATCAACAACTCGGTGGCGAAATTTTGGAACATCCTGGATTTTCGGTTCTTATCAAAATGGTTCCTTTGAAAACCGAAGTGAAAATCGATGTGGCCAATATATCATCCCTGGCCTATATTCCATATATCGAAATGTATCTCGATACCATGATGAGAATGACTCAGTTTGTTGGGTACCAAGAAATGTGTTCTGTCGCTTCCAAGAAAATCAAAAAAGGTTTAGGAATGGATGTTGGACATCTTGAAAATGCCGTGGCCGCAACAACCGATCTTTCTGAAATGACGTTGCATAAAGCAAAACCACTCGTTTTTTTATCAGAAAAAGAAACACAGCTGGATGCGGATGAAGACCAATTAGACAAGGACGATGAAGATGATGACGATGACGGTGGATTATTTTACGAAGATGATGAGGAGGAGGAGGAAGAAGATGTTGGTGCTAGTGCTAGTGCTGACGAGCTAGTCGATACCGGCGAACAAGCCGAAGAAGAATTTGGCGGCGTTTCCAAGAAAAATGGAGGGGTGTCACCCAAAGGTGAAGAAGAAGAAGAAGAGGGCAAAGAGTACAAGGCCAATATTGACGGCATGCCCCTCAATGATCCTACGCCCTTTTTCAAACGACTCAAGGAAATGGATCCCGTTCTTTTCTTGACCAAGAAGGAAGGAAATTACAAAGCATATTCGACATCCTGTCAATCCAATCGCAAACGCCAGCCGATCATTTTAACCGAAGCAGAAAAAGCCAGGATTGATAAAGAACATCCGGGATCATATACCCATGCTCTAAAGTATGGTTCCGATCCAAAACAACAATATTGGTATATTTGTCCAAGATATTGGTGTTTATTGACAAACTCGAGTATTACCCAAGAAGAGGTCGATTCCGGCAAATGTGGCACCATTATTCCCGATGGCGCTAAAAAGGTACCAAAGGGTGCCTATGTATACGAGTTTCGCAATCAAGTCGAACATGTAGATGCCAAAGGAGAGTATGTCGAACACTCGCCCGGGTTTTCCGATAAAATGACGCATCCCAATAATAAACTCTGCATCCCGTGCTGTTTTAAACGATGGGATTCGCCTTCGCAAAAAGCCATGCGCGATAAATGCGCACAACCCGACCAACCGCTAGGATTGGCGGAAGATTCGCCCACGAAATCCGCAGCGAAACTAGTACCCCTTGGTCCACCCGGGAAAAAGACAAACATTACCTATATCATTAGTTTTGCCATTATGCCCATTCCACAGAATCGATGGGGCTTTTTACCGATGGCCATGCAATTGTTCTTACAAATCAATAATATGGACGCAGTTTCCAAAGATAATCTTACTACGATCAAACCCAATACACCAACCCTCTTGCGATATGGCGTTGAACAGTTGGCGGGTCAGTCTTTTTTGGGGTGTGCCGCCGATTTGTATGCGTATAAACAGGGTCTCGCAGTCCCCACTGTAGACGAATTCAGACAAATCATGGTACAGGCCATTGACTTGGATACCTTTTTGCGATATCACAACGGATCTCTTATTTCGGTATTTCGTCCGCCTCTTATCCAACAGGCCGATATCAATATTGCGCAATATGAAGGCAGTCAATTTGTCCGTTCCGTCAATGCACGAACTGAATCCGAACAAGATTATGTGGAAGAAGTCATTGCGTCATATGAACATTTCCAAAGATATTTGTTGGATCGCACATCCACCATTGATCATACCTATTTATGGGACATGATGGTGGATGCCAATCCGCGTCTCATGAAAGACGGATTGAACTTGGTCATTTGCGAAATGGTGGACAATGATATAACAGATCATATTGAACTCCTTTGTCCAACCAATTCCTATACAAGTTCGATATACAATCCGAAAAAGGAAACGGCGATTTTGTTGAAACGCGGCGATTACTACGAACCCGTTTATTTGTATGAAGATCGCGATAATAAAATCAATGTGAAAAAGACGTTTATCTCGCAAACGTCGATTCAGAATATACGCAACATGTTGCTCTTGATACAAAATAGCACGCGCAAATACTGTTCGCCCATGTCCAGTTTGCCCAAAGTCTACACCATGAAAAAGAATCTCTTGGCAAATGAAATCGCGCGCACAATCAAAGCAATGGATCACACCGTCGTTTCTCAAGTCGTCAATTTCCAAGGCAAAGTCATTGGTCTCATGGTTCAACCCGTTGACGAAACATTGCCGCCACTCTTTGTACCCACCTACCCATCGAGTATGATGATGGACTTGAAAACACAGTGGATGGACGAAGAAGATCTGTGGCTAGACTACACGGCAACGCGCGATAGACTTGCAGCCATCCACGGAGAAAGCAACGAAACCATTCCTTGCCGAGCCGCATTTAAAGTGGTGGAAGAAAAGGTCGTCGTCGGAATCTTGACCGAAACCAATCAGTTTGTTCAAATCGACCCACCCGTCCCCGTTGAATCGGCGGAATTGACGGATACGATTCCCCTTTTACAAAGCTCGAATTATTTGGTTGCAGACAAGGCGCTTACGCAGAATTTACCCGAAGACCAAGTTCGCGTCGAAACAACGCGTCGGATTTCTTTGGAAAGCCAGTTTTATGCCACATTCCGCAGTTATGTCCGCATGGCCCTGAATCGCTATGAAAACAACACTGTCAAACAGTCCATCATGGCCGTCATTACAAACAAGACCTTTATGTATCGCGATAAACTCCGGCGTCTTGATAAACTGCTTCACACATTAATGGCAAATGCCGTCGTTTTTCAACCTTTTACTCAGGAACTCATCATGACTATGGACCGAGTCAGTGAATGTAGCGAAAAACCTGTGCCCAGTCAAACCGACGGTTCTCTGCAATGCGACGTAGGAAATGACAAACGATTTTGTCTCATGACGGCAGATAAAAAATGCCAAATGATTTTGCCCAAGGTCCATTTGGTCAGCGGGTCGAACAATGAAACGGCCTATTTTGCACGCATTTCTGATGAAATGTTGCGATATCCGCGCATTCGCAATTTCCTCTTTCAACCATCGACCTATTTGAATATTACCAATGCTCAATTCAGCGTGTATCCTGACGAACTATTTATATTGCAATCGCTCTTGACCCCTGACTATTTCCGTGATCTTGAAGCGTTCAATACCAATCCCTATATACAAAATGTAAATTACGAGACGGCGCGTCCCGCCATAACACAGCGGTATACATCGGATATTTCTTTGGAGGAACAAGGTTTATTGATGAATCTTGGAAAAGATGTCGCCGTAGATGAAATGGATGAATATGCAAAAGAGTGTATCGAATCGTCTCGCGATATTATTGGAAACAAACAGAGCATGTGGAAACGTATCTTTCCAAAGACGGCCAAAGAAGTCATTTACAAACCACATGTCGCATGCAGTTTTTATCCCATTCTTTCTATTTTACAGAGACGATTGGGGCAAAATATCACCGTGCAAAACGTAAAAACTTCTTTGTGGAATGGATATGCATCTCTCATGGGTCTACATGAAACCAAGATTCTTGGTTTATTGAGAAAACAGGGGAAGCGCGACATGATGGATCGTATTCGACAAAAAAAGACCACCTTGGAAAATGTGATATTTAGTGACGAATATTATATGACCGATTTGGATTGGTGGGTCTTGGCAAAACAAACACGCAGTCCTATTATTCTCTTTTCCTCGACCAAATTGAAGAATTTGTCGCCCACTATGGATTGGCTGCGCCTTGCTGGCGATGGTTCTGCCGCGGAACGATTCTTTTTTGTTCGCAGTCCACCCGAAGTGAAAATCAATACACCCCCGGCCTACCATTTGATAGACCCCGCCTATGCGATATCTGATCTCAAAGAATTTACGGCTCTTTTTCAAACTGCAATTACTGGCGATGCACAGTATTTACAACATGTACAAACTTTAGAGGAATTCTTGGCAAAACAGGTGTTTATTTTGAAGAAAGGGTAATCTTAACCATAGTTCTCTAAATCGTCCTTAAATAATGACGATTAAATGTGTAAAATGACACGTTTTAGATCGTCCGGCTAGATATTTAAGCAAAACATTGCCAAACACTATGTTTATCGAACATAGTGATTCGTTTGAATCATTGTAATATTATATAGTATATAGTATATAGCATTACATAATGAATAATCTCGAATTATTACAAGTGTACCATTTTGATAAAAAATGCAGATGTGGTGTAAATTCAGATGGTGGATATGTTATAGCAGAATTGGATGGAGAATATGATTGCTATATATCGGCTGGTATATCAAATGAGGAAAGTTTTTCGCAAGATTTTATTAATAAATATAATATGAACGAATCTAATAGTTATGGGTTTGATGGAACTATAAATAATTATCCTTATAACTACACAAATAAAATTTCATTTATAAAAAAAAATATAAATAGTTTCAATGATGATAATAACTCTAACTTGACAGACTTGACTGATACATATAATAATATTTTTTTAAAAATGGATATCGAGGGGGGTGAATATCCATGGTTATTAAATATGGATGAAAATCAATTGGATAAATTTAAACAAATTGTAATAGAATTCCATGGAATTACAAGTAATGAATGGGGTTCTCATTATAATAGTAAGGTTATTTGTCTAGAAAAATTGGCAAAAACCCATTATATCGTACATGCACACGGTAATAATTACGGACATGTTGTGAATAATATCCCGGATGTTATCGAAGTAACGTATGTCAATAAAAAATATTTTGATATACCTCCTGAATTAAATAAACTACCTTTGCCTATTGATAATTTAGATTTTGGAAATTCTTGTGGCGTGGTTGATATCGATTTAAATGTTTATCCATTTGTAAACTAGGATATAATATTTTGCATACATCTATATATAATGAGTATATAGAATGAAAAAAACGCCGACAAATAGGCGACCATCCAATGAAACACATAATAATAAACCTCATGCTTGTGCATGTGATACAATACTAAATGCATTGGCATGGTTTTTTGGCTGGGCAGAAGGTCTCGCCATTGGTTGTTGTATAGGATGTGAGGATGGGTATACCACCAATGGTGGATTTATTTACAAAATGTACCAAGGATGTCAAGAGGGATGCGGGGAAGGCATTTCGATCGGACACATGATTTGATGCAACGAAATATAGAATGTTTTGGAAGACATTCTATATTACTAATACCAACTGGTCAATGGAGTGGCTACAGCTACATTTTGGCCATACCACTTGTTGCCTGCCACACAATCTTGTGGGTAAAGTGCCACACGACGGCAAACACCAAGGCGTGGGTGGCGGCAACGACCAACTTGGAGCCACCAGGGGGGAGGGAGAGGAGGACTCCGGGTGTGAGGACAAAGAACAGCACAAAGGCGTAGAGAAACATAATCCAGTTCATGTTTGTTTGTGTTATATACACTAAATAGATAAAAATAAAATGTTGTAGTAGTCAAAATTGCTAAATAATATGATTGTATTGAATGATAGGATCATTGGATGATAGGTTCCTTTGTCTAAAATCCCGCATCGTAGTCATCGTCGCAATGGTCGCCCTTGACATGATTCATCTGCGTCGAAATATGATTATCAATCGCGATGCTTTGTTTGGAGCAGGGATCCGACGCATCGTCAACCAGTCCAAACGCGCGTTCAATGTCCGCCTGTTTTGTGTTGATGCCCACCATCGCCTCATCCAGCGTTTGCATCTCTTTCATATCGAGAACGACACCAAACGCGCCTGTTCCGTAATAGCCATATTGTCCACACATGACATTGGCCGAAACACCGCGACAATGGTCAAAGTCGCCATGGCGCGCTGCGTCTAAAAACACCTCTGTATGAACTTCAAAGGTGCCTTTGGCAATGGGGCCAGTATCATCATTGAGAAGACCCGACCGGAAAATCGCGACCATATCGCGGGTACATGTCATCCGATCGCATAGCAAGCTCAAGTGGTGATAATTAATATAGACATCGCTAAACTCCATGACTTCGACAAACTCATTGTAAATCACTTGTCTCGCTGCTTCAATCCCCAAAACATTAAAGACCTCTTTGATATCATTGCTAAAGGTACGCGTCGAATCAATAAAGTCCAATCCGAGGGTTTCTAGTAGATTTGTACCCGTTGTATCAAGCACCCACGTGTCCTTCTTCACATACTTGCCGTCCTCTTTTGACACCATATTTTGCACTTTGCGCGCCAATACATTTTCGAGGCCGTTGACACCGCGCAAAATGATATTGTTCAAGAGCGAATCCTGGAAATTCTTCAAGAGATAGATTTCATCCGATTGGTCCAGTGTATCAGCCATGCCCTTTCGCTTGCCCTTGTTAAAGACGGAACTGTTGATGCGAATACGGAAAACCAATTTGTCTGCATTGTAATCCGAATAGACACACGAAATATCATTGCCGCCGTGACTATTGGAAATGGCAAAGTGTATGTCGTCCATGGTAATGTTTTTATCGAGAAGGGCCTCGCTATCCATTTCCATGCGGACAATCCACTTGGATTTGGCCGCTTCATTTGCAAGACTTCCTCCTTGATCTGCACACTCTTGAAGCATGGTTTCAAACTGTTTGTATTGCTCGACCAAGAGTTGGTCCTCTTCCATCAGCGTTTGGCCTTCGTTGGGATCGAAACAAATCTGAATGTTTTTCACTACGTCGATCAATTTGGTGTGATTCAACATGGTGGCATAGGCCGCCGCCTTTTCCTGTTCCGTTTCGTCCATCGGCTTCAAATGAATCGTGAGAGAGGGATTCTTTGGGTTTTTTGTCAAACGCAGAATTTCCTCAATACGCGGCACACCACGCGTCACATTGGATTTGCTCGACACACCACTCAAGTGAAACGTATTGAGCGTCAATTGTGTAGTAGGTTCACCCAAACCCTGACCCGCAACCACGCCCACCATTTCTCCTGGATGCACAATGGCCTCTTTGTGCTTGAGTGCAATCGTTTCGAGCAAGATGACGAGTGCCTTTCGGTGGAATCGTTTCGTCACCAAGAGTTCCTTTGGAGATAAATAATAATAGTACATGATCTCAAACAGGGGCGTAATGGGGACAAATCCCATGCTGTTCATCATGGCGAAATTGTCTTCGATGAGTTCAAATGCTTCGAGGGGTGTGATATCGACCGAGGACGTTGATCCTAAGCCGAGTTGCCCCTGGATATTCGCAATGATGTTTTGGAAAGCGACGGGGAGGCGCACCGTATTCTCATTCTTGTGTTTAAAGACGGCCTCGACAATGGTTTCGCGAGCTTCCATCATTTTGTTGATGTAATATTCGCACTTTTGTTTGGTAGCCGCGGCCTGTTTCTTGATACGCGATCCTGCACCCTTGGTATAAACACGAATCAGTTCATTTGATTGGTCATTGATTCCGACAATGTCATAATGCATATAAATGTCCTCAATGCTCATTCCAGCGAGGGGGATGGTCTGATTCTCTACGCGAGTGGGGTCGAACCCGTCGTCGCCATAAGCAAACTGGACGATTTTGCCCTTGTTGTTGCGCACCGTCATGTCATACTCAACCTTCAAGTCTTCGAGACCCTTGATCAATCTGCGTTGGATATATCCAGTCTGTGATGTTTTGACGGCTGTATCAATGAGACCGATGCGACCACACATGGCGTGGAAGAAGAGTTCCGAGGCCGTGAGGCCCGAAATATAAGAATTTTCGATAAATCCGCGCGCACTCGGGCCATCATCGAATTTGTTGTAATGGGGAAGTGTGCGGTTTTCGAGACCATAGGGGATGCGCTTTCCATCGACGTTTTGCTGACCTACACACGAAATCATCTGCGAAATGTTGATGAGCGAGCCCTTGGATCCCGAGTTGATGATCATCAAGAAACGATTGCTCTTGCTCAAACTTTCGCGCCCGATTTTGCCAGCCTTTTCCGTCGCCTTGTTCAAATTGTTGTTGACCAAGTTTTCAAACTCGGCAATGTTTTTGTTGGCTGTGCTATTTTCAAAGGTTCCGAGGTGGATCTTGTCAATAACCGATTGCACCTCCATCTTTTGCGTGGAAATGGCCTGGATGATCTTGTCCTGGGTTGCGCGATCAGCAATCAAATCGCTAATGCCGACACTAAACGAACTCGATTTCATATATTCGGTGACAATGTTTTGGAGATCGTCGTTGAAATTGGCGCACGCGAGGGGGCTAAAATCGTTAAAGGCTCTGTGCAAAATACCCTTGGTCGTGGAACCGAGCACCGATTTTTCGAGCTGACCCCGGATATAGTGTCCATTGCGGATTTCCAGTACATTGTTCGAGGTCTTGTATTCTTCCGCCTCTTCAAAGAGTTTGGTCTTGTAAATCATGGTGAGGGGCGGCATGATTTGCGAAAGAACGTCGAAGGAGGAGAGACGATCGCCCTTTTTACGGAGCGCAGCTGCATCGACCTTGTTATACATCATCAACAAATTCATCGCTTCGCGCGGTGTAAATGTAATGTTGGGTCGGGTCAGACGGAAGGAACCGAGGAGCGAATCTTGGAAAATGCCGATAATCGGCGAATTGTTCGAAGGACTGATTTGTTGATACGGAATCGCGGCCAAGTGACGTAACTCCGTCTCCGCCAAGACGTTTTGGGGCATGTGCATATTCATCTCATCACCATCAAAATCAGCATTGTATGGTTTAGTATCGCCGACATTCATGCGAAAGGTATCACCAACGCGCATGATTTTCGCAATGTGGCACATCATACTCATTCTGTGCAAACTCGGTTGACGGTTAAACAACACTGCATCGCCATCCAACATGTGTCTATGAACCACGTCGCCCATCTCGAGTCGGATGGAGGCGCGGTCGACATACCGCAGGGAAATGTGCTCGCCATTGCGCCTTTCCAAAATCTTGGCCCCCGGATACGTCTCCGGTCCATTCTCAATGAGTTTCATCAGGAAATCGTGATTGCGTGCATTGACAGTGACGGGTTTGGTAATGTTCATGGCGATTTTCATAGGAACACCCAATTGTTTGATGGACAAATTGGGATCACCTGTAATCACGGAACGGGCACTAAAATCCACGCGTTTTCCCATCAAGTTGCCACGAATACGGCCGTTTTTGGAATTGAGACGGCCCATGATGCATTGGAGCGGCCGACCCGACCGCTGGGCCATCGGCGCCACGCCCTTGATCTTATTGTTCACCACCATGGCAATGGAATGTTGCAAAATGGCGGTCCAATTTTCGAGAACATTTGCGGGCGTCTCTGCATTTGTCATCTTATCCGCCAAAATCGTGTTCGTCTTGATGATATTGCTATAAATGTGTGTCAAATCGTCCTCGCTTCGCTGTTGAGCATCATGTTTGACCGAGGGGCGAACCGCTGGCGGAGGCACCGGCAAGACCTGACAAATCATCCAGTCGGGGCGGGACCACGTTGGACTAAATCCCATAAATCCCACATCATCATCGGAAATACGCTTAAATAGCTTCAATACAATTTCGGCGGTGAGACGGATACTAATCTTTTTGGCATCGCCCGCCTCGTCGGATTCGATATTTTCCCAAATGGCAAATAGGGTTGCCATGCCTTCCAGTTTGATCTTGTCGGGTTGTCTGCATCCGCATCCGTCCTCGGTCGATTCGCCGCAACGTTTGATCTTGGCGGCCATGCGCGACACATAGTCCCAGCGCTTATCGGCTGGCATGGATAAAATGTGTTTATGTTGATTCTTGTTGATCAAGAGTTTGCTGCACTTGAAACAGATGCATCGACAAATCTTCATGATTTCCTTCAAGTGTTGGATAAAGAAGACGGGCCGCGCCAATTCAATATGACCAAAATACCCAGGTGTATCGATATAGGTAAATCCATCTGTGGGACAGACTGTACCGGGCTCCAAGACGCCCATGCGCGGATCAAAGAGTCCACCGATGACGGGTTTATTATTGATATAGGTATCTCGCGAGGTCACCTCGACAACGGAATTCTTTCTGATCTCATCGGGGGATAAGATACTAAATTGGATTCCGATGATTTTGGCAGGCGCCTTGTATTCATTTGTTTTGGACCTCTGTGTTGATGACGACATTGTACTATAATATAGTCATCTACATTTTATATCCTTTCATAATCAATTTTTCAACGATGGTTTTATTTTTTAAAGGACCCTTTTTCCAAACTCTTGTTAATCTCGGTTTGCATCATGATGTTTTTCATGATCTTCTTATGGGTTTGTTCCGTAGTTCCTTCGCCATTTCCCATGGTCCGGCACATGAGCAAAAGACTTTCGTCCTTTTTTTCGCGACTGTTCTTATAGTCGGGATTGTCCTGATGCCAAATGTTGGTCTGTTGTCGGACTTTGTGTGCTACCATGGAAACCAATTTTTGGATTCTTGGTAAATCGATATTTTCTTTCTCCCACTCGTCGTTTTCTTTGATATAGACAGTTTCGCGTTTGGGATCGGTACAATGAATAGGACGGCGATAGGTACCCATTTGTCGGAATAATTCGCCAATAATGATGCTGTTTCCTTCGACAAACCCATGTTTGATGACGGTTTGTAAATCGTCTTGAGTCATGGTGAGAGAATTCATAAATTCGCTGAAATTGATTGCATCTTTGCATTTTTCATTGAGAAAGAAATTGAGATTGAATTGAGCATTGTTGGTGGTATTGTTGTTGTTTGTTACGTTGCGTTCAGTGGAGAGTTCCATGACTTTGTCCAACAATTCGCGATTTTGTTCCATCAATTGTAAAAACATGTCCTTGGTAATGACGTCCGACGGCAACAATTTTGGCTCCGCTGTAGGTTGAATGATCACTTCATCCAATTCTTGTTCGGTCGATTCAACATGGTCAACGATTTGTTCATCAGTCGCGTTTGATATAGTACTAGTGCATGCATTGCGTGCATGATACCACAAACCTGTGCGCGATTTATATACTTTGTTGCACTTTTCACATGCAAATTCTTGGGATTCGGCGCTTTCTTCACTCCCGGGAGTTATTTGTGTTCGAAGAGTGTTTGTAACATGCTTCTTTGTTTGGATATGGCGTTTCCATTCGACGGTTTTGCTGCATATAAAGTCACATGTATTACATACAAATGCGCTCACTTCACTCGATTGATCATTAGCGGTTTTTATATGTTTACGGGTAGTTAAATGTCGTTTTAAATCCGATTTTTGGCTGCATACAAAGTTGCATATTTCGCAACGAAATGAAGAGTTTTTTTCCATTATATACTTTGAACAGAAAAAAACTCCTAAATGCGAACGAAAAAGGAACGGAAAAAGGAACGAAGAAATCAAGGATATTTAGGAAAAACTTGGAAAAAGGGAATTTGCGTTTGTTTAGCGAAAATAAAATGTAGGCGGCCGTTTTTCCAAAAACGGCGATTCTGAAAGTTGGGCAGTTTGGCGTCATTATGCAGTGCTGTTGGTGCGGCGACCGAACCATCTTCTCAGAAAATGGATTTTTTGTTCAAAAAACTCCACTTTTGTTCGAAGATTTGTACGAAGATTTTTATCGTAACAAACTGATGTTGAAGTTGGTCGTTTATGAAACCGTACATGATGTCATATACAGACGTATTATTTTGGTACTATTTGGAAAATGGACCGTCGATTACACGGGCAGAAATCGCAACTTTTTTGAGTCCGGTCTGAAAATTACACGAGCTAAAAAACTGTGGAGTTTTTAAAAAACTCCTCAATTCGAACAGAAAAAACTCTGAAATTTTCTCTGAAAAAATTTATGCAGTCATACCAAAAAAATCATTTTGACGAAACAAAGCATTATGCAGTGTTTTCAGAAAACCGAGATTTTTCTTGAGATTCGGGACCCTACTTTTTACTTTTGGACATTTATAAATGTCCAAAAAAAAAAACTGAGGTCTATTTTTGTAAAAATTTTCCAGGGGTCCTGGACCTCCGATTTTCATCGAGCAGCATTTTTCACATGATAGTTTTGGAAGTATACTTGTTCATGGTAAGGAAAAATAAATCCTATGAAAATGATGAAAATCCATGTTTTCGCCAAAATCGCGAAAAACCGTGTTTTCAAAGAATCTTGGAAAAGAGAGAAAAATATCATGAAATAATATAGATGGAGAATTTGTTACAGGTTGACGATATTTTTACATATTGGATATATGCATGGTTTTTCCTTCATGTATTTTTCCAAAGTACAATTCCGAGTCCACTTTTAGCAGTGTGGATTAGTCTTATAGTGACATTGGTGGGATTGATCGGACTTTTTATATTGAAAGGGAATATGATGAGAATTTTGAAACTGATGTTGATGACATTGGTAATCAAAATAGTTCCCCTATATATTTTGACTGTTTATTTGAAAGAAAAAATACATCTATATCATGATTTATCTTGGTTTATTGTAGTTTTTATAATACACAATTTTTATTTATGGTTAAAAGGCAAAAATATATATGATGTATATCTTGAAATAATCAATTCAAATAGAGAAGATAAAAAGAACACACTACCATTTTTTAGACTGATAGATTATTTATCAAAACAACTTGCAAAAAATTGATTCGATTTGTTTCTATGAACACAACATAAAAACAACCCACCTATATTCAATTATTATTTACCATGCCATCCATGAACGAAAAGTCCAAGCTTTCTACCCGCGCTTCGGCCAAATCAAAGAATGTATCAAAGGAAAAGGAAACGAAACAGCTCAAGAAAAAGGTTGTTTCAGAATCTGATTCTGATTCGGACTCTGATTATATCTCATTTGATGAGGACGAGGACGAGGACGAGGAGGAAAGCGAACTTTCGGATGACGATGAATACGAAACGCTTTCTGAAAGCGATTCTACCTATGTTCCACCAAAAAAGACAAAGAATTTAAAGAATAAGATGAAGAAATCAAAGCGCGAAGAGACCGAGGAGGAGGAAGCCGATGAGGAAGAGGAAGAAGAGGAGGAGGAAGTCGATCCGAAAAAGTTCCGCAAACTCTTGTCTGATATCTTTCCCTCCAATTATATCAAGAAAAAGGTGAGAAAAGATGAAGACGAAAGCGAGGAGGAAGAGGAGGAGGAGCCAAAGAAAAGGCGTACAAGCAAACCAAAAAACAACAAAAAAAAGCCAGTGGACAGCGACGAGGAGGAGGAGGAAGAACCAAAGAAAAGGCGTACTAGTAAACCAAAAAACAACAAAAAGAAGCAAGAGGACGAAGCAAGTGAGGAGGAAGCGAGCGAAGATGAGCAAGCTAGCGATGATGAACAGAAATTCAACATTGTCTTTACCATTGGCGGAGCCGGTGGCGGACTCGGACTGGATGAACCCCCTATCGATGACGAGAACGAAGAGTGCGATAGCGAGGATGAAAAGATGTTTATGAAGGAAAAGTATGAGCCGGTAGACCTTCCCGCCAACAAGAAGGTGGAGGCAGAGAAGAAGCGCAACAAGGAAAAGAAACACAAGAAAAAGTCAAAGGAGGAAAAGGCCAAGAAGGCGCGCGAAATCACCGACGCAGAAGGAGAGTATGTCGAACTCCACGAGTTGCGCAAACATTTGGCCGAAAAGCTACACAAGAAGCCGGACAGCAAGATGTTGCACCGAGCCATGAAGGATGTTCGCGACCAAATCAACAAGTTGGTCAAGAAATCGCGCACCAAGAATGCCAAGACGTACTATGAACTAATCAACTTTGATCCGGAGGAGACGAACGAGATCGATTTCTTCAAAAAGAACTTGTCCAACAAGGAACAAATCCGTGTCATGAAGGAGCTCCAAGAAATCAACAATCACCTTCACGTTGAAAAACCATACCGCGTCCGTCTCCTCGAATCCTCCATCCCGCCCAAGTACAAGGCAACCGTCATGCAAAAGTTGAATACCTTGCATCAAATGGATCCCAGTGATAGTGAGTATTACAAGATCAAGAACTGGGTAGATACCTTTATGCGCGTGCCCTTTTCCATGTACAAGAGTTTGTCCGTCAGCATGACCGATGGCATCGAAAAGTGCAGTGATTTTATGGAGAATGCCAAGACCATCCTAGATGATTGCGTTTATGGCTTAGATGATGCCAAGATGCAGATTTTGCAAATGGTCGGCCAGTGGGTCGCCAACCCGTCTGCCATGGGAACGGCGATTGCCATCAAGGGTCCGATGGGTACCGGCAAGACAACCTTAGTCAAGGAGGGGATCAGCAAAATCCTGGGTCGCGAGTTTGCCTTTATGGCGCTCGGCGGTGCAGGCGATGCCAGTTTCCTAGAGGGTCATTCGTACACGTACGAGGGAAGCAGCTGGGGCAAGATTGTCCAAATCTTGATTGATAGCAAGTGCATGAATCCGGTTATTTATTTTGACGAGCTGGACAAGATCAGTGATACGCCGCGAGGTGAGGAAATCATCGGTATCTTGACCCACTTGACGGATACGACGCAAAATAGCCAGTTTCATGACAAGTTCTTTTCCGAAATCGATTTCGATTTGAGCAAGTGTTTGTTTATCTTCAGCTACAATGACGAATCCAAGGTCAATTCTATATTGAAGGATCGCATGTATCGCATTCAGACCAAGGGATACGATGCCAAGGAAAAGATGACGATTGCGCGCAAGTATTTGCTGCCCAAGATTCGCGAACAGGTGAATTTCACAGAAGAGGACATTATCTTGCCCGATGAGACGCTAAACTATATCATCACTCATCCCTCGTATACCATGGGCGAAGACGGCGTACGCAATCTGAAGCGCTGTTTGGAGATTATTCATACAAAATTGAATTTGTTCAGATTGGTCAAGCCGGGCAACACCATGTTTTCAAAGAACATGGAATTGGAAGTGACGTTCCCCTATACGGTGAGCAAAAAGGCCGTGGATGTCTTGATCAAGACGGATGAAACACAGAATCAGAGTTTGTTGGCCATGTATGTGTAAAACGACATAAACATATATCATATATTTATCTATATCATACCAATACGAATATCACAAATTATATATATTTTTATTGCACGCATCATGAGCAATCAAAACAATGAAACCGTACAAGACCGCGTGATCGAAATATTGGACAAGACACTATCTTTATTGCGCTATGTAAATTTTGATGACGATGAATCATGCGTGAAACCCGACATTGATTTGGCAGAGATTAAGAATAAAATGGAGGAATATATAAAGACGCATTGTAAGCATACCATTGTGTATGATTTGATAGATTTGACGCCCGATACTTCTAAAACGATACGATATTGTATCAAATGCTCTACGGATTTTCCGTTGTAGATTGGCCAACAGAAACTTGATGTGTTTGTTCTACGCCATGTTCTACATTTGTTTTGGGACCGCTAGATGAGGTGGCATGGTTCCGCATATAAATAACCGAATCCGAATCTTTTTTATCCTCGTCGGGTTCAACCAATTCGCCTTCGTCAATATAGGTACCATCTTTGATGGCCTTGATATCCATCATGGTCTTTTTCAAGATGGAATTGTTTGTCTTTTCGTAGACATGGATCAAACTGGCTAAAATATTCAGCATAATGCCGCACCATATCAATTCATCATTACTGAGCCAGCCAAAACTGTGAGTTCCAGCCGCAAACGAGGTCGTCAAAATGCCGGCGGACTGAACAAAATAAAAAACATAGATCAAATATGAATTGGTGAGATTCAATGTTTTACGACGTTCCAAAAACCGTTTTAGATCCATGATTTTTTTCTTTTCAAGAATATCTTTTATTTGAACTGTAACAGCATCAGACATGGTTTATAGTATAGTCAAGTAAATAAAATAACATTGTACATCTTATTTTATTCATTGAATCCGACTCTAATTGCCGATTTGAGAATCGCGACCCGTGGCATTGCCTCCGCGACTCGCCATGAGCTTGCTTTGGTTTGCATCTAAACACAAGAATCCAGTCGAGTTTGTCAAGCTCGATGAGGCACATGTAGTGCTAGATGAGGCTTTGGAAAATGTATCGATTGAGGCATCCGATGAAGAGGGATTGCACAAAAGACCATCGAATCCCCAAACGCGTTTGCACGCCTGACCTGATGTGGTATCTGTAATGTCGCGACTAGTATACGAATCGATCGAGGCGTTTGCAGGAAAGGTTGTATATTCACCGCCCTTGAATCCTTCGTATGTAAATTCCTTGGAAAAAAGGGTGCTTGGTGAATAAGGAACGAATGCAGCTGCCGACGAAAGAGAAAAGAAGATCACCAGTAAAATAACAACAATGAGTACGGCGTAACCAATAGTAACCTTCATTATATAATTTAAAAGGATTCTTTATATATTCAGTGAAGATAAAAAGAATACGATGCCAAAAAAATCACGCGGTTGTCGCCATTCTGCGAACAAAAGGATCCAATACTTTTACCAATGCGGGTTCTATAAAGAATGTGAGAACATCTTGTCTAAATGCACGTAGTTTATCGGTCCATTGCTTTTTGACTAAATCTTTGTCCTCGCGAATAGCATCCGCCGTTGTAAAATGTTCATCCGTCACACCCTTCCATATTTTTGAGTTGTAACAAAGCTTTTCATTTTCAGGGACCAAAAGTTTTCCCTGTTTGTCCTTTTTACATTTCTTGGCTTCTGTAATTAGATTTTGACATGGTGCGTCGTAGTAAAACCGCGGATTGCAAAAATTCCGTTTATTATATATATGACCTTCTAATATTGTCGTCAACATGAAAATAACGTTGGCATAAATCAAGAAAATGACGATAAACATTCCTATCGATCCCCCATTGTATTGTAAATAGTTCAACTCGACATGTTTTTTGTTATCAGGCATGATATACTGCTTTATATAGTAGGGCGATTAAATCTTTTGTTTTGCAGAACCCGTAATTTGTTGTACAATTCGGTTTGTAGTTGGGTGTAAACTTTTGGATGTTTGTATGGCACCTTGTGAAGATAGATAACTGGACAATAGGGTTTTTCCAAACCACGTGTGTATATTATTCCATGCGGTTGATGCAACCGATTTTGTGGGTGTTGTTGACCCGTCATCTTCGTCTTTTCCGTCTGTATAGGTTGTAAAACCTTGTTGTACAACAGTATTGATATAATTTTGGAAGGATGAATTGGAACTATTTCCAAAGATCCACGAATTTTTAATATAGGACAGACGTGTTTTATAGTCTTCGCGATTGATATAGACGTAGACCAAGAAGATGGAGATGAACATTCCTAAAAACAAGATCATAAATAGAATCATTCGTCCTGTGGACATGAAAATAGAGGTAGTGGGTGGAACAAAATAATATAGTACACTGTTTTCCATACTTGCTGAGGTATCATTTTCAGAATTACCGGATGGAACGAAGACTGTCTTCACTATCGAGGACATCTATTATGATCTTTCGAAAATAACCTTATAGAAATCAATGAGAAATCTATTCGCAATGTATTCCATAAATGTCTTTTGCAAAAATATACATAAATATATCATCCTTGATACAGGGTATATCACCATGAGTTTATCGGACGACGAACGACTTCAATTGAAAAAGTTGATTAGCGAATCCGATGCAGCGGACAATACGGAACATATCCGTAAAGTCAAGCACAGTGTTCCTATTCGCGATAGTATCCGCGCCATGGATACTCTAAAGGTTTCGCACAAGGCGTTGAAAGAGGCTGATCCCCAAGCCTTTGAAGAATTGTGCAAAGAAAAGGCACGATTTTTGTATGATAATTATACGGATATTTTCAACAAGGTATTGAAAGACGAGATTGATTTCCGTATCATGTCGCGCCTGCTCATTGTATTGAAATTGATCGAAGATGAAAAGGTGGATCAACATGAGGGGTCTGTGATGGTGGGTAAAATCCTAAAGGAACTATATTTGGATTCAGCGGTCAAGCATGCAGATGCACTCAACCAGCAACGGGAACCCGACGTCGAGCCGGAACCCAAGGTAGAACCCAAGGCCATTTCTTGGAAAAAGTACAAGGTTGGCATGATGGTATAAGGAACGACTAGTAAAGAATGACTAGTAAAGAACGACTAGTAAGGAACAAAATAAATAATATCGTAAAACCTAATAAACCGTATCTGTTATATATATGATATAACAGATAGGAGATGTCATCATTTACAGATCTCTCCACATTCGTGTCGAATATTCAACCTTTTTTACCAAACGACAGGGCGTTTGCTGTTCTCGACCTTTATGTAGCACACATGGGTCAAACGGCAGATGATTATTACGAATTGGTCAGACTATATGAATCACATATCCAAAAGCACAATCAGGCCATGATGAATGATCCATTCCCTAACTCGGGGTTTGATATTTTTGTACCAAAAATGATCAAATTTACAAAGCCATGGCTAACGCAAATGATTGATCACCAAATCAAGACGCAGATGTACTACTTTGAACGGTCACCGTCGCCTAACCAAGAAGTATCTGCAAAACCATCACCTTTTTATTTGTATCCGCGATCGAGTTTTTCCAAGACGCCGCTCATGTTGGCGAATCATACAGGCGTCATTGATTGTGGATATAGGGGATCTATTTTGGGGGCATTCAGGTTGTTACCGATGTTACCAATGGAATCGAATGAAATGGAGTACACGGTCGAAGCAAAAACGCGCCTATTGCAAATATGCCATCCATCACTGTGTCCCATTTTTGTCCGACTTGTCCAGGCGGGGGATTTGGAGGAGACGGTGCGTGGCGAAGGCGGGTTTGGGTCATCAGGTTAACCTGAAGGTTACAACCTATTACACCTTTGCACATTTAAAACGCCCACTCGTGGGCGATTTATCAGTGTCAAAGGCAACGTTACCATGCACATTTTAAATGTGCAAAGGTGTAAAAAAGGTGACAAATGAAGAATAATATAGAAAAATAATATAAACATGTTCATATAAAATATCCACCATATTATATGAAAATCTTTTACACAGGAATTGGAAGCCATGCATCGAGCTACCATACAGAGGAGCAATTTTTGGACATTATGAAACGAGAGTTTACGCATAAAACGTGGAGTCATGAATTAGCAACAATCCTACCGAAAGACCACTATCAACTACAATTCAAAGATTGGGTTTTGCCCGACGACTTTGTATTTTTTACAATAAACGATTGGATAGAATATTCCGGCGCAGAACTGGTTCCATAATCCGTATATTTTCGTGAAATAATATAGTATCAGTATTTATCAAGTAGTGTGAAACCCATTGTGATTACAAATGCAACAAACACAGATTTATAACAGTACATTCAAATTCAAAAAAAAACCCGACCAACCGATTTCCAAAGTGGTCGCATTTGATTTGGATGAAACCCTTGGTTCATTCGGCAGTTTAGACGTTCTATGGAGAGGGCTTATTCAACTCAAACACGAAAAACCGAACACGCCTTTTAAGGATACACAAGAATACTTTGACCGATTATTGGATCTATATCCCGAATTCTTGCGTACAGGTATTCTTTCCATATTGCGTCTATTGACCATGAAAAAACAAGCAGGAAAGTGTGACGGCGTGTTTATTTATACAAACAATCAGTGCCCCCCATCATGGACAGAAATGATTGCCAATTATTTGTCCAAACGCACAAATAGCGTCACCCCTATTTTTGATAAACTCATCCTGGCGTTTAAATTAAAGAATCGCCCTCTCGAAACATTACGAACTAGCAATGAAAAATTATATAGTGATCTGATACGATGTGCCATGTTGACAAGTGATACAGAGATACTATTTATGGACAATACTTATTATCAAGGAATGAAAACAAAGCGGGTATATTATGTACAACCCAAAGCCTATTTTCATGCATTATCTGTATCCGAGATTATGCAGAGAATCATTAGTGTTTATAAAGAACCCTTATTTTGGAACCGCTGGTTCGAGGGTGTTTATCATACAGAATCACCGTCTCCACAATGGATGAAGGACGAAGATACCATTGTGGCAAAAAAGATGATGTATCATTTACAAGAATTTTTCTTAATGACTACTGTGCGACCTGGAAGCAAACAAAAAACACAGAAAATTTATGGACGTTTTTCCAAGAAAATGGCCGATCGTGCCAAGAATATGACTGTGAAATATACAGGAGCCTATAAGAGTTAGTCATTTTATGAATTTGCAACCAATTCATAGCATCCAAGTAACATTTGTTCAGCAGGTGACAATTTTTGAAATACGATGCATTCGTCGAATTTGCATCGTGTAAATCTATGATTGTTATTTTTGATTAGCATTTGAGTGCTTGTTTTCTCAAATTTTAGATCGACCAATACACCGCCTGCCGTAAGTGTGGGTATAAAACACTTGCCAATTTCACTAGTAAGCGGCTCTTTGCGAATCCAACGGATATATTTTCCGATATGGAGTTGATCGAGTTCATCTACATGGCGATAATCGGCCAACTTTTGACAAAGAACACGTTTATCATCAGTCGATACGGGCAGCTCAGAAAGAGATTCTACGATTTCTTTCGAAATATCATGTAATGTCTTGTTTTCCAAGTATGCATATTTATCATTTTCAACGGCGCTCAGCAATTGTTCCACATCAAAATTGGCAAGAGAAACCTCGGGTTTTACTTGTTGAAACAAATCGCGGATAGTATTTTTATCAATCATTGATGAAACGGATTGTACTTGATTCATGAGTATAATTTATTATAGTATATACCCATGAATTTATTATATTGTTTTCCTCGTGTATTAGGTAACCGATTTCTTGGAAAATAGATCGACAAATTTTGCATAAACATCTTCTCCGCTATGCAAAGAAAATTCGGTGGATATCAGGTTTGTCAACAAAAGAAGTGCACTAGCAAAGATAATTTCTCCATCAAATTCACGTAGTTCATGTTTGCGAAAAGGATTGAATCGTACAAGTAAAAATAGACAAATGAGGGTTTGTATAGTGGTACTCAACAGTCGGATCCACATGGGATTTACATTGATAATATGAAAAAAAGTGATTCCGTACAAGAGATAGAGCAGTCCAAACAATCCCCAATACACTTTTTTTTTAATGGTATCCATTCCATCTTCAGCATGTCCTGCAATAGAGACCACTTTTTTCTTGATGGCTGTTTTGTTGATAGGATCCATGATTTTATTTTATATTATACTATAGCGAGAAAGTAACAAAGAATATGTTATATAACCTGTATATTATATAACATATAACGGATGTTCTGTTATGTACCATAAATATGAATGTACCCGATTTCTTGGAAAAGGCAAGTTTGGAAAAGTATACATGGCGATCCATCGAAAAACACAAGATGTAGTTGCCATGAAGACCGAACCCCTGGATTCACCAATAAATATGCTAAAACATGAAACCACTATCCTATATTATTTGGGTCGTCACTCATGCAAACATGTACCAAAAGTTCATTGGTACGGCGTCACAGACTACGGTACCACATTGGTGATGACATATTATGAACAATCCTTGTACGATGCAATGCAAACTAAACGATTCTCTTTGGACCACATTTCCAAGATTTGGAAATTGTGTTTGGACATTCTTTTTTCGATACATCGCGAATGTGTGATACATCGGGATATAAAACCACAGAATTTCATGTTAAAAAATGGCGAATTGTTTTTGATCGATTTTGGATTGGCAACCTTTATTGATCCAGCCAAAAAAATCCCCGACAAGAAAGAACACGTCTTAGGAACACCTAAATATATGAGCATCTTTGTCCAGTCAGGTAACGAACCAACAAAACGCGACGATTTGATTTCTTTGGGATATATCGTATTGGAAATGATATTGGGCGAATTGCCATGGGCCAAACCATTGTCAGAACCCTCAAATTATCCAAATTCGCATATATTGCATCCATTGCACCAAGAATATGTAAAAAAAAAATCTTGGGAAAGGATGGAAACTGCATTTTCATCAGTCGACGGAATGATGGAAATATCACAATTTATGAAAGACCTCTATAAATAATAGTGTTTATGCTATATTATGGGTTGCTGGTTCCTCGTTTGTATCCGACACTTTCTTGTGAGCACCTTCTTTCAACGCTTCAAAATTTTCCTGTTTGCCCTTTAACAAGGCAGGAGTCGCGGGCATGACACTATCCATAGCAACGCCGGATTTGAGCGAACCGCCGGTGGGTCCTGACAAAGGTCCAATTTTTGCAGAGGCACCCATGCCATTGGCACCATTATTGGTACCAACAGTGGAATCAATATTAGCACTAGCATCAAGACCAAAAAAAGATTTAATTTTATCCATGATGGAGGGTTCTTTGGCAGCGCCGGCACTTGTACCGGCACTTGTACCGGCACCGGCACCGGCACCAGCAACACCAACGTCAGATTTACCACCCGACGCGTCTGTCATGCCTTCGTACGCATAATGGTTGTTTACCAAGAATGGCATGTGGCTCAAGATGAGGGAAATAAAAATAACCGCGAGCAACAAAACAATGGACCACAATTTTCCATTTGAGATTCCTAAAGTCATTTTCATGATGGCGAGGTGATCTATAGTATTATCCAATATTATAAATATAGGGAAATGATATAAAAGATTGGTACAATAATGCTGTATACGTGATCTATAGTATGAGCACCACCGACAAGCGCATTACAGGAATGGTAAAGTGGTTCAATAACAAGGCGGGATTTGGATTCATCACCATTTGTGGTGAGAATACCGAGCCAGCGCGTGACATTTTTGTCCATTATTCCTCCATCAGTGTTGCAGATACACAATACAAGTATTTGGTGATGGGTGAGTATGTTGATTTTACGCTGGTCGAGTCGGACAATGCGGAGCACAAGTTTCAGGCGACAAAAATTACGGGTGTAATGAATGGACCCATCATGTGCGAAACGCGCCGATTGATGCAGCCCACCCGTACGTACAATACTCGTGAACCATTTGATTTGAACGAGGAGAGGGAGGTGTTGGATGATCGCGAGCCTCCAAGGAGACGTCCTCAACAGTCCAGTGGTGGACGCGGTCAAGGTCGCGGTGGTCGAGGTGGCAGAGGACAAGGTCGCGGGCAACGTCAAGACAGCAATTAACACATACGTGACGGATTTTACTCAATAATAAAAATATAGTTTATTATTGATCATCTAAGAATAAATTACACGCTAACATCTTGTTTGATGGAGTCAACAATCTCGCTAGGATAGTTCATGTCTTGTAAAATGCGTATCGCACCCTCTACTTTGGAAACACCCGCCTTGATCATGTAGGTATATTTGATAGTACCATCTTCACGCACAAGGACGTCCATCTTGTAGTTTTGGATGCGCGCCGACTTTTTCATCTTGGAACATATGGAAACATAATGGGTCGTCAAGATAAAATCCACATGCTCAAATTTTGCTAAATATTGCAAAAAGGCGTAGGCAGCTTTGGTGGCCTCGACTGGATTGGTTCCTGAATACAATTCATCAAAGATGCAAAAGTGTCGGTTACCATCCCCTGCCCCATTCGCATGAATAACGTCGATGATTTCTTTGCACCTACGCGATTCAGCTTGGAATAAACTATCGCGACCCGATGTGTCGGGTATATTCAAATACGAATGGATATGTGTATATGGCAATATGGCACAAGATTCATAAAATCCAGCACCAAATTGCTGTGTAAAGATGATATTGAGAAGCGTCGATTTCAAGAGGGTCGTTTTTCCGGAGGCATTGGGACCCGTAACAATGGCGTTTTTATCAAACGAACAATTGTTTTTAATCTTGGAAACATCGTTCCATAGAGGGGGGTAATATTGTCCCGACATTTTGGTAGGATAAACAGGTCTTGAAGATACTGCGTTATCACTGGAATCAACAGCCACCTTTTCGGCATCAGCATCCGCATCCGCCTCCTTGACATAAAATTCGGCCATGGACATGGACCCGCCCACCTTGTGATCATAGAGTTGCGTCATATTTTCAATATATCCGTTGAATCCAAACGAGTATTCCAAAGCCTTTTCAAACTCCATATTGGAATGTAATTCATAGTAGCATTTTAACAAATATCCTATTTCAACAATCTTGGTATAGATGGATCTTTGAAAGGGAACAACGTTTCGCAATTCATTTGCCAATCGGGTGAGATGTTGTGCTTGATAGTTTGTCACGCGACAAAAGGTAGTATATGCAGGTTTTTCATGATGCATCTCCACAAATGCATTCATTCCCAAGACGGTGCGATCAATATAGTCGCGCATAACAATCAATGATTCGTTGATTTTGCGTATATTTTCGTAGAATCGAAGGCACATGACCATATTTTGATAAATCTGATAAATATAGAGACCAAATGTCATGAAGACGTAGGCAGCCTTGTCCCAGGTTAGGCTCTGCAAATTCATCAGCGCCTTTCCAATAAAATGATTCTTGGCGATTTCTTTGAGAACGTCGATATATCCGCTAAAGGTAATGGGGATTCCCTGAAATTTCAAGATCAAAAAGGGGAACAAGAGGAACAAGATGGGAATAATAAAACTCATGACCGGCGACGAAATATTTACCAAGGTGAGTGTTTGTAGAAAACTGGATGATTTGTTAAACTCTTTGAACATGTCCCACTCGATGTATCCGTATTTTTCCAAGAAGTAATCGTTCTTTTTCAAATCCTTCCATATAGCATCAATGGCTACACAGTGAGTATTGTTGGCATCGGCACCAGTACCATCAATCGAGACCCCCGGATCCGTATTGGTTTTCAAATGATACTTGCCCATGCATTGAATCACGTCTTGGGTTTGTTCCAAAAAGGAGACATCGGTAGTATATTGTTTGGACCACATGTGCATGGTTTGTTTGGCAAAATCCGTTTTGGGTTGAAAGACGTGTTCGTACATGACCTGTTGTGACGGATCTGCCACAATCAATTCTAAATCACTTGCTACGACCGGATGAAGAGCAAACACGCTAGATGGATCGAGATACGAAATGGGCAACGAAAATGCGGGGGCGACCACTGGTTCTAAACCCTCTGTTGTTTTTGCCGGCAATATAGGTCCAGTAAACAATGTTGTGACAAACTCCATGCCAAGACTCATCATGATTATGACTATTATTATTATAGTTCACTAAAAAAAGGGACTATAATAAACGAATAACAAAAACAAAACACACACATTAATTGATCTTTTCCAAAGAAAACTCCGTAATGGTCGATTTATAATGCTGCTCAATGGTTCGCAACATGGAAACGTCGCGCTGTGTGATGAAATTAATCGCCTGACCCTTACGACCCCAGCGTCCCGAACGCCCAATACGATGCAAATAGGAGTGAACACAGTTGGGTATATCGAAATTAATGACAACACTGACCTGTTGGATATCAATACCGCGCGCTGTCACATTGGACGAAATCAAGACTCGATATTCGCCCCTGGAAAATGCCGTAAATGCAGCATCGCGATCCATCTTTGTCATGGAACTGTGGATGCATCCCACAGAATATCCCTCTTTTTGCATAGAGACATAGAGATCAGCCACCCGTTTCACACTGTTGACATAAATAATGCATTGCGAAATGGACAAGAATCCAAAGAGCTGCTTCAGCATGTTATATTTCGCCGTATCGTCTTCGAGTGCAATAAAGTATTGCTCGATCCCTTCCAAATTCAGTTCTTCGGCTTGCATGGTGATGGTGACGGGGTTTCGCATGAATTTTGAAGACATTTGCAATATTTCGGGCGGCATGGTGGCACTAAACAGCACGACCTGGATCGAGTTGTTGAAATACTGGAAAATGTTATAGACTTGCTCTTTGAAACCACGCGACAACATTTCGTCGGCTTCGTCCAAGATAAACATGCGAATATCCTGTGGTTGGATCGCGCGGCGGTGCATCATGTCATAAATACGACCCGCTGTACCCACAATGACGTGAGGAACCTGGTTTTTCAAACGACTGCAGTCTTCCATGACGGGCGTGCCGCCCACCAAGGTAGCAATCCGCAAATCGGGCATGGTGGACCCGATCGACTCGACCACTTTGGCAATCTGATTGACCAATTCGTGTGTTGGCGCCATGACAATGACTTGGGTCATGGGCATGGATGTATCAATGCGTTGCAACAAACTCACGGTAAATGCGCCCGTTTTGCCTGTGCCCGACTGGGCTTGGGCGATGACATCGCGCCCGACAATAATGGGGCGAATGGCTCGTCGCTGGATGGGACTGGGTTTTTCGAAACCGTAGGTGTATATACCGCGCAAGAGGTCGGATTTTAAGTCGAGGTTGTCCCATGTTTGAATGGTTTGATCACTAGATTCATTGAGAGTTTCTTTTTCTTGGAGGGGTGCAGTTTCTTCAACTTGAGTTGACATGTATGCTGTTTATGTTCATGATGAAATGTTTATATAGTTTTGTTGTTTATAAAAATATATTCAATTTTCATCCTCATAACTACCAAAGTTTATAACTTTAGGTATGCCTCCGTCTTTATTATAAGTGACGGTTATTGATTTTGGTATGTTTGTTTCGTTAACATCCGTTATTGTATATTTAGTAGCATTATACGTTTCATCTTCGTAAAAAGAATAACCTTTACTATAACGATGTTTAAAAACAAGATCCATATCTTCAAGATTTTCAATTACTTTATTAGCAAATTGAATTGTGAATTTTAGTCCTTTTTTTTCATTGGAAGTAGCAGTAGGAGTAGCAGCGGAAATGGAACTAACAGCATCAGTATCAACCGTAGCAACATCAACTGCAGGATTATTAATACTAGTTATACGTGCAAGTTTATCTAAATTTTTATCTGTGTAGTAAAGTGATACTATGTCTCCAACCATAAATTTAAAATGTATATGTTTCTTATTTGTATTCATTAAACTATCAAGGCCAAACGTCCAAGCAGGCCCCGGAGGGTTTATAGCAGCATTCGTTTCAGAATGGGTACCGGAAGCTAGCGAGCCGAAACTTCCTAAAGTAGAACCAACTACTTTTACTATTAGTGTAAATACTGTTGCGAAAGGGGCTGCTGCTGAGACTGCACCATACGTGCCTACCAAAATGAATCCACCTCCAAATAATAAAGTTGAACCACACGCCATTTTGCCTTTGATGTTTAAGCTATTATATTTATCCCACATAGTGTCATGTTTTTCAGTTTTATCATGTGTATGATAATAACAAGGGTAATAAAATATAGCAGCAAGGCATCCTAATGCTCCTAACGCTTCTAGTACTGCTCCGCCACGTGTAGGGTTTGTTGTACTTTGCCAACCTTGAGGTGTGATTTGCAGAGATTTATATTTATTTTTCTCGGTTTGTTTTTTTACTATCTGTGATTGAGTTTCAGAACTCCTAATTTCAGAACTCGCAGTAGGGTCTTGTAATGTTGACCTGTTTACAGAAGATTGATCTTTATTTTTTTCTGATTTTTCATATACAGATTTTATATTTGATTTAAATTTTCTGTCTATGTTTATATATAGTTCTGATTGTGTAATTTTCTGATTTAGTTTATACAATTCATCTTGTGAAAATTGATCAAGCGGCTTCTTCGGAATCATTTCAAATATTTCTAATAAATCGGGAGTATTTGAACGCCATAATTCAAAAACACTTTCATCTATAATTTCTACTACCTTCAAAATGTCTTTATTTTTGTTTCTTCTATATTTTCTAAGAAATTCTTCATCAGATAGAATAATATAATCGAAAAATTCTTCCATCGATATTTTAGTTAAATCAGTTTCATTATTTTTTATTCCACCACTTATTCTATAAATAGTTTTCTTTACCCCTCTACGCCTAGATTTTTTATACTCCCATTTCTTACTACCACCACGTCTACTCTTTTTCCGAATCCGTCGGGTAGTCATTAAATTGAATCACCAAAAGTTGTATATACTGTTGTAATATTATTTCCCGCAATCTATTCAGATACATACTATAGGTAAATTACGACATACATAAAAAACAACAACAACAACATTTACAACAATCTTCACCTTTACAATCACACTCAGATGAAGAACTACTGGAAGAACTACTGGAAGAATCATCCTCACATTGACAAAAATCAAAAAAACATTTTCCACAATTTGAACAACATTCTGAAAAACATTCACAACAGCAACAACAATCATTACCACTTGCACTATTTGCAAAGCAAAAGTTGGAACAATTATTACGTCTTCTTCTATTTCTAGATCCAACGCCACTAGGTACTGGAGTAGTTGCTGACGTCTCATGAGCGGCACGTGTATGATGGACTTCTGCATTACCAACGCCACTAGGTACTGAAGTAGTTGCTGACGTCTCATGAGCGGCTCGTGTATCATGGACTTCTGCATTACCAATACTTATTATACTAGTATTTTGCATAGAAAGAGGTCTAGCAATAGGTAGATTTATAGGTTCACAACGGTTCAAATGTGAATTGAAGTATTTATACGTAGTACCTGGATTTTGGTCAGCATGTCTGCGAAGTTCATCTTCACTGTCAAAAAAAAGGATTTCACAATTAGTATTATTTACGAGTAAGTAATCCTCAAATAATATTTTATATTGACCACGATGTTCTTTATAAAAATTACGCGCAGCAGTTTTATCATGAAAATCCCGAATTTTTCCATCATCTCTATTTTCTAGTGGATATGGTGAGAGAGGATGTATTTTCCATTTTTCAGGAGATACTCCACCTTTTAGTTTGAAGATAGGATTCACCACTTTAAATACAATCTCTTCTTTTTTATTTTTTATTTTTTTACCATCATTCTTAATGATGCGCCGCTTTCTCGAATATTTATACGCTCGTTTTTTAGTAGCACTACGTCCAATCTTTTTCCGAATACGCGTAGTCATAAATCAACTATGACAATATAGTATTATAATGATATTTTATTATTTTACGGATCTCCCGTATTGTGTGGGACGTCTTCAGTTCCATTATTCCCAGTTACATTTGGATTACTTGAAATAAAATTATCTAAAGTACTCATAAGACGATTTTGTAGAATAGTAAGTTCTCCAAGAATATTTGTATAAGGTTGACCTCCTGCGTCGCGAACAAGAGATCCAAGTGAACTTTCAGCGACGTCGCGAGTATCATACAATATTATTTCAGAGGTACGTGTAGAATCTTCATGTACGACTTCAGGTACAACTTCATGTACGACTCGACCATTGAGAGGAGAGAGAGGACCTGCAACTATATCACCATCTAAGGGTACAACTCGACCATTGAGAGGAGAGAGAGGACCTGCAACTATATCACCATGTAAGGGTACAATACGACCGTTGAGAGGTGGAGAGATAGGACCTGCAACTATATCACCATCGAATGGTACAACTCGATCATTACGAATGTTATGTCTTATCTGTCTATTACCATGTAAGGGTACAACTTGATTACGTGTTAAAGCAATGGGACAAGTTCTTTCCCCTCTCCTGTATCTTTCTATACAATGAATTATAAAAAGTATTAATAATAACATGCATAAAATTAACAATACAGTATAACCATTAAGAGGCGATTCGTTCAATGATAAAGAATCAGATTGTGTATGATTACCATGGTTGCTGGGTGGTTGTGATTTACCTGAATTATGTGTACCGCCTCTTTTTTTACACCTTTTCCCATTAAAAACGCTAACTTTATCATGTGCATTTTCAATACACAAAGGTGTAAAAAGATCAAAAAATGCAACAAGATCATCTTTTACATTATAAGATTGAATATCAAATAACACATCTTGTGTCTTGATATTTTTTTTAACAAATTCTTGTACTTTTTTAATAAATTCTTCAGCTTTTTTATTAGGTGTATTATTATCAACAATAATAGCTAAAAGATCACTAAAAAGAATATATAGAGGGCTTTCTTTGGTAATCGGTTTTGATTCTTTTAAATATAATAGTGGTAATTTATGCATTCTTTCGCGCGATAATGCTAAATCAAATAATTGCACAAATGACATTGGGGTTTTAACCGGATATTTTTTACTGCGTGTGTCAGTACTATGCTTTTTTTTCGTATGTTCACCCCCTCTTCTTTTCCTATGTCCGCGTCTACTCTTTTTATGAATCCGTCGACTCATAAAATCGAATCAACTAAAGTTGTATATACTACAGTAATATTCTTTCCCGTAATTTATATAAACCCAACTTCATACACTATTGTATTCTTGACGACAAAACAAACAAGATGACAACTCACGCACAACATTATACTCTAGCTAATTTCTCCGACTTTTATTTCGATCATTCCGATATTACGATTTTATCGGAAGTAACCAAGAAAATCTTGGCAGATTTGGAAAAAGAGATTCAACCATTTATCGTGCAGGATGCACCCGAGCAGACGGAACGTAGGTCTTCTACCGATCGTCGACCTCCGCCATCATCCGCATCAAACTCGTCTCGTCGACCAACAGGACAGTCGAGTAGTCGCAACCAAGGAAAAGGCGGTTCCATGCAAGAAAACTGGAATGCCGGGAAATCCTTCAAGGTGACAAAGATGGCCAACAAAGAGGGCATCGAAAAACAAATCAACGATTTGAGAGCACTTTTAAATAAATTGGCACCGCCACTAGGCGATGCTCTCTTGAAATCCGCTGAAAAGGAATATCAGGATGCGTGCAACCAAACTGAAGAGACCGACCCAAATCCATTCAGCAAATCGAAATCGAGGCGCGAACGCACCGAGGAACAAGAAAAGATGGCTCATTTGAAAAAAGAGCGCGATACCATTGCCGAAAAGATTCGAACGTCCACCGAAAAATACGACAAATCCGTACAAGACTTTATTACCATGGTCGAGGCAACAATTCGCGATATTGGCGCAGCACAAGGACAAGAATGCGACGAGCCCCTCACCGATGAACAGCGCGAAAACATTGCCAAGATTGGCCAGTCCATTTTCGACATTGCATCGACAAACAAGTTTTATTCCGAAATGTATGCCAAATTATACAAGGAATTGTGCGAACGTTTCGCAGTATTTACGACGATTCTACAAGGGTTTATCGGGAGCTATATTGAAAATACGAATCATATCCAATATGTGGATGGCGACAAGGACTATGACGGATTCTGTGCCTATACCAAGGCAAACGATCGCCGGCGCGCCGCGGCCGCATTCATCATCAACTTGATGAAATTGGAGGTCCTCCCAAGTAAAGAAGTGATGAATATTATTAGCCAAATGCAGCAGCTTCAATTACAATATATCGACGAGGAAAACCGATTGAACGAGGTGGAAGAAATCACGGAAACGGTCTTTATCTTTGTCACACTGTGCAAGTCGGAAATACAAAAGGGTACAATGGACGAATCGTGGACAGAGGCCGTTTATCCCAATATCGTCACCATGTCAAAGATGAAGGCAAAGGAACACAAAAGTATGTCGAGTCGAGTTGCGTTTAAATATATGGATATCATGGATTTCCTGAAAAAGCCATAATACTATGATTCATATATCACTTCTTACTTGCGCGATCCGCGTCTAGACGATGACGAGAATTTGAAATAAGTTGTGAAATAATAGATACCGTATCCAATGATAAAAAGGATGAAAATGATAAACAGGATCATTTTGAAGATATTGAAATCGCGAACAAATTCGCAATAATATGTATTATCATTTGGACCGCATACAGAAAGAGTACCACCGCCCGAGTTTGCTAAACTTTGTCCAGCAATGAAGCCAAATAGAGGGAAATCCGAATTGCCTCCACTGATACGACCGCCACCGCCTCGTGCCATATGTCTCTATATATTATATACAGACATATATTTTTATCTATACGTTATAGAGACAAAAATAAAAAATAGACAGTATATAAAGGGCATGGTAGCATCCAAGATCAAACCAGGTGTTGTATATACAGAAAAACGCGGAATCGACGACGAAGACAAAGGATTTGCATCATCGCCCTATGAACTAGAACTCTTTGGAAAAGCGCGCGTCGTTATCATTGGAAAACCGAAATATACCTTTGTCGACAAAAATATCGTTTTTTTTCCAATTTATTTGGTCTCGACACAAGGCGCCATCAAGGCACAAATCGGGGTTTTTGAAATACCGAAACATCTTGCACTTAAAGTCCTCGATGAAGATGGAGAAGTAGATCTTGATAAAATGCGAGAGCCCCTGTTATATTCGTTTGTAAAAGAGTCGTTTGTCAACCGTGCCGGATCTGATGTGGACGAATATTTACGCGAAATGGACAAAAAAGAGCAAGAACAAGCCACTACAAAAACAACCAAGGAAGATGATGCGACAGGTATTGATCTTGGTGCCATTGATCTAGATGAAGAAGAGGAGGAAGAAGAGGAGGAAGAAGATATGACAAAAGATCTAAAGGTCCCCAAAGCGTCCGTTTCCGAAGAAGTTTCCAAGGCAAATAAGTTGTTGGCAAACGGCCTGTTTTCGGTCGATCGCGCCAAAAAACAGCCAGCAACCTTGCCTGAAGAGATGAAAGGCGATGTACCGAAAAAGAAGGATTATACAGCCGCACCATCGAATACGTGGATCGAAAAGTTTATGACCAATAACCATTTCGGCATAGTTCCAGTAGAGGCAAATGGCGACTGTTTTTTCGCAGTGATTCGCGAAGCATTCAAACAAGCGGGGTTTATCACAACCGTCGAAAAATTGCGCGCGATTTTAGCAAAAGAAGTAACCGACGAACATTTCCAAGAACGCAGAAACATGTATTTAATGTTGAGCGCATCGATTAAAAATATGGAAAAAGAGTTGAAAGAAATGAAAACCATTGGAGAAAAGGATTTGAAAAAGCGTGCCGAAGCTGTCAAAGACAATCGTGAGCAAATGAAACGTATATTGAAGGAAACCGAACTCCTAAAAAATAACTATGAATCGTTAAAAAAACAAAAGGAACAGATTGAACAAGTGATGGAACAGGGTGGATATAGTGATCTTGCAGAGATTGATACTTTAGAAAAATTCAGAGCCTTTATCACAAAGAGTGAGTTTTGGGCAGATAAATTTTCGATTTCCATCATGGAACGCATTTTACAGGTAAAATTCATTATTCTATCTGAACGCGCCTATTTAGAAGGAGCCCCCGATGCCGTGATGAGTTGCGGTATGGCAGATCTACAATTAATGCAGCAAAGTACCTTTGCACCAAGATTTTACATCATGGCTACATTTAGTGGAGATCACTACAAACTCGTCACGTATAAACACAAACGAATCTTCGTCTTTCCCGAAATACCCTATCAGATAAAAACCCTGGTAGTCAAAAAATGCATGGAAGGCGGTGCAGATTTATTCAATCATATCCAAGAATTTCGCAATTACAAGACGCGGCTAGGTTTAGATCCGGATCTTGGAAAACCGACAGAAAAGGACGAAGAAAGCGATGCAAGCGCAGAAGCGCGTGGCGAATATGATCCCAAGACGGTTCTCGTCTTTTTTGAACGGTCCGAAAAAACGGCCAAACCTGGGAAAGGCGTCCATGAAAAAATGTCGCCAACACGCATGACCGAGTTTGCTACACTGGCCACATTTAAAGAGTGGCGCAAGAAATTGGATGATGCGTGGATTACACAGTTTCGCATTGATGGACACTTGTGGGCATCGGTCGAACACTATTACCAAGCATCCAAGTTTAAAAAGGGATTCCCCGACTTTTATTTGCAATTTTCTTTGGATACAGGGGGTAAAGATAACAAGATGGCAACAGATGTACTTTATGCACGCGCCGCTGGTAGCAAAACGGGAAAATACAAGAAAACGGTAGAAAAGAAAAAGATGGAGATTCAATTGCGCCCTACCAAGGTTCTTATAGATCCCGATTTTTATGGTGGACACGACAAAGAAGAGCGCGAAACGGCGGTCCGTGCAAAATTCTCACAAAACCAAGATTTGAAACAATTGCTCTTGGCAACAGACAATGCCAAGCTGGTCCATCATGTGCACGCTTCCAATGGAGATACGGATCATGTTTTGATGAAAATCCGCCAAGAATTAAAAACCGCACCGGATTCAAAAGAATAAAATCACAACATACTTTAGAATAGGATATGTTGTGGTATGAATAAAGCAACTGTGGAAATAAAGAGATTTCTCGATCAACAACAAGAGCAAACAAAAACAAAATCTATTTATCCAAATCTTGGAAAACAGGGGATACAAGACCGACATAAAAGGACCCGACGCAATGTTGACAAACCATTTCCTCTTCTTCAAGGACAAACAAAATACCCCCTTTCCCAAGATTCGAGAAATGTGTTGCGACCTATATTTCAAACACTCTTGGAAAATAGGTCAAAATGGCGTACGCAGTATAGAAAAGGAATCCAAGAAACCCCAATCCTAACCACCGATCCGTTGCCCAAGGGAGAATCATATACCTACATCCCCGAAGAGATTCGCACCATCATTGAACAATCCAATTCGCACCGTCTTGGAAAACGATACACTTGTCCATTGCCAAATGGACGAACAGCTATTATTCATATGATAGGCTTTGAAAAACGCACAACAACCCCAAGATTCTTTGAAAATGCGATTGAAAAAATATACCAATGGTTATTGTTGGCCGATACCTTTGGAAAGCGCAACGCGTGTTCGAAAACCATGAATGTATATATTTATTTCACCAACCATAAAAAGAATTTACCCAAAGAAACGAAGACCCATATTTCTTTGAAACACGCAAATACTGCCTTTACGAGTCCATGCCAAGCAATCACAGAAATGAACATGTTTCGCGAAGAAGAGTGGTTGAAGGTGTTTATTCACGAGACGTTTCACAACATGGGATTTGATTTTTCCAAGATGGACGAGAGCGAATGGCTTGCCACACTTCAAACCATGTTTCAAGTAGAAAAAGATACACGTTTATATGAATCCTATACGGAAATGTGGGCGGAAATTGTACACATGGCCTTTGTCACAGTCTATTCATCATCACCACATTCTTGGAAAACAGCCAGCGTCGATCAAACAATAAATCGTCTATTTAAACAATATGAAAAAAACAAGGTCTATGAACAGCAATTTGCATGTTTCCAGTGCGCAAAAGTATTGCGCCACGCAAAGATGGACTATAAAACATTTGCACAACCATTCAACCATGCAGCCCCCGTGCTTTATCATGAAGAAACAGCAGCCTTTTCCTATTTCATCATTCGATCCATATTACTGTTCCATATGAATGACTTTATCAAATGGTGTATGGAGCACAATGGGGCGACAGAGGAGTATCCACTCATCTTTTCCAAGACGCATAAAAATGTCTTGGCATATTGTCGTCTGATTCAAACCCATTATAAAGATCCACACTATATACAGTGTTTGGAAATGGCCGGCCAAACTGTCTCGAATCATACGAGACCTAAATGGATCGAAACAACTTTGCGTATGACGGTGTTTGAAATAGATAACTCAAAAAATTGATGATACTATTTGTCAAGGATGCAAATAGTATTAGACAGAGCAATCTATATAACACCACTGGCTGTGTATGGGAATACACAATTTGAATCGCTTTCTATATGACAATTGTAGCAAGCGCGCGATTTTCAAAACACATTTACAATATGCACAAGGTAAAACTGTCGTTATAGATACGAGTATATACATGTATAAATTCATGGCGAATAATAAACTCTTGGAAAATATGCAGAAAATGCTAGATATATTTACAAAAAACAAAATTACGCCTATTTTCGTTTTCGATGGGAAACCACCGGAGGAGAAACGCGAGCTTTTGAAACGCCGTCAAATGGCGAAATATATGGCAGAAAAGAAGTACAACGAATTGAAAACGCTGACAGAAGGAGACAACGCGACTGAGGATGAAAAAGAAACTGCATTAAAAGAAATGCTAACCTTGAAACAACAGTTTATCCGTATTCGCGAAGCTGATATTGCCAGTGTAAAGGAGCTCTTGCGACAAAACAACACACTCTTTTACGAGGCAAAAGGCGAAGCTGACAAATTATGCGCTGATATGGTTCGCGATGATCGAGCATGGGCGTGCATGAGCGATGATATGGACATGTTTGTATATGGATGTAACCGTGTGTTTCGCCATGTAAATATATACAATTCGACCATGATTGTATATGATACAAAACAAATATTATATGATTTGATGTGGACGCAAAAAGACATGCGAGATATTTTGATTTTATCGGGTACTGATTATAGCGCCGTAGACAAGACAATATCGTTGGATCGTACTGTAAAGTGGTTTGTTGAGTATAAGAAATATATACGCAACAATAAAATCAGGTGTGAATTCTACACATGGTTGTGTGAATATACAACTTATATTAAAGACTATGATGTATTGATAAAAACCTATTCCATGTTTTTGGATATATCTACTTCTCAAATGATAGATGCAATGTAAGAGCCCCTGTAATCTTCAATACCTGTGTGAGTCAAGTTAATACTGACATCAATCCAAATGGTTCCACCCATTTTTGTCCATCTATGACAAAAGAGCCAATCTTCGGATAAATAATGACCATCTTCCACACCACAATCAAAGAGCGCATATGCATATCGATTCTCATGTTCCTTTAAGAAATGGACATCGTCGACGTATTTGGTGGAAGGAAAGGCTTTCATCATTTTGTCTAAGGTATTTCGTTGGATCATCATAAATCCCGTGGCCAAATGCTTGACTTGTGCCAAGTTATTATCAATTGTGAGATAATTTTGCAAATAATTTATATTGTATGACAGCAGATTGGTTTGAATCATCTCTTCATCTGAAACCGAAGATAATTGTGACTGGTTTTTTTTTGTGAGAAGGGATTGCACAATGTTTGTATTAAACGGATTTTGTGGATCCTTCACTAACTTGTTCCATTGGTAATTCTTCAGCGGATAGACGCCACCAACGAGAGGTTTATCTGCCAAAATAAGTTTAAAAATATCAACAGGATTCCATGTAATATCACTATCAATGAAAAAAATATGCGTCATTTCGGGATCTGACATGGCTCGTGCCACCAAATTATTGCGTGCACGTGTAACAAGACTATCATTTCTGCAAAATTCCACTTGTAATGGAAACCCGTGGCGTGAAAAAAGACCAATAGTATTCATGAGACAAGTAACATAATTTACATAACACTGAGAACCGTAGCATGGCGTCAAAATATACAACTTGGGTTTATTTTGTGCAATATAAAATCGTATTTTTTCCTCAAAAGATACGTCTTCTGTACGTGTTTCCAAGTTAGAGGATGGCGATGCAGATGACGCGGGGGTGACAGGTATCAAAGGGACGGATATTCCAACATCACCGTCTTCACCTTCTACCACATCGAATTTAATATTATCAGACGACATTGCCTACTATGAGTTAACAGATACATATGTGTTTATGTTTGTTTGCATAAAAATATTATATGTTTCGGTCGGCTCATTTTCATAAAATTGAATTGCTTTTTTCGCAAGAGATGTATGATATAGTCAAGTACAACCGAGATATATTTTAACAACCATGTCATCCGCCCAAGAAATCATGAGCATTTTCGTGCCCCGCGTGTTTACCAACTTTTCCGACGAGCGCGTCGCCGAGGTCTTTGAGCGTTTGGACATGGGAATCGTTTCCCACATTGACCGAATTGCCAAGAAGGACCGCGATGGAAAAAATTATCATAGCATCTATGTCCATTTCGAATCATGGAACTACGACAACACGGCTGTGACATCGCTTCATGAAAAGTTGGATGCAGGCGAGAGCGTTCGCATTGTCTACGATGATCCATGGTACTGGACCGTGTTGAAGAATACTACGCACAAAAAGACGGAGGAGGAAGAGGCGGCCGATTTGGAGCTAGGCGAGATCCAGGAGGAGATGGAGGCAGAGCCAAGCTTTGATTTGGTGGACACCGAGTATGTTTCAAAGATCGAGGCCGAGCTCGGGCGCTTGCGCACAGAGGTGAGATGCTTGCGTGATGAAAGGTATCAACAATCGATTATGGCAGGACACGATTACGCCTCCGAGAATCTCGCTCTCGCCAAAGAAGTCAAAGATCTCAAGTATGAAAAGAAGCACCATAACGAACACATTCTCTCAGTGCAGCAGGAAATGCGCAAGATGATGGAGGAGCGTGATTACTACAGCGACAAGGTGCGCCGTGTCATGGCAGACAATGACGACATGGAAGAGGAAACCCAAGAATACTCCAGGATTCTCAAGTACACGACATCGCTCAATGAAAAACTTCAAGCCGAGGTCACGAATCTTTTGGCACGAATTGCCATCTACGAGCAACAAGAAGAGGGCGAAGAGTTGGAGGCATAACCATCGAACAAACCATAAAATATCCTATATGTGAATGTAATTTAGTTTTAGAATAGCCCAACTTTTATCATATCTATATAACTACACTATTTAACCTATGTAAAAAAACATATAACGAACATGTTTTTTTATTGTATAATCAAATGATCAAATTCATTTTCACATATTTATGCGGTGGCAGCGGCGGGGACCTCGGCCTTGATGAAGTGGTGCTTCATGAAGCGCTGCAAGTTAAAGTAGGTCAACTCGTCACCCGTGTTCAACTTGAGCAATGCAGTCAAGCGCTGGTCGGGGTGGATGATGCGACCATTGGCACTATCCTGCAAGTTGTTGCTGCGGATGTAGTCGTTAATCTCCTTGCTCACAGCTGTGCGGGCCATCTCCGTACCAACCGTCTTGCCCAAAAACTGGGCGAGCTCGTCGCTAATACGGGTGGGCTTGACAAAGCCGGAAGGCTGGCGGTTTCCCGAGCGCTTGGACTTCTTCGAGCTCAACTTTTGGGCGTTCTTGAGCTCGCGGGCAACGGCCTTCTCAAGTGTCTTGAAATCGTTCTTCAAGCTAGAGAAGAGACCAAGGGCCTGCTGGATCTTGGCCGAAAACTCGGTAAGCTTGAGTCCGACAGCAGACGAGGCATCAACGGTCTCGACCACCTCGTTTGTGAGGGGGGTCTCCTCTGTTGCGGGAGCAACAGCAGCAGCAGCAGCAGCAACAACTGCCTTCTCGGCAGCGGTCTTCTTGGGGGCAGCGGCCTTCTTTGCCTTGGGCACGGAGGCAGAGGAAGAGGGGGTCTCGGGAGTCACAGGAGTGCTTGTTTGCTTTGCAGTTCGTACCATTCTTGCTACTATACAGTATAATAGGTTTCTTTTTTAAGTGGTTTAACGCACTTAAATATATTTGCCTCGATGTACGAGGTGCCCACTTTTCCTAAATAAGAAAAGCAGAATGATCCATCGCAAAAATGAACAAATCTATAAATAATACGACAATTTAATATATGAGTGAGTCATAGAGCCATGGCATACTGGTTCGTGCATTGACTGAAACAATGGTGAGTGCCGATAAAACATGCAATGCACCCAATGTCCTAAATTCTGTGTCGACTCCCGAAAAGATCATATGTTCCATGACAGTTAAACATCCATTGCGCAGATTTGCTAGAGATAAATCGGAAAATCCGTTTGGGTTTGTAAATGCAATATGAAATGGGTCTATCAGTGGGCAAATATAGGATCGTGTATTAAAACTGAGTTGTGCGCGATAATACCAAATATCATAGAGGCATCTATAGAATCGTATATATTCCCGTTGTGCCAATTCTGTAAACCATGTAGCCTGTGTATAATTTCCAAGACCATCTATTTCCATAAATAATTCTTGAATACGTTGATCAATCGATTGCTGATTCATTTGCAACATTCGCTGCATCATTGCAGGTCCATCGTAGTTGGGATAATCCAATGTCACTAGCGGATTTACAATGAATCGTGGACCAGCAGCATTCGTAGCAGCACCAGCAGTATTTGAAACAACTGTATTTTCAGGCACCACACCATTGACAGATTGGTCAAAAATAAGATTTGATAGAGTAGTCCCAACGTGGCGAGGCGATAAATTGCGCCTTTGTTGTTTTACAGAAATACGAGGTGCAATGTTGGGTTTATGATTTGTGATAATAGTTGTTAGTCGAGACAAGGTGAGAATATCGCGCTGAACTGCAATAGGAAATGGCTCACGATTATAAGGATTGAATAATTTTCCGCGTTTTTCCAAAAGGGTAGTCAATGATTGAATGTCGCACCCATAGATGTGTCGTGTTGAATCGTAAAAACTGAAGAATTGAAATGCCGGTATTTCGGCAATGGGATCCATGGTGGAAAAATCCGAGTCATTGCAACAGAGAGACCTGTTTTTAAAAGCCGGACCTCGTAACCGAAACGATTTTCTTACTAAATACCCCTTGTATATGCGCTGTATATTTGTAACATTTTTTTCGTATATAAAATGTTGATGAATGCGGTCAATTAGCGTCCGCTTGTTTCCACTTACATAGAGACGTTTTGATTTTGCAATGCGCTTCAATTCAGGCACTTTGCATTTCTGCAGATTGAAAGAGGTGTCGAAATATTCTACATAGGTCAATTCTGCTGGTTTCATACTATTCTCAGCGGGAGTGGAAATAGTTATATCATTGACAATAACATCAAAAAAGTCATTGGTAGGTGTAATGTCTTCCGGGTTGCGTATAGGCCTCGAAAACATGAATGAATAGCCTAGTATTTATACGATAGAGTGAGAAATTATATTTATGTCCATTCCCAAGAATAAATATATATTTTTACAGCATTTACCCAGTAAAGTACTGTTTTTCTAATGCACTCCCTTGCACAAATGAATTTGTCAAAAAATTGATTTAAAGATTCGGCTTGATACTACATCACAATACCAGCCCTCATAAAGATGTCTTCCAACTCAAAGCCTGTTGTTCTTTCCGTGTCCGAATGGGACCCCAAGCAGATCAAGTATATGCCACCCAAGGTGAGCGATCGTGGCGCCAAGTCCGTCGCTCTTATTAGCAAGCAGACCAACCGGTCCTTGCATTTCAGCACCCCTCTCATGATGACGTGGGGTATTTCCGACTTTGTTGATGGTGCAACTGGAGAGTCGGATGGCAAGTTTAGTATCTCGCTCAATTTTCCCAATGCCGAGTATAGCAATGGCTCGACCGACGAGTTCTTGCAAAAGCTCAAGGATTTTGAGAACCAGGTGCTCGATGATGCCGTCACCAATTCCGAGTTGTGGTGGGGAGAGGAAATGTCGCGCGAGGTGGCCAAGCACACCTTCTTTCCATTTCTCAAGTATAGCAAGAACAAGGATACCAAGAAGGTGGATTTGACCAAGCCACCTTCGATTCGTGCCAAGGTGCCATTTTACGAAGGCAAGTGGAAGGTGGAGCTTTATGATACAAACAAGAATTTGATTTTCCCCTGTGAGAATGAGAATGTTACACCCATGGACTTTGTCCCCAAGTTGAGCAGCGTGGCATGCGTGTTGCAATGCGGCGGAATTTGGATTGGTGGAAAGGGATGGGGACTGACCTGGCGTCTGATTCAGTGTGTCGTTAAGCCACGTGAGATTGTCACTGTATATGGAAAGTGCCATATCGAATTGTCTGCGGATGAAAAGAAGGCAATCGACACACAGGATTTGCGCGAGGAAGATGAAGAGGTGGATGCCGAACCAGTTTCCACAGCCTCATTGCAACAGGTCGTAGAAGACTCTCAACCAACTAGTACACAAGTCGAGGACAGTGACGAGGAGGTAGAGGTCGCAGATCCTGCGCCTGTACCAGTCAAGAAGGTCGTCAAGAAGGCAGCATCAGCGCCAGCACCTGCAGATCCAGTAGTCGAGGCTGCCGCCGAACCCGCCAAGAAAAAGGTGGTGAAGAAGAAGGCATAAAATAAAAAGAGACCTATAATACCTATATTATATTACAATAGATAGAATAAACTAGAAAAATGATACACAATTATATGATGTATTATTTTTTATTCAGACACCAGTCTTTATCCTGACTTTGATACTGCTAATTCACCAAATCCATCGTCGCGCATTTTTCTTCCAAAAAGTGAATAGATTGCGCGCCAGCCATAAGTGGAAATCATAAACTCGCCAAACAAATAGATCAATATGCAAATATATCCATTGAATAACGTGATTACGGCACGACACTCCCCACTTTCTGCTACTGTATTGTAGTTTGTATGCATGAGAAATCCACCAACCCCTAACTGCACAAGCTGTAGACTCGTCAAATAAATCTTGTATTTACGAATCGCATCGATTTTGCACAAAACAAGCGCGTAATATGCATACATGAACGAATGAACAAACGAATTACCGAGAGATGCAAAAAATCCACCGCCATCGCAACCATAGACATAGGATAGATGCCATACAACCGGGGCACCAACATGATGAAAGGTTTGTAAAAAGATGGGTTCACGATTCTTGGCATAAATCAACAATGTATCCACATATTCATAATATTTTGACAAATAAAAATAAAATACGACGCGATTGATCCATTGATTGCTCGCATAGTACTGTGGATATGTATGGACACCCATTGTATACAGTCCATGATAGGACAATTGATAACATGTCCATATACTAAAAATGGAAATGCCCACATTATGAAAAAGAGCAAAGCAGTTTGTCCAACCCGTAGGTATATTCCATAACATTTCTTTCGGAAAGCCAAGATAAAATGATGTTCCCAAAAAGGGTGCCACAAGATGCCAACCGAACATGTTTGCCAAATACAGAGACTATAGTACTTACCATACGATTCACTTTAACCTCTATCATACCATAAATATAAAATATATTTATTCATGAAATAGCTCGATACGTACATATATATCAGAGTGTTGCGAAACATTGTAAATGTCACGCGTGTCAATTTTCGCAATACCGTAACCTTTTAACAGAACCATCTGCATTTGGCTCGTTAGTTTCAAACAATCCTTTTTGAAAGAAAATTCGCGCTTTCCCAAGAAAAAAGAAATGCAGTCTTTTTCCCATATATCGCAGACATTTACACGCAATTCGATGATTATATGGTTATTCTCGTCAATTGTTACATTGTCAGGAAGAAGCGGGACACATGAAACATATAGATCGTTGCCTGAATTGTCGTACACCAACTCATGATGCCAAAGAGGCACCAAATAGGTTCTGCCTCCCTCTTGCAATTTGTATAAATTGTCTGCAAAAAGATCATCCAACAATGGGCGGAGAATAATACGTTCATCGCCTTCAGTTTCCTCCATCATAATAGACCGAATTTTTTCCAGGATGGGTTCTGTAAAATGAAACTGATCGGCGTTTTTTTCCAAGAGATGGTATGTTTTTATCAAGAGCGGTTTGTCGAGTGTTTCCAAAAACGCCATGGCTTTGGATTCGCATAAATCAACTAGTTTATGTATCACGCATTTAAAGACACGCTCTTGTAGCTCATTGGCGCTGTCTGTACCAAGAATTCCGCCCAAGAATTCATTCAAGAGGGTATAGTATGAAAAGAAGACGGTTTGTCCCACATGTGCTTTGGAATCCGCCTCTAGGTCCATATCGGAATCCTCAAGATAGCCTTGGTATTTCATGGCATATTCATACGCTTCCTGAACCAATCGAAATTGATCTGCTGCCCCTGCTGATTTATTTTTATCCGGATGAAATTGGAGAGCGCGTTTATGATACTGTTTTTTCACGATTTCTGCGGGTACATCTTCGGATAAATCAATGTCCAATAGTACCTTTACCGCATCACAGTTCATACCCGTGTATTTTATTTATAATAGTAAAGAATATACTTTCTAAATGATAAATCGGGCGATAGTTATTATTATAATATTTGAGAAATATACTGAGCTTTTCCAAGATGGAGGAAATGTCGCCAGGTTTCGATAAATGGCCGCTATGGATAAAGTGTGACAAAATATACCATATACATTCCGAAACGTCCAAGTTATAGATTAAAATATCATACAGAATGTCGCGAAAATCGGGAAAGACAATGTGTTGCGGTAACAGAATCTGCGCAATGAGCGAATCGCAAATAATATTAAAAATATCCTTGGGAAGTTCTTGATTCGTTTTTACTATAACGTCAAAGGACCGCAATTCTTTTGCATTAAGGAGTCCGTTCATGTCAATATCGTTGATAAACTCCATGGTTTTGCTCGTTGATTCAGAGGATCGAATCTTTGGCATGGAAATATTGGCAAAAAAACGGTCTTTGCTATGATTCAAATGTACTGGTTCACACACTTGAACAATTCGATTTTTTAGTCGCGTTCCTGATTTTGCGGCTGCTGGGGGTGGAGGCGGAGGTGGCAACCGTTTTGCATTTGCCAAAGAAGGAACGGTATCATGGACAGACCCCGACTTTTCCATTTTCACTACTTCTTTGGAAAGCACCATATTAGAATACATTTGATTGCTCGGTCTAGATATATGAAAGCGCAAACAACTGTTTAGAATCGGATTTGGAATAAAACTTATATGTTCGGTAATCAGGATGAATTTCAGCTGAATTTTGGATTGTGGATTGGAATGCTCCTGCATATAACTATAGAATATTTCCAACAATTCGGCGTGTATCAAGTGAAAATTTTTGCAGAGAATAATGCCGACCTTTTCGGGTTTGATGGAGACAATATCTACAATTTGTAAAAATATCTCGTGCCATAAAATCTTGGAATTGCACCCTAAAATGGACATGTCGATTTCATAGTGTATATCGCTAATGTGGTACTTGTATTCTTGTTTGTCAGTTTGCGCATAAATGCGTTTGTCATGTTTCAGATCAGATGCGCTATATTTCCTGATAAATTGCAACACTTGAGTATATTTCCCGACACCGGTTGGTCCATAGACCAAGATATTCCTAAAATCCGACACGGTCTTTGGCAGTTGGGCAATGACTCGCGAAATCTCCGGATGCAAATTGATTAGGTCTACTGAATGTAGATATTCATCAAAAGTTGATTCATAATATTTCATTGTATGAGTTAATGATAGAGAGTATAAACGATTCTATATCATTTTTTTCCAAGACTAGTTTCTGCGATGCTACGATAACCCTTGTCCTCCATGCTAACCCTGATATGCTTATCCGTCGGTCGAGGTTTTGATAAGTTTCGACAGTCCATTTGCCAAATAGACTTCATAGCTCGTAATACCAAGAAGTGCGGATGAAAAGAAAATAAACACAATATTTTTCACAATCACACTCTTTGGATCACTAATATTCATATAATTTGCATCAACGATATACAATACGACCATCAATGTAAATGCAATAACAAAAAGAATACGATAGGTATCAAACAATATGCGGTTGGTCGGCGATAATTGTATGGACTTGCCCTTTTGCAAAAAATTCATCTGCAAATGGCGCAACACAATCATCATAAAGACAAACGACGTAAATTGCAAAGATCCACCTGCGAATAAAATCCAAGAAAGTGGTACATGGTACGAAAATATGTCTACAGCGGCTATATCCCTTTTTATATTTTTTTGGAAAAACAAATTATTCATGTATAGAAAAAGAACGACGATTTGTGCTGAAAATGCCAATCCGTACCCAAACAATTCCATTTTTGACTTGAACAAACAGACAAAGGAAAAGATGAATAAAATCAAGACGAGGATGTTTGGAACAATGGTAGATACATTCGTTTCGACATAATTAACATATGATTTCAAGACTCCGCTTATATCGTAGAAACTAGACATAAATGACATTGTATATGTTACATCGCGATATTTATTATTTTAGATTCTGACTTGTTTCAGATTCTCACTTGTCCATTTAACCAAGAGATCCACATCACACGTCAAATAACTATATGGACACTTTTTCAAAGGCAGAAATTGAGGCTTTTTTCCACGCTCGCCTTCGTGATAAAAAATATAGTGTCCAAATTTTCCTTTGCGTACACTCATTGATGAATTCAACAAACGAACAACGTCTTTACAGGCCGCCTGCGGCGGCGCGCGCGCCGCGTTCCCATCTATCGGTGTCGCAACTTCCACCACTTTTTCCAAGACATCTCCCAATTCAATATCATCAAACCCCTTTCCGGAACAGGATTCAATACTTTTCAAAGCTATGCGCTTGCCATTCCATTCAATATACGCTCCATATTTACCCCGATGCAATGAAATCTCATGTTCACCATGTGTCCCAAGAACACGCTCTTTGGTTTCTACCAAGTCGTCCAATGTATATCCACCAGCCTGCAACTTTTTCAAATCAATCTCAACCTCTTTTTTGATTGCTTTGAATTCAGCATCACCATTTTCCAAGATCTCTTTAATATAAGGACCCTTGATTCCAAACAAGACCTCGTTCATATCGTCGATTTTATACCTTTGTTTCGATAGTGTCGATAAAGGTTCAATGCACGTTGTAATATCTTTGTAAGATTTCCGACATATTTCATCCCAACCCTCGGTTGTAACACTATCCAATTCTATTTCCATTTTCTTTGTATAATCATAGGAAAAGAATCTATCAAAATAGGTGGTCAAAAATTCAATTGCAATGGTGCCGATGGGCTGGATGACCAGTTTGCGTTTCTCTTGGCCAAAGATGTATTCTTTGGATTCTGATGTAATGATACCATCCTTACCCTTTTTTCCAAGATTTCCAGGACGTAATGTATATTCTTTGCAACTATGGCTAGTTCCTTTGATATCTTTGCATATAACATAACCGCGATCTTGGATGGTATTCACCAAAGAGGCATAGGTCGAGGGACGTCCAATACCAAGAAGTTCCAATTGATGAATCAGACTCGCCTCTGTATAGTGAGCCGGTCTCTGTGAATGAATTGTCGCCTCGCTCTTTATATATTGATAGGGCGCTATTTTTGAGGCCATGGATTGCAAGAAAAATAAGAGAGTTTTATCACTAGTAGTACTTTCATCATCCGCATGATTCTTGACGGCCTTCCAACCCAAAAATGTTGGTATTTCCAAGATGTGTTGATACAGTGCGTCCATCGGTGCCGAAACCCTGAGTTCGCGCCGTTTGGAATGTGCATCCCTCATGCAGCTTTGTAGAGTATTGCACCAAATGAGTTTATAAAGTGTAGCCAATCCCTGGTTTAAATCTTCGCCGATATGAAACACATCGACATGTGTGACGCGGATAGCCTCGTGTGGATTGGTCGCATCTTTTTGTTCAATTGAATTCAAAGATGGATGGAGAAATGTTTCTCCATGTTTTCCAAGAATATACTCGCTACATTCTTTCAAGAATTCTTTGGAATAGTGGGTACTTTCTGTTCTCATATAGGTAATATGTCCGTCTTGGTACAGTTGTTGGCAGAGCTGCATCGTTCGTTTGGGCGAGAATCGCAATTGACTACTGGCAGTCTGCAAGAGTCGCGATGTATTGAATGGTATCGGCGCTTTTTGAATCGACTCTTTTTCCGGACCAATTTCAAAGATGTGTTGAAATTCTTTGGACGCTTCCAAAAAGTCCCCTACCTCTTCTTCTGACCGAAATTCTTTGTTTAATGTACACACCACATTTTGTGTAAAAAAAGAGCCCTTGATTTTATACAAGACATCCCCAACGACGGCGCGATTGTATGCACAATGATGATCATAGACGAGACGCAGGGCTGGCGTTTGGCATCGACCTGCTGATAAACTATTGGCTTTGGAATGCAATACATATTTCCACAAGGTGGGAGAAATTTTGTATCCAATTATAATGTCCAAGACTTGTCGTGCAATTTGGCAATAAACCAAGTCTATGTCGATTCTACCAGGTGCTTGTACGGCCTTTTTCAAAGCCGCCGCTGTAATTTCATGAAAGACAATTCTTGGTGTTGTTTCAACGGAAAGGTCAAAGAGTTGGCAAATGTGCCATGCAATGGCTTCCCCCTCCCTGTCATCGTCTGTTGCCAAGAATATGCGCGCTTTATCATATTGTTTGATGATTCGTTTCATTTCTTTGATGTGCTCTTTTTTATCCTCCATGATTGTAAATATGGGTGCAAAATTGTCCGTAATCGATATAGCATCCAATCCTTTGATTTCTCTCAGATGCCCCTTGCTCGCAATACATGTATATCCGTTTCCCAAGAAACTCTCAATCTTGGCGCATTTTGATGGCGATTCCACAATGACCAAGAATCCTGGGTTCTTTTTTGATGTAGGCATTTACCTATATAACATGGGCAAGTTTCTAAGTCCTTTTTCGCCCATCATAGTAAGTTTATAAATTTATAATCACTAATCTAAGAGGTGAGGAGGCACTATTATAAGAATAAGAAGGGTTCTTATAATATAAAATAACATGTATACATGCATAATGTCGTTTATTTTTTAATAATAGCAGATGTTTTGCAATTACCTATGTCTACAAAATCATAAGTAATATTTCTACTCGCAAAAAAATCATCCGTAGCTCGTCTCTGTCCATCCCAGTGATAATAATCATCAAAAATGATAACTCCACCAGTTACGACGTTATCATACATTTGTTCTAATTCATACTTGCTGGATTCATACCAATCAGTGTCCAATCTTAAAATGGCAATTTTTTCGGGAATGGTTTCTTTATTTTTTAATGTTTCCATAACATCACCCACAACATAGTGTAGTTTATCTTGAGGATATCCTGTCGAATTTAATCTATTTTGAACTTTTTCTAGAGGTGTATAACACCATCCATTCGTATTTTTATCAATAATTTGACTTTTCCATGTATTATACACCTCGTCTTTATTCATTTGATATATCAAAGCATCTTTGCATGTGTAATCATATTCTCCAGGTTCTACTAATCCACCAAAAGTGTCGTATAGATATATATCACGAACAGCATTATTTTTCATTAATTCATTGATCCATATATGTTCAAAATTACCACTCTCTACGCCACACTCAATAATAACACCTTTAATGTTATTCTTTAAGATATAATCTACGGCAGCTGCTCCGTCCATTCTTACTTATGTATTACATAAATATCTTTTTAAATCCTTTATTTTCCATTATAGTAAGTTTATACCTACCTCCTGCGTCAATAAATACACCAAAAAATGGATATAAACCTTTTTTCTTATATACACAAGTAGAGTGACAGACTATGAAGAGACGAATACAAATATTTATTGATGATCGCGGATATACTTTGTGGAAATTCCAAGATGTTGCGTCGGGCGAAGAAATTGTTGAACGATCGCCGCACCTTGCACAACTGGATCCTGTGGCTAACCGTCTATTTACCAAAGATGTCTTTGACTTGGACGAGACGACTGGACATATCAGCCCAGTTTCATCGCCTATAAGAAATACAGATGCGTTTTCGGGTGTCTTGCAAATTGACTCGAATAAAACATTTGGCAGAACAGCGAATAAAAAGAGACTCCTTTATAAATGCATCCCTGATGACAAACGATTGCCTGCATTCTTGGTTCCATATGACATCAAGTTGGGTTTTTCCAAGGCACTAAAAAATAAATATGTCGTCTTCCGATTTGACCAATGGACCCAAAAACATCCACAGGGAATCTTGGTAGAGACCATTGGCGACGTCGATTCACTCGACGCCTTTTATGAATATCAACTCTATTGCAAATGTTTGCACGTTTCTTTGACGGAATTTACCAAGAATACACAAACCGTTCTTTGTAAGAAATCGACGGAAGATTATGTGCGCGAGATTATGAATACACCCCATTATCACCTCGAAGATCGGCGCAATGCCCACGTATTCACCATTGACCCAAAACACAGCTTGGATTATGATGACGGATTTTCGATTGAACGACTTGGCGAAACTGGCAAACTAAAAATTAGCATCTATATCGCCAATGTCTTTGTTTGGCTCGAGACTCTTGGTCTTTGGAATTCGTTTAGTAAACGCGTAGCGACCATTTATTTGCCCGATCGTCGCCGTCCCATGCTTCCCACTATTTTATCAGATGAACTCTGTAGCTTGCAAGCAGGTCATCCGCGTTTTGCCTTTGTCTTGGATTTGATTGTCAATGAATCTGATGGGCAGACTGAATCCATCTCGTTTCATAATGCAATGATTTGTGTTTCCAAGAATTATGGATATGAAGAAGCCGCGCTCTTGCAAAATTCCGTTTACCAAGAATTGTTGGCTATTACCAAGAAACGTGATAAATGTACCAAACATTCGCATGATGTTGTTTCCTATTGGATGATACAGATGAACCGATATTGTGCTGGCTATATGACGGAACAAAGAACAGGCGTGTTTCGAGCAGTAGCAACGACGGAGAGCGAAGGTAGAGCATCCGATGATGAATTGGCGGCCCTGGATGAAGATACACGGCGTGTTATCCAAACGTGGAAACACACATCGGGTCAATATGTAGTTTTTTCAGAGACGGCAATTTTGTCTCATGAATTGATGAATATATCGTCCTATGTACATGCCACGAGTCCTATTCGCCGATTGGTCGATTTGTTGAATCAAATGATGCTATTTTCCAAGGTGTTTCCTGAATCTTCTATTTCAGATGCAGCCAAAGAATTTATACAAACGTGGTTACAACGATTGGATTATATCAATACGAGCCATCGATCCATACGCAAAGTACAATCGGATTGCGAATTGTTGTGTAAATGCAGCCAAGATCCGAATATATTGACCACGGTTCATCGCGGTGTCGTCTTTGATAAATTGGTAAAACAGACATCCCCACCCATGATAACCTATGTTGTCTATATAAAATCTCTCAAATTATTGTCTCGCATTACGACCGACCAAGATGTTGAAAATTATAGCGATGTTCCTGTATGCATGTATTTGTTTGAAGATGAAGACCGCGTAAAACGAAAAATACGACTTCAGATTACGTAACCCAAAACAGCTTAAACAGGATTGGATGTATACATAATAAACCAATGCGCGAGTGTCTATCGTATCTTTTACCCCTGTGTGTAGTTTATCTGCAATTAGTCACACTACATTCGTTTTATACGTCTTATATGGTACTATATAGACAACAATATTCGGTAATAACAAATAAACACCATGCTTGCAAGGGGTTTTGCCAAAATGATACATTTGTCTCAAAGAAGAATCGTATTCAGAAAAAGATTGAAAAAATTACAGCACGTTATGAAGAAAATAAAAATAAGACAAATATACTACCAATCATGATTGCAACACTCAAGCCCGCATGGATGCCGAATTATATGGATTGTACTAAAATTGTATGGGATGATGGAGAAATTGCATGGAATATTACAGAGAAGGAGTAGGATCAAACAAAAAAGGACTTGCTTAGTTATAAAATTAAATGCATACAAACATGATGAAACTCTATATATTTATTACATGGTCACTGCGCATTGCGAGAGAAGCAAAAGGCCCGAGACTGCTTTTTCTACATGTGTTGCAGAGCGCATGTCTTCTTCTTCGAAAAGCGCCGACTCTTGAAGCTCTTTGTCTCCATCATCTACAATGGTATCAAAATCCTGTTCCATTTTTTCGATGAATTCTTGTGTGGCGCGATCCGGGTTCAGACGTGAGGGACGATTGATGAGGAGTGTAATGAGATCGCTCATTGTATATCCTAGTGCAGCAAAACGTTGAGAAATGATCTCAACGTGTTGTTCATTTTCTGATTCGCCTTCATCCCCCTCTTCTTCTTCTTCGCCCTCTTCTTCTTCTCCATCTTCGTCTTCCTCTTCTACATCCTCCCATACCTCTTCTTGCAGAGTGCCGCGGCAGCATGGGCACTCGTTATTGTGTACAAGTGCTTGGGAAATACAGCTAAAACAAAACGTGTGACCACATGGGGTGGTAGCATTGTTTTTCGTAACATCCACCACCTCGTAGCAGATGGGGCACTCATTGGCTACAGAATCGCAGGCACTCATCACTAATAGAGAGAGAGAGAGAGAAACTCACCGACGATGACTACAAACTATACTACTGATATGATACAACCTTCTTTGACTCGACTATGCTATACACTGTATGCAAAAAAAGCATTTCAATTTTTTGGTAGGAAAATAGAGTCCAATCGCGCTTTATTTTTTGCACTATCATCATACCCTTGTTTCATCATATCGCGAAAGTTGTATTTGTTCTTGGAAAAGAGGGTAGTATAGTCGGTAATGGACATTTTTGTTTGGTTGGCTTTTGTTTCTGACCAAAGATTCGGTGTTATGTGAAGAACCGGTGCTTTATGATTGATATATGGATATTGACTGAATCCGCCATCAAACGAGATGACGTTTTTGTATGTATTCAAAGCGCCACCAGTAACAAAGGGTATATGTGAACTTGCAACGCAACAATCGAGTGCGTCTCGTAGACTGGTAAAATTGCTGTAAATGATTGATTTTGGTCGACACTGTTCAATTGCCGTGACGCCTATATATAAACGTGTCAGGTCAAAATCGTCTTTTGTGTAATACCTCATTATTTTGTCAATAATATGATATTCCATTTCATGAATCGTTTTATAGTGTTGTAGTGGATGGTCAATGACGTTCATTTGAAATTCAAAAAAGTTTCCTGTAAAACACATGGCCAATGCATTCCATGAACCGGCTGATGCGCCTGAAAAAATATAATTCTCCAGTGGATAATGTTCTTTGATAAATTGGCAAATGCCAAGAACATAAAATCCTTTGTAGCCACCTGGTGAAATGGAAATAATATCCTTTGTGCTAGCAACGGTGTCGAGAATTGTCGGTGATATTGTTTGAAATGTACGAAAGAATTTGTTTGTGCGTATCGGTAATCCCATGCGGATGGATATTACACGGAATAGCATGATCCATAAAAAATATATACACTTTGAATACATTTTGTTTTTATGTGTTTACCCTTGTACTACAATGATATAACAACCCCGGTCCTTAAATATCATCGATTAGGATGTCGTCTTCCAACCAAGAGACGCCTGCGTCATTTGATTCGCCTGCATTCATGGGTTCGGATGGTAGACTTTGATGTGGAACATCACTCGTAAATTCAATGTTTGTTGCGGTGGCACTGGCCTTGATGGAAGATGAGGTCGTATCAATAATATGTTGGTCGAGGGTAGAAATATCGACATTGGGCAATGCGCGTAGTTGTTGCGTTGCACGATCGTCATAGACTTCCATGACATCGCAATTCTTGTATGGATTCTCCCATTCGCGCATACCAACGAGGACAATTCCCATGACCTTGATTTCATTGTTTCTCTTGGATCGCCCGCGAAATTTGTTGCGAATATGCGCCAAGAGAGTCTTGCCCTCGTTTGTGATGACGTGACACATACCATTTCCCAAGAGTCTCGATACGACTGCATATTGCTCGAGATCGCATGTGGATAGGCGAATATGTTCCGAGGAAGATCCCGATCCTGATGTTAATTTACGCGCAAGACCCTTGGCTTTTTTGCCTCCTAAATTCTTTTCCTTTGGCATGATTAGCGTAACGTGCAAGAGATATGCTGTACTATATACTATATATTAGGTTGGATCAATTTTTTGAGAGTGCTACATCAAAAGAGAAGATAATATGGTGGCTGTAAAAAGAGGGATGGGAAGAGAAAAAAAAAGGTTGTTTTAGTTAAATAAAGTTAAAATAGAAGACAAAGTTAGCAATGAAAGAT